ATAAACGCCTTGGATGTAGTCGTAGTAGTCTTTACTGTTATCAAGTATTAGCATACATCAAAGCTGTGAGCGTAGAACTTTTCGATTGCTGTTGCAGTGTCGATCTTCACGTGATTATAACCGAGATCTTTCATTTTCTGATCAAAGTTTTCAAAGAGCTTGTCGTCATTCTCATCTCTCGAAGTGGTATCTTGGGATGCATCACGAATCTGTCTTCTGAGGATTGTGACTGTCTTTTCACAGATGAGTTCAGCTATTGTTATATTTGAGCGAAGATTGTCGGGAATGTACTCAAGACCAGTTGGTGAAGTGATGAAGAAGTCACAATTTCTGAATTCTGTGAAAGTAGTTCCGTAATATTCTCCTTGGAACTGCATGAACTGGATGAACTCGTCCTTCAAGATCATCTCCGCAAACTCTTCCTTAGAGACAAAGTGATAATCTTTACCTTCTTGTTCCCCCTCTCTTGGTGCTCTTGTAGTATGACCTATTGCTGGTTTGTATCCAAGAGCGGTAAAGATGTTTAAGAAGTGATTCTTACCAACTGCAGATTTACCAACGAAAGCTATCTTCTTCATGACTTTTTCCTCTCTGTTAGAAACTTAAGAACCAATGAATTGATCTTGCAGAATCGATCAGACCATCCAGATTTCTCAATGATTCATCTGACTTTTCGATAATCTTTTCATTTGGCATCTTATATTCTAAAGATGGGTAAGGATTTTTATGGAAGATAGAAGGATTGAAGAACGTGTAAAGAAGAATCTCTTCACGAATCATCTTATAAACGTTCATTATTTCCTCTGGAGATTTTGAAGAGAGATCGTGAACAACGGCAATATCTCGCATATCGAGAATCTTCATCTTGTTGCGTGTCTTTATAGAAAACTGCTTATAGAACACTGGATCGGATTCCACGATGTAGTAGTCTTCACAAAAGAGACCATCACGAATGAATAGAACAGTTTCCTCGTGGTTCTCTGTCTTTATACCTTCGTCGTTGATTATTATGTCTTGATACGAAACCACTAAATCACCACGTCGAGAGTATAAATCAAGATCGACATTTTTGATCAATGCTTGTCTACCTTCGATCAATATGAAGATATCGTGATTCAAGACCATATTGCGAAACTGTTCTAATGACTTCATTGTCTTCTTTGTATTCTTATGACATCAACAAATCTACTTCATACGTCTTATAATGGGTGAGAAATGGTTGTTTTTATCGGAAGATCAACAAAAATGGATAGATGAGAAACAATCGTTCACTATTCATCATTATCCGAAGACGTGTTATCCAATTGATATGCTTTAAAGGAAGGTACTTTCCTTGTCCTCGAAGTGATTCAAGAATATGAAAATAGCGGAAAATGGGTCAGAGTGCAAGGAAAGTACCTTCCTGTAATCAGAAGACATATTCTTGGGGATTATGGACTCTCGTCGGGAGACAATGATCATCATCAAAGACTATGAAAGACAATTAAAGACAAAGGCTGATTATCGAAAGACTATTGATTATCGACGATTGTCTTCTTTATGTCTTTCTTTGATTCAAACTGATCAAGTGGGGTGAAAATAGCGTCAAATGGGTCAGAATGCAAGGAAAGTGCCTTTCTGTAATCAGAAGAGTACTCTTGAAAGACTATGAATAGACAATGACAATAATGAATGATTGTCAAAGGATCATTGGAAGACTATGACTGATTATGGACAATCATTGAAAGACAAAGGCAATCATCAAAGGACTATTGGAAGACTATGACTGATTATCTTCGATTGTCTTCTTGGTATCTTCCTTGTCCTCGAAGATATTCAGTGGGGTAGAAATAGCGGAAAGTGTATCAGAGTGCAAGGAAAGTACCTCTCTTTAATCAGAAGAGTATCTTTGAAGGATAATGATGATCATTGGAAGACTGTGGACTATTGTCAAAGACTATGAAGGGTTATGGAAAGACAAAGACAAAGACAAAGACAAAGACAAAGACTGATCATTGAAAGATTATGACGACTGTTGGAAATCATCAAAGACTAAGACCAAAGATTAAAGGATCATTGAAAGACTATGACTGATTCTTTGAAGACTACCTATGACTTTGGAGGATTCTTGGCTGATTATCGGCTCAGTTGTCACAAACCGCATGCTTATTCGTGTAACTCGTGGGTGTGTATTCGTGGGTGTATACTCGTATATGCGTGCGATTATTTTTAATTACTTTTAACGTTAATGCGAAGCATTAACAACTGGTTTGGAGAACAAACTATGCACGCTAGTGCATAGGTTTCTACAAACCATACATTGAGCGCAGAAATATCTTTATTTCTCTGATTAAAAATCTCCAGTTTCTACCAATGGTACCGCTAGCGTGTTAGGTGACACGCATATAAAACTGTTGGAATTCCTGCGTATACGTACGAAACTTTAAAAAGAGATCACCTCCAAAATCCTCCCGAACATAACCCATGACCTCTCTTGATTATAGGAAATGTGAATAGACATCCGACATCAACAATCATCAACTGATCAACATCTACTGATCAATCAATAGTCAGCCAACAACTCTACAACAAGATCCCCAATGATCCTTGAGATAGAACTTAACCACTCATCCTTGAAGAAAGGACAGAATGTCACAGAAGAGGAGATTCTGATGGAAATATCCAGACTTGAGAGAGAAGCAAGTTATCAGTCAACAATTAACAAAGTCTCGAAAGTTGCTCTCAACTCAATCTATGGTGTTCTTGGTTATCATTCATTTATCCTCTACGATAGAGAAATTGCAAGATCCGTGTCTGAGCAATCTTCTCATGTGATCCGTTACACCATTCTCTTCTTCAATAGGTATTTCCAACAGAGATTCCCAAATCATCGGGAACTGCATGCAAAGATGGGGATTACAAAGTGTGATCCGATCGATTTCAATGCGGTGAACTATGCCGACACAGATTCCGTGTTTATCCGTTACAAGGACATCATGGACAAGACCGATTACAAGGGAACTCTTGAAGAATTCGTCTTTGATATTGGTGAAAACGATCTGAATGATTGTGTCAAAGATATGCTCGTTGGTTATATCCGCAAGTTCAACGGATTCCAGCAGAAGATTGATGGACAACGTTCAATGAAGCTTGCTTTTGAGATGATCTGCCACAACGTCTTGTGGACATCGAAGAAGAAGTACATCAAGAATATCTCTTGGGAAGAAGGCGTTTATTTCAAGCCACTTGAAAACGTAGAAGTCAAAGGTCTCGATATTAACAAGTCATCGACACCAAAGTTTGTCCGAGAACTTCTCCGTGAGACAGTTCACTATATCTTGCAACACCGAGAACTGAATCTTCGAGATTTCATCGACCACGTCAAAATGCAAAAATCAAAATTTGAAAGTGCAAACGTGGAAGATGTTGCAATCTCTCAGAGAGTTAATGGTTATGAGAAATATGTGATAACTGCAAAAGATGGTGTCTTCGAATACGTCAAGGGGGTAACAATTCAGATCAGAGCTTCGAGTGTTTATAATGCCGAACTTACAAAGTCGAAGTATAAACACAAATATCAACAGATCAGATCGGGGATGAAGATTCAATACTACTATTCAACAGATCCCCGAAGTGATGTCTTCGCATTTGTCAACGGAGACCCTTGTTATGAGTTCCTTTATCCAATCGATTATTCCAAGCAGTTCGAAATGCTTTATCTTTCACCACTTAACAAGATAATCACTTCGATTGGTGTACAAGCATTGCCTGTTTCATTGATCGCTTTCGATCCACTTTGGTAAAGAGGAATGAGAACTTTGAACTTTGTCTACGGATGTGATGTCTTTGGGAAGAAGGAAGGGACTTGTGGAGACCCATTTGACGATTCGATCATCGTCCCCACGGAAAAGTCGTCTTGTCCATATTGCTATGTTCGTTATAAGATGTTCCCTGCCAGAGGTTATGCGGATCAGTTTTTCCTACAACCAAAGATAAACACAAAGCACCTCCGAGATTTCATAAGTCCATCAGAAGTCTCTGAAATCTACATCGGTTCGATAATGGGTGACTTTTTAAGTCCGTCGATCGAAGACAAGGACATTGCTTGTGTGTTTGACACTTTCGGAGATTTCCCACAACACGTTTTCTTTCTATTATCGAAGAATGCTGGGCGTTATTACAAGTTCCTCAGAGACTATTATCAGAAACCGCTCCCAGATAACGTCATAATTGGAACATCTGTGGAAAATGATGGCTTTCGTCATAGAGTGGATCTTCTGCGAGCATCTTTGAAGATTTCTCCCAACACAAGATTGTGGTTAGAAATTGAACCACTTCTCGGATTTCACCACAAGACCGATTTCTCGGGAATTGAGTACATTTCATGTTCCTCGCTTGGTCAAGACCAAATCTACTATCAGAATGGGAAAAGATTTCCATGGGTTTTTCGTGAAGAGTGGATGCAATCGATAATCGACAACGATACACTTGACAAAGAGAACCTATCAATTTATCACAACATCAAAAATCTCTGCATGTCATCTGTTATAAGAGACTGGGAGAATCCGAACCTGTATGAAAGGTTCTTCCACAAATCTCAGAAAGAAGAAACATTATGGTAAAAATCGTCTACCTTCAAAGTTTGAAGTCATACGTGGCGAAGATCGGAGAGAGATTCTTCACAGTCCGTATCGACATGGACAGATTCAACGACTATCAGCCCCAGATCGACAAGAAGAAGTTCCTTTCATGTGCTGGGACTATCGAATATATCGGAGGAAGCGCAGTTGTCGTTCCAATGATCAAACTTCTCATAGAGAGGAGAGACGGAACAAAGACATCTGATAGATTTCTTTACAGATTGAGCTTTTCGGAAGAAACATTTGACGAGCTGATCGATGGCTCGCTCTTCACACTTCTGGAGATTTACGTCACTGAGACAATTCCTTATTCTGACCTTTGGAAGTTTGAAGATGAGATACTTGTCACTTCGGGGATTGGTGAGAATCTATCAGTTACCAGTTTTGATGAAAATGGAAAGCGGATTTCCGAAGGTTTCGTAAACTTTGAAAACTGTAGAACACCACAGATTTTCAAGTATTCCGACGACATCATCGTTATCGACAGACATGGCAAAGATTTGAAGATCCTCGTGAATGGTCTTCTTGTCGAAAGTACAAAGATGACAGTTTCCAGCATTTACAATAACGAATACCTCAACTTTAAGTAACCGAATCGACCATGCCCAAACTAGTACTTATAAAACTTAGACACGATAACAAGACCATAAGAACCTATGCTGTTTTGAAAGATGGTCAGTACTACGTTGTTGTCTTTGATGGTAAAAAGTTCAACGAGAAAAGGTACTCTCTGGACGGCAAGTTCTGTCTGCTTTTAGAAGATTATCTTGATGGGAACTTCGTCTTCTCAAGGACACTTGGAAGAGTGGTCTACGATGATAAAAATCGTGACATCTTCAGATCACAGAAGATCCTCGACAGAGTAGACATTTCGGAGGAAGTGTTTGAAAAAATGATAATCGATGAGATCATTTCTCTTGAAATGATTAAGAAGACGGACATCATAGACGATTCTTATTGGAAATTCCAAGAATCAGTCATTCTCAAAGCCATTCCTTCAAAACATTACCTCTTGGTGGAATACAAGGACGAAACAGACAGTTGTTCATCATCCAAGCTCCATTATCACTATGGGAAGAATGTGGAAATGGTCTCCGAAGGTAGAAACATTGTCATTGAACTTGACTATGCTTGCATCAAAAACATGCTTGTCGATGGGAATATAAAAGAGGAGGTTGAGGTGTCGACTTCAACTATTCTTTCAAGCAAGGATTTTTTAATTTAGAACTCGGTGAAAATATGACTACACTGCTGGATGACTACTTCTCTGTGAAAGATTACGTCAAGAGAATGTTCAAGATCCAAAACAAGATTCCAATGTCTTACTTCTCAAAGAAGAAGACCGATGAGGAATTCGAACTGATAATCGAAATCTATAACAGACTAAAGGAACTGCCAACTTACATCTACAACGACATGGAAGACGGTGAAAACGTCGACATTGCGATTGATGACAGATTCGGAGATCTTTTGGAAATTGTAGAAGAAGATCCAATGAACCTTAAAAACATCGATCATTACAGGGAAATGCTACAACTCATTGACACCTTGGAAGATCAGATCATAGCTTAAAGAAGAAGGGAAAACAAAAGAAGAAACGGTCATCTTGTCGTAAAGATAAGATGACCGAAACATTAATCGCTAAGCAATCAATCACAAACAATCACAAACAACAAATAAAGATCAATCTCAATCAAACGATTATGAACATCTTCGATGCATTCAACGAGACGAGAACGACGAATGGTGACAGAGCCTATAAGAGATACATCGGAAATCCTTATGTCGATTTCTTGTTCAGACTTCAAAAGATCCGTGAAATCGCAAAGTACAAGGGACTTGCAGAAGTAGAGAAACTGATCATTGTCGATTATCCCGAGTTCCTTGAAAAGAGTGAGTTCAACCGCTTCTTCTCAATGTATATCAGAGATCCTCGTATGGGGATTGGTGAAAGAGAAATCGGTCGTGTTCTCTTGAAAATTCAGAACATTTCGATCGATGATGTGATCGAGGTTGGTCGTGCTGATGATATCTTGTACACTCACACCCCCAAGGAGGTCGTGGGGTACATCAAGGAAGCCATGGACAACGATTCTATCCGTGGTAATTACGAACTTCTGAAAAAGTGGCTTCCTCGTGAGAGATCCAAGAAGTTCAAGATCATCAGAAACGAACTTCGAAGACAGAAGATTTCGAAGACAATCTATCGTGGATGGTGCGCATCCCCTATGACTGTCGAATCTGTGAGATCACGTGGAGAATTCCCAGATGATTACTCACATGTTCCTTCACTTTCTATGCTTCGACATAAGAAGGAATTCTTCAAGGATGAAAACTTCAAGAAGTATCTCGAGGAACTAAAATCTGGGAAAACCAAGATGAATCAGTCCGTTTCCACGCCATACGACTTACTAAGGTCATATCGAAACACTGCATTCAATGGCTTTGATTATCGTTACACGGCATATGACGGAAAGATAAATCCCAGTGAGAAGGGGATGGAACATGACACGTTCTATACAGAAGCTTTCAAGGCTCTGGGATCTATGAACTTTGGGAAGATCATCCCAATCATTGACGGCTCTGGATCAATGTTCGACAGATTCGATTCAATTGGTAAGGCACGTTCAATTGGTCACTATGTTTCACACCATTCTGATTATCTCCGTAATCACTTCATCGTCTTCTCGGACGATTCTCGGATCATGAAATTGACAAAAGATGAGGATTTCTCCTATGTTCGTGATATGGCGATCCTCGAATCGTTCGGTGACTGTACTTGCACGAATTTCGAAGCAGTTCTTCGAAATCTGAACAACATAACGGAAGATCTGCCCGAATATGTCCTTGTTCTTAGTGATATGCAGTTCGACGATTCCTATGATAGAAATGCGACGCATCTTGATACTCTCAATCAGAAGGGTGTGAAGATGATCTGGTGGAATCTCTCAGTGGACAATGTCACACTACCAACTGTTAGCAAAGATGGAAACGTCTTCGTCAGTGGTTATTCACCTCAGATTCTATCAATGCTTTCGGGAGAATTCGACGCTGAATCCTACGTGACAAAGCTCATCGAAGACTATAAGAAAAAGAGAAGTAGATAGTTGCTATTCTTTATTTTAGTTTGTGCCCAAGACCTCACCTTTGATATAAGAAAGGTGAGGTCTTAACGTATACGAACAATCATCATCAACATCAATAACAATCAAAGACAATGCAGACTTATCTCGATTTGCTCAAGTACGTTCTCGAAAACGGGACAGAAAGAACGGACAGAACTGGAACTGGAACAATCTCTGTGTTTGGTCATCAAGTGGAATATGACGTAAGTGAAAAATTCCCAATCCTCACCACGAAGAGAATCCATATGAGAAGTGTCATATTCGAACTTGCTTGGATGCTCCGTGGTGATACAAACGTGAAGTTCCTCCGAGACAATGGTGTGACGATCTGGGATGAATGGGCAGATGAAAACGGAGACCTTGGAAAGATCTATGGAAAGCAATGGAGAGATTTCGGAGGGGTTGATCAGATTCGAGAAGCAATCGACCAAATTCGGAACAATCCAGATTCACGAAGAATAATCGTCTCGGCTTGGAATCCTCAAGAACTCTCGGAAATGGCACTTCCTCCTTGTCATTGTTTCTTCCAGTTCTATGTCGAAGGTGACAGGCTTTCATTAAAGCTTTATCAAAGATCTGCCGATCTCTTCTTGGGTGTTCCATTCAATCTTGCTCAATACTCACTTCTGCTTTACATTGTTGCAAAGATCTGTGACAAGAAACCTCATCGATTTATCCATTCGTTTGGAGATCTTCACATCTACAAGAATCACTTGGATCAAGTAAAGCTCCAACTATCCCGAAAACCATACGAACTCCCAGAGATAGAAATCGTGGGAGATATCGACATTGACAATATCTCCGCAAATCTCATCGATCAAATCGTAATCAAGAACTACGTTCATCATCCTACGATCAAGGCGGATGTGAGTGTTTAAAAACTCAAGCAAGCTATGCAGAAAAACTCAGAACATTGCAGAAAAAATTCGGAGCAATATGGAAAAAACTGAAGGTGGAATTCGTCGCATATGTCGATAAGTCCTTGAGTGTCAACGATTATACGAATCCGTTCACAGATGAGAAGTATAGAGAATCACTGAGAAAGTTGATAAATGACACTCGTGAAGGCGCAATAATCGTGATGGACGGAGAGTACTACGAAATGATGGAAAGATCAAACTTTAGAGTTCCGTCAATCGTTCTCTTTGATTATGAACATGAAGACACCGAAGATACAAAGTTCATCTGTTCATACAAACATCTTTGTGATTTCCTTCGTGGGAGAAATGAAAAGGTCTTCGTGATTGGTGGATATGACGCATGGTCATCGCTTGTTCAATACGTTTCCAAAATCCACTTCCTCGTCACTGATGAGAAATGGAACGAGGAAATGACGAGACCACTCTTGGAAGATGTCCACAAAGTGTGTAAGATGACAAACTACTCAGAATTCCCCAACGGAATAATCCATCAAGAACGTGAATTCGCAGACAATGTTGTCATTTGCAACAGTTATGTCTCCAAAGACAAAGGTTGTGAACTTTACTGTTGGGACGTTCTTTCACATGTGAATTCCGAAGGTGAACCTGTAAACAGAATACTTTCGAATGGACTGTCGACAATCATCGAAGGAGGTGACACGTTTTCGATCGTCACAGATTTCAAGATGTACAGAATACCGTCCGAAACTGATATCCGTGTTGTGGAAAATACTCGTTTCCGTGCTCTCGGTTTTGTTATGCAGTCGTGCAAAATCTCCGATGGTGACATTATCCTTTCTTTTGTCAACAATTCACCACATCGTGTAGTTTTGGACTATAAGAAAGTGGTTGGTAATGTTCACATAATCGGAGACTACAAACTCATAGGTTGTAATAACGACTTCTCAGAGAATATGGAAACCAGCAAATGGGGAACTAAACTGATCAAACACTCATAATCGCAATCATAATCAACCACAAACAAAGATGAAGAAGAACAAGACCGAAATCGAAATGATCCTATTTGTCAACGACAAAGCGAGGACAATCAACGCCCAGAAACTGCTATCTTCACCCTCCAACACGGATCTTCGAGACTATATCGGAAAGATCACCACTGGAAACATCATAGTCTTTGATGAGGACACATGTTCCACTCTCATATCACCGCTTCCAAACCGCATAAATGTTGTCATCACCCAGAACAAGAACTTCAATCGTGAAGGGTTTGTTCGTGCAGAATCTATACGAGATTTCATCGACATGCTCGGTACGAAGTTTGACATATATCGTGATGTTTACGTAATGGTCGACAACATCCACATCGCAAGAAGCTTTGTAGGTCATGTCGACAGAATCAAGATGGTGGAAGTGAGTGGATCAGAATCTCACGATAGATACGAACTCTCCGACATCCCTCAGAAGATGATCCTCGATATTCGTCGGTCTTCGAACGTTGTCTGGGAACACCATCTCAATGACTTCGTGAAAGTCACCGATTACGAGTTCAAAGACAACGTCTTCATGTGTACAGCAAGTGTCGATGGTTTTGGTTGTTATGGTGTTTGTGCACGAGAACCAAGAGTTCACGTCAACGGCTTTGGTGAAACTGTAAGAAGAAAGTCTGATCATCGGGATTCCATAGTTTTACACAAAGGTGACAGAGTTTTCATGAAGACCGATATCGAGATTTACAGAATCCCCAAGAACGTTTATGTCGATATCAAGACAATCTTACACTACTTTGTCTATAACGGAATCTCGGTGGAATCATCGAGTATTACTGATGGTGTTGTCTGTGTTGGTCTTGTAAACATGGGATCGAAACCTGTCACTATACACAAAGATCAGACGATTGCTGTGTTGGCTATTAGAGGTGAACACGAGTTCTTGAAAGTGGCACATAAGGAATTCCCATGTGAAAAAGTCGATGGTTGGGACAACTACGAAAGCAAAGAAGATCGTCGTCGATCACTAAAAGACGAACGTTGTATTGGCAACGATGGTGGTGACATGTCGGAATGTTGCTGTGATGGCTTTTAATGAAGAATAAATCATCATGAAAGTAAAGTTCATAGCCAGTGTTGATAAGAACTTCGCTGTTGGAAACGACGGCAAACTTCTGTTCAGAATCCGAGAAGATATGAATCTGTTCCGTGAAATGACGATGGGAAACATTGTCATCATGGGCAGGAAGACATATGAAGAGATCGGAAAGCCACTTGAAGGAAGACTAAACATTGTCCTATCACGAGACGACATTTCTATCGAAGGTGTTCACGTTTTCAAATCGATGGAAATGCTCAAAGCTTTCTGTGAATCTTCCGAAAATCGTCAGAAGGATGTGTTCGTGATTGGTGGTGCAGAAATGTGGAATCTCTTCAGAAGATACGTGTCGCAAATCCACCTCACGAAAGTCCCAGATGACTGTCACGAATACGACACAGTCTTCCCTTATGATCTCTTGACGGCTTTCACACTCGTTCATCGAAATCAGATCGGTTTCTATGAGAAGAACTATCAACCGATTGTTCACGAAGTCTATGATCGTTTGGGAGATGTGGTGGTCATGAACCGCAAAAGTGAAGAACTCTTGGTGGCCAGATTCGTTGATGTTCTTGAATACGTCGGTAAAAATCCACCTGCGATTCTTGGAGATGATACAGTGAAGATAGTGGCGAATGATAGAATCGCTGTAAGGACTGATCTTCGTGTTTATGAGTTACCTTTGGGAACGCTTGTAAGTGTAGATGTCGTTCCGTCTATGTTTATGAACAATGGACTGATGATTGCAGGGTGGGACATTGTTGATGATGATTTCATCGTTTATATGACACTAATCGGAAAGAAGTCCCTTTCTCTGAAACGTGGTGATATTATAGCAGATGTCAACTTCTATTCTCGTCATCCTCTGATGTACGCTCCATAAAAACCGAACAAATATGGACAAGAAGTACAGCGGTTATATCGTGACGAGTGATGGCTTGTTATCACCGAATGACCAAATCTCGTACAATGGTTGTGTTTTCACGTATGTCGGGAAAACACAGAGTTCAAGTGGTGAACTCTGTGGTGTCTTCAGAAATGATAAAGTAGAGTGCTTTATCCCAGTCAGAATCGTAAGATCAATGAAGGATAAGAAACTCGTGTACTAAGGAAGATACTCTCCTTGGCTCTCCTTGGTATTTCCCTTGATTTCTGAATCCACTGGAGGTATGAAAGCCTTCGAAGATGGTTTCGAGATCAAGGGAAATACGTCTCTGAAAATCATAAATGCCTATGAACCACTCTCCATTTCCGTATGATAGGAAATATGGCAGGTCGATCGTAAGACAAACCAACAACCAATAATCAATAGTTAACATTCGACAGACAACAATCAATTCAAAAATGGACATTATCAAAAACCTCGGTTATAACCAACACGAGATACTGGACAACATCCAGAAGTTGTATCTCGACGGAAAGCCTATCGATTGCGACATCACTTATTCCAAAGGTGCTTTCTATGGAAAGTTCAAAGTGAAGGAAACAGATGGAGAAACTCGTGAGATTGTCATTGAACAACCTCGACTAAAGTTTGATGTTTTTCCACTTTCGGAAGATGTCCAGAATATAGAACCCTTAAAGCCACTTCCCATTGATGATCTCTCGATCGAATCAATGATGATCGATCTGCCGTTTATCGTCAGACCAACAAAGCCAGACACGTCGGTGACTGATGAAACTGGATCGAAGATGTTCAACAGATTCCAAGGTTTTCACACTCCAGACGACATGTATGAAACGTACTGGTTCTGGATCAATGAAGCTTATCGTGTGCTGAAGGTCGGTGGTACGCTTCTCTTCAAGACACAGAACACGATTTATGGCGGTATCAACCACAATACTGAGTTTTTCTCGTTCATGTGTGCCGAGAGAGCAGGGTTTGTCACCGAAGACACCTTCGTTCTTGGTGCAAAGTCGAGAATGATCTCACCATTTATGACCAAGCAGTTGCACGCTCGAAAGTTCACATCGACTTTCTTCATCTTCAAGAAGCACAAATCCACAAAACATAAGAAGTTCAACTATTGGTCATTAATCCCAAAGCTTGAAGAATCTCATCATCATCAATAATTAATACAAAACTAAACCGTATGTCAAAATCAGAAATCGCTAACGAGTTCTTGAGTGATCTCGTCGTGCATTCGAAGTATGCGAACATTGTCCCAGAGGAACATAGAAAGCAGACTTGGGAAGAATGTGTGGCAGAACTGGAGAAGATGTTCATCAATGACTATCCTCATCTTGAGGGAGAGATCCGTGAGAACATGAAGATGGTGTACTCAAAGAAGGTGTTCCCATCAATGAGATCGATCCAGTTCGGTGGTCTCCCAATCTCGTATAATCCAACACGAATATACAACTGTTCTGCACTTCTTCTTAATGATACAAAGTGCTTCTCAGAGATCATGCACATTCTCTTGAGTGGGACAGGAATCGGTGTTTCTATCCAAAAGCGACACATCGACAATCTCCCAGAAGTCAAGAAACCAACCAAGAAGAAGCGTTTCCTCATCTCAGATTCTATCGAAGGTTGGGCAGATGCCGTTCGTATGCTCTGTTACTCTTATCTTCGTGGGAATCCTTACCCAGAGTTCGACTATCGTGACATCCGCCCAAAGGGATCAATCATCAAGAAGTTGAACTGCTATGCACCAGGTCATGAAAGACTCAAGAAGTCAATCGAACAGATCGACAAGGTCTTCAAGACAGCAGTTGGTCGAAAGCTCACACCTCTTGAATGTCTTGATATTTCTTGCTTCATCGGCGATGCCGTAGTAAGTGGTGGGGTGAGAATGGCTGCAATGATCATGTTCTTCGATAAGGATGATGAAGCAATTATGACTGCAAAGTCAAATGTTCCACTTCGAAGTGCTGTTGTTGAATCTGAGGATGATAAGAACTGGTACATCAAGGTAGAACCGAAGAACATCGACGACTTCTATGGTGATGAATCACGAGTTATCACTGTTCGCAAGAAGTTCGGTGACTTTGACAATTCTTGGGACTTTGACAACATCTGCAAGAATCTCTCTGCAAGTTGGTACTACGTGCATCCTCAGAGAGCAATGAGTAACAACTCTGCAGTACTTCATCGTGATGATACCACACGTGAAGAACTCGAGAAGTTGATGAGAATCGCAGATTCGAACAAGTCTGGAGAACCAGGTCTTTTCTGGACGAATGACTATGACATGATCTCGAACCCATGTGGCGAGATTGCGCTCAACGACTGTCAGTTCTGTAATCTTTCAACGATCGTTGCCTACGATATTCGTACGCAGGAAGAGTTCAATCGTCGTGCACGAGTGGCATCATTCATTGGAACTCTCCAAGCAGGTTACACGAACTTTCACTACCTCCGCCCAAAGTGGAAGGAACAGACCGAAAAGGAAGCACTTCTGGGGGTATCTTTGACAGGTATTGCATCGGGAACTATTCTTTCTCTCAATGAGACCGAAGCTGCATTGTGTGCGGTGGAAGAAAACAAGAGAGTAGCAAAACTGATCGGTGTAAATGAAGCACAAAGAGTCACCACGATCAAGCCCGAAGGAACATCAACGATCGTTGCTGGTGTGTTCGGAAGTGGGATTCACTCTGCTCATGCTGAATACTACGTTCGCAATATCCGAATTCTGAAGTCTGATCCAGTTTACACTTATCTGAAGATCAACGCTCCAGATTTCCTCGATGATGAATATTCTGATAAGGACAAAGCCGTGTTCTCTGTTCCAATGCGTGCCAACCACGATTGCATCTTCAGAACGGAATCCACCTTCGACCTCCTCGAGAGAATCAAGAGATTCAACGAAAACTGGATAGCACCAGGTCACATCTCTGGAGCAAACAAGCACAACGTCTCGTCGACTGTCTATGTCAAAGATGGTGAAATCGATAAGGTCATCGAATGGATGTGGGACAATCGAAATTCCTACTCTGGTCTTACGATTCTACCTTTCGACGGAGGTACTTACAAGCAAGCACCATTCCAAGATATCACCAAGGAAGAATATGAACAGATGCTCGAGAAATTCCCGACAAATCTCGATCTTTCCAAGGTTTATATCGAAGACATCAAGACTACTCAATTCGAATACGCTTGCGCAGGTGGGGCTTGTGAAGTGAAGTCTGTTTAGTTTTGCATTGATTATTGATTGTGTCGTCGACCTCCGTGGGATAAAAACCACGGAGGTCGATTTTTATAAGATAATAAAAAACCTGTAAGAATGATTATCACGTTTCTCATCATAATCGTCTCTTTCATCCTCTTGTTCTATAAGACGATCAAACTCTACAAGTACACTTCAGATTGTTTCACAAACATCGTCGAAAATGAAACGATTCAACTAAGGTACAGGATGAAAATCGACGGACAAGACGTGAAGAATGTCAGAAAGACAATGTTCAACGTGCTTTATGTTTTTGTGGTTATACCAGATGAAGTGAGAAAGGCAGATCATATGAGCTACATCATAAGCCATTTACAACTGATCGAAGAATCATTACAAGTTCAGAATCTTTATGGTCTTGTAAGTTCTTCACGTGAACAGTTTGTAAGTGAAGAAAATGATAAAGAAAGAACGATTTATCTCGTAAAGTTCAAGCCGATCATTTATGGTCTTGATCTTTGGAGAATCCTTGTCTTCATTTTCTCTATAATCGTCGCAATTTATAATAAAGAAATAGCAGAATTTGTATGGCTAATGTTTTAAGTGGGAACGATCCTTCCTACATCCTTAACCCAAAGATAAAAACAAGAGAACGGTCTATCGTTTTCTCGAATAACTCGTTTATGGACAGTTTCGGAAGAACTTTCCTTGATATGTCCGAGTTCTCTGTAAAGTGTGAAAGATCGTCATCGACGATAATCACGATTGATCCATATGAACAAGTGACAATCCCTTCATTCAAGAACGTGATCTTCACATGTTTCGGTGGATCTGTTGCACATATGAACGATGCACAGATTCGAAGCAAGCAGACTTTACACTTCGATGTGAATGTGGAAGTTATCGACCCCAAAGATGAATCTTCGATTGTTCGTCTGAATGTGGGTGTTGTGTTTCCTCCGTCTTCAGAAAGTGTGAATGAGGGGGAAGGCGGTAGAAATGCGCAATCACAGCTCGTGAGCTTTCAGAGGTATCTCTCAAAGTCTGGAAAATATGTCGGTGATGCCGAGGATATCACTTTCGAGTATCTTCACACACAGCTAAAGTTCGACATTCACTACGAATATGACGAAATGTCGAATGAGTACGATCTGAAGGTGAATATGATAGAAGTTGGTGGTAAGTTCAGTGGAGGTGGGAAAATCGACACTGAGTGCAACATCTCCAAGAAGTCACGAGTTTTTATGCTCTCACCAAACATGGACTACCCGATTGATGGTGTTGAATCGGTTAGATTCCTTTACAGTCGGGAAACGTGGGAGAAGCTATGCGACAACGGAGCTATTCTGAGAAAGTACACTGCTCTTGGAAGTGAAGAAGATGTTCGATTAGAGCACGACATGTTCCAATCAAAGTTCTCTGTAGCAGAGTTCCGTGGGATTTCTATCGTTGTCGAAAACAACTCAGAAACCGAAGGTCTTCTTCAAGAGGTCTCTGTAGAAAAGATCTACAAGAAGTATGATGAATCGTTCAACTGTTCGATCACGTGTGGTGCTCTCCGAGAACACGACGTTTATCACAGCTTCGGTTTCATAAGACCTCAAGGAAACAACGTATCTTTCAGAAATATAACAAGAAAAAAGATCGATTTACAAGTTTTATCTTATGAATAAACTCAACCTTTTATCAATCCTTAAGGTGTTGGTAAAACAAGAACTGGGAAATGTCACAGTCAATGGCAATCTCCTCGGTTACAACAGTGGTGTGGTGTCCAATAATGTCACAGGTCGTGCATACAACGTAGTGGCAAACTACAATTCACTGAATCCAAATGTCGTATCTTGTATGTTCTCTACTTCACAGGGTACGAGCCACATGATCTTCGTGAGAGGTCAAGAACGATTTGACCTTGTTCTGAAGCTCATGGAAACGTGTCAAGACAAGCAAATGTAACTTTTTAATTTCAATCCAAATATGACTAAGAAAGAATTCATCACAGCTCTCGCAGAGCAGACTGGTGCAACTAAGACGCAGGTAGAAGCCATCATCGGTGCTTATCACAAGACTATCATCGAAAGTCTTAAGAAGGATGAGCCAGTGACCTTCGTTGGCTTCGGTACGTACTCATCCAGAGTTCGCCCAGAGCGTGAAGCCTTCAAGCCTGGTACTAAGGAAAAGATGACAGTACCTGCAAAGAAGGTCGGTAAGTTCAAGATGTCAAAGTCTGTAGAACTTTAGTAGAAAGAAAAGGAGATAAACGAATTCGCAATGAACGGATGGGCTGGTCTTTGGAAACATAGGCCAGCCCATTTCGTATAAAAATACTGAAAATATCGGAAATGTCGACGGAATCGATACTGACGAACACTGATGAGTATCTTCGATATAAAAATGGAAAGAACGAATTAGTCAAATCAAACTTAATAAAGAACAAATGAAAGCCAAGAAGCATCAAGTAGGCATGTTTGATCACATGTTCGAAAAGGGAAAGATCACGTTCTTGTTGGATGGTTATTCTGCAGGTTCATCTGGCAAGGGCAAATGTGAATCTCTGATCGTGAAGAACACCTCGTTCGGCACTGGTGATAAGCGTCTTGCAGTCTGTACTACGAACTCTGCAAATGCATCGCATTGGGTCTACGATGACGGCAAGAAGATGATGTTTGAAGTTCTCCCTTCATCTGCCTACCTCCACGAAAAGCTCGAGTTCGTTGCTATCGGTCACGGTGCGTCGTTCTCCGTTGAACGTCTCTTCGAGGAAATCAAGATGAGCGGTCTTCCTCTCGATAAGCTCTTCATCCACCCCAAGGCAGGGATCATCACCAAGATCGATGAAGACTATGAAAAGGGTCTTTGCGATATCGATGGTAACTACTCGTCGTCTGATCATGACGGCACAATCGCAGGCGGATCTACTTGCTCTGGATCTGGTGCAGTTCGTGCAAAGAAGGTCGTTCGAAACAAGACGGTGACTTATGCTTACCAAGTCCCAGAACTCAAGCAGTTCATCTGTGATGTCGAAAAGCGTCTTATGACGTTTATGATCAATGGAGGATCAGTCCTTCTGCAAATTGGTCAAGGTTTCCCACTTTCGTATGGTCTCGGCTATAACAAGCAGAACTCAACAAGTCGAAACGTGACGATCAGTGCAGCTTTGGATGATATGAATCTTCCTCCATTCTTCGCAGGTGACGTTATCTTGAATGGTAGAACTTATCCGATCAAGATCAACAACAAGAAGTATCGCCTTATTGGTGGGAAGCCAGTTGTCCGACTTCACAAGAACTCGGAATCGACGCTCAAGTACTACGCTCATAAGCATCTGTTCGACTTCATCGAAGGAGATGATCACGTTTCTATCGTCACACGTAAGGAATTCATCAACTTCTACGAAATGCGTGAGTTCCCATATCTTGAATACGAAGTCATCGAATCATTCAGCGGTACTGGTTATTCTCCAATCTGGAACGAAGAAAGTCACCAGCGAGAAATCACGTGGGAAGATGTCGAAAAGAACTATGGGAAGACGATTCCAGATGATGTAAAATGCACGTCACTTACCAAGCTCCCCCGAAGAGTCTTCGAGTTCGATAAGAGCCTTCTGCACGACGGCATTCTCTACAATCTCTCTCCAAATGGTAAAACTCATATTGTCATCAACTTCGTCAACTGGGTAGATGGCGAAATGGACGGAGAACGTGAAAAGATCACAACAAAGGTAGAAGATTGGCTCTCCAAGAATATGTTCGGAGAAATCGACACCATCAACAAGCTTGTGGGTGATGATAAGAAGGTTGTGCTTTCTGTACTGGGGACTGGTCGTGAATCCGACGACTTTGTCGCTGTAGAAGAATAACCTCTTCTTCAAGAACAATTCGATAAATGAGGGTCATTGTGACGATAAGCACACAATGACCCTCATTCTTGTTATAAGATTAATAAAAAACACAAGCCCATACCATTTCGAAAATCTTCATTATGACAAAAGATAACTGCACAAACATTAAGAAGATATTACGGATTTCTACGATAGTTTTCTTTGTAATCACCACGATCTACTTCATTGTCGCAATTATGCGTATTGCAAACATAGGAAGTGAAAACAAACCTCACGAGATAATCGATTCGTTGAAATACACGAACTCTGTCTATGAACACGATGTTCGAAAGTTGAAGGCGCAGATCGATTCACTTTCCCTACAAAACGAGATATCTTCAAAAAAGATCGATTCACTTGAAAATGTCGTCGACACGAAGACATTTTCACTAAGGAAAGCAGAGAGCGCAATGCGAGCAAAGAAGCTGAATTTCTCCAAAGACGTGTTCGAAGTCGAACAAGAACTAAGACAAAACATCCAAGAATATGAAAAGAATAATTAGCTTCTCGATAGTGATGCTTCTCTGTTGTACATTTGGATCACGTGCGCAGAACATAGAAATCTCGAAGAAAGATGCTGTCATAATCAACCACATGTTTGATCAACATAAGCAACTTCTTGAGATCTCCGCAATGAAGGATTCGATTATGCAGTCTTTGAGAGAAGTCGTGGACAACAAGACACTCATCATCGAAAACCAGCTTGAACAGCTCCGCAAATATGACGAGATGATGATGAAAAATGACACTATCATATCAAACCATAAGAAGATGGTGGAGATTTATGAAAAATCTCTGAAGAAGGAAAGACAAAAGTCAGCATTTTGGAAATATGTTGGACTTCTTTCTTCTGCAGTGGCGATCACCACATTCCTCATAAAATAGGCTCTCCGAGCTTAAGGAAGGTACTTTCCTTGTGCTCTGGAATATCGACGAATATTTTCACCCCAATCAATCAATCAAAATGCAACGGAACGTATCTCCTCTCGATCACAGGTATTCGGATGTCATACAGAACATGTCAAAGGTCTTTAATTCCGAAAGGTACTATAAGACGATGTGGAATGTCGAAGTCGAATATCTTCTTTACTTCTTAAAAGAGATAGCAAACATAGAAGTAAACGAAGACATCATCAGAAAAAACTGCAAGTTCGACAGTTCTGTCTACAACGAGATTCTTGAAGAGGAAAGTGTAACCAAGCACGATGTCAAGGCAGTTATTAATGTCTTACAAAGAAAAACGTCGGGTTCGGTTTATGTTCACTTCGGACTGACTTCACAAGACATAGTTTCCTTGTCAATGTCTATCCTCATGCAAGAAGCAATGGAAGTCATTGATCGTTCGGTAAACTATGTCGAAGGAATCCTCACAAATCTTCATAGAGAGACAAGGGGCATTTGGTCTCTATCAAAGACTCATGGACAATCTGCAGTTCCTCATCTTTTGAAAGATGACGTTTATAAATGGCGGTATGATGTCTTGAAGTTTAGACAACGTACAAATGGCTATTCAGTTGTCAAGTTCTCTGGTGCTGTCGGTAACAACTTCGCAATATCGAGACTTTTCGATATTGATCCTCGGAGAGTTGCAGAACTTATGGATTCGTTTGTCAAGAAGTTCGGCAGGTTCACCATTAGTGGAGAAGAAGCGACACAAACCGACAGATGGGAATCGTTCTGTGAAAGATTCTCTGATTGGAATCTGGCCATTTCAAGAATCATTAGCGACATTCAACAGATTTGGCAAATGTGCTCGGATGGTTATTTCAAACTGAAGGTAGACGAAGGTTATTGTGGATCTTCCGCTATGCCCCACAAGGTCAACCCCATCAAGTTTGAAAATGCGGAAGGATGCTTCTGTAGATGTCAGAAAGACTTCGAGTTTTACATTAATAAGTTATCGAAATCAAGAATGCATCGTGATCTCTCCGATTCAGTGGTCATAAGAATGATCCCCGAAACTCTGTCTTATCTTTATCTTGGATTCTCTTCGTTTGCAAATGGCTTGAAGTCGCTCGAGGTGAACGAGGAGAAGATAAAAGATGATCTCGAGGAGAATTATCAAGTGTTCTCTGAAATCGTACAGCTCTACTTGAAGTTGAAGGGAGATGAAGACGCATATGAAGAATCGAAGCGTGTGTTTAGAGGAAGTTCGATGACACTCTACGACTTCAAGAAAGCTCTAAAAACTCTCGGTATTGAGTATGATGAAATCAAGAAGTTCATAGAGCTTTAGAGAAAAACGAAAACTCGTCGGTGAAGTCCTTTTGTTGGTAGGTAGTTACATAACAAAAGGACTTCACCGATTTTTGTATATGGACTACCAGCTCGTAATACCTTCACTAAAGCCGATATCTTACCAGTCATTGGAAGCAAAGCAGACGATAAGGATTGATGATGAAGAAATCATCGATCTTTGTTCTGAATCGTTTTCAAAGACTGTTCCTATGGACTACACTTTACAGATATCGACGATTTCTGAAGATTTGAGCGGTAGACCTCATCTTGTCTCGAGAATTCTTATGGGATCAGAAGACGATGCCGATATCTTGATGCATTACAACCACGTCTCGAATCCTTATTCAATGGATGGGACTTTCACGTTCATAACACCGAACAGACAAACAGCAGTCGAAGCTATAAAGAAGTCGGCTTCATCTTCTCCTAAAGAGAACGAATCTCAACGAGAACTCAATCGAAGTGTTGCAGAGAAGGATAAGAAGAGGATAATGGAACTTATACGACAGTCCAATCCTCAGATGGTTTCGGAATCCACAACACCAATCAGAACAACGAACATGACTACACAGCCACAGACAGAAGAAAAGGATGGTGAGATCGTGTTTGGTACAAACGTTGTGTCGAAGAGATGTTCTGGTGACCTCTCTTCGACACAATCAAGAACGGAGATGATAAGAAAAACTATCCGTTCAATGGCTATCAAATCGTAGCCGTTATTTTTCTTCTTTCCAGAGTTCCTTTATTATTCCTTCGGAGAGGATCTTTTTTGCATCATCTTCATCAAAAGAAAGTTCAACGATGTCTTTCACGACATCTTCTTTCGGTATGTTGTAAGACTCTGATAAAAAGTCGATGATGCTCTCGGGTATCATGTCGATTTCAACCATAATGTTGAAAGAAATGGTGGACTTTACACCATTCTTGACTATTCCTATGACCTCATTCGGAAGGTTCAGTTTCCTTGGAGGGAGCTTGATGGCGTGAGATTCGTCACCACTTTCATATACGATCTTCTGACTGTTATCTTCTTCTTCGATCTCGTTTCTATGAAGCATTATCGTCTGACGAGGTTCTTCATTGATAACCTCTCTAACACTCTCAGAAGGTGTCGTGATTGGTATTCCGTTTTCATCAACTTCTAACGTGCTGTAAATATCCCACGCTTTGCTATTATTCTCTTCCATATCGATTGATCTTTCTGATTGGTTTTTCTTCTTATACTTTTAAATAATGAGAATTTTTGATCAAAAAAGAAACGAAACATGTTTGAACTTAGTAATATCAAGATCACGAAGTCAAAGATCGATGATAGAAGCATCGAATCTAACGGCTTTTGGTTTACACCTGTCAATGGTGAATTCAACACCGATGGTGTTGCAGAGTTTATAACGAGTGAACTTGAAAGCCCTAAGTGGCTTGATGGTAAGACATTCTCATCTCTTAATCATCTCTTCGTCACGGAATCACAGACGAATCTCTTCATGGCTCTGTGTCCGTCTGTAGTTATTGATGGTTATTCGTTCGAACTGAAGTATAACCGTATCCTCGGTGGTCATCAGCTCCACGCCATAAAGGTGGAAGGTGAAGACATTGAAGAAGAACAGACCGAAACCGAAACGGAAAAGGTAGAAGAAACTACGGAAACCGCAGAAGAAACTACGGAAAAGGCTGAAGACGATTCTAAGGAAGAAAAGACCGAAGACACAAAGGAAGTAGAAGAAAAGGCTGAAGAAAAGGTAGAAGAACCAAAGGAAAAGAAGACTACCGCACGCAAATCGACGAAGAAGTAAAAATCTCGTCGGTTTTGTTGATTGATTTGATTGATTAGTTTGAGGTCGCTATGTCGAGAAGATATGGCGACCTCGTCATATATAAGAATACCACAAATCAGTCATATTGATAACAATAAAAATGGATGAAAAAGTAAAAGAATACGAGCAATTTGTCGTTTCTTGCTTCAACGAGAATCCTACAAACAACAAGGTTCTCGACTTCATTCACATGACAATGGCACTTATGTCAGAATCTGGTGAATTTGCTGATATAGTCAAGAAGGCAGTGTTCCATTCTAAGGAGATCTCGAAGGTTGATCTCGTAGACGAACTCGGTGATGTTCTGTTCTACTTCATGAACATTTGTCATTTCCTTGGTGTCACGATTGATGATGTCATGGAAGCAAATCTCATCAAGATCCGTGAAAGATATCCCGAAGGTCGTGGTAAGAATTACAACTTCGGTACACGTAATAAGGCAGAAGAAAAAAAGAGAATAGAACAATTCTTGATGAAGATAAAGCAAGACGTATCGATCGATATCAACATCAGCCACATCAGCCATCATCATCAATCTCAACACATAGGAAAGTAGCCATGATCATTGTAACAATTCGGAACATCAACATAGAAGCATTTATCAGCTTCTTCAACGACATCGACATAAAGTCGAAGCAGGTGATTGATATCTACAAAACAGAAGATGGGAAGCATGAGATCGTCTCTCGTGGTCATACAATCACACGTGACTTCGTGAAAGTCGTAGAATCAGACTTCGATGTCATGTGCCAAGAGATTGTCTCAAAGTCGGAATATAGCCACATCAAGATTCCGTTCATCGAAATCAAGAAGTTTGTCGAACTTCTGAAAATCTACACGGATGATGAGCAGGTCTCGATTAATCTTTCGTGTGACGAAAAGGGAGAATCGCTTGTTGTGGTGAAACTTGAAGTGAAATCCAAGAGAAAATCTTCAAGAATGCCAATGGCGGACATTTCTCTTGTTCCGTATCTTCAGAAGGACATCTGGGAAAATCTGCTCCAAAGCACAGAACGCTTGTCATTCTTTGGTCTTTCTCAGAATGACGTGACGGACGTGAAGAAACTGATGAAGTACGCTTCTGAATCACAGGCATCGGCAAAGGTCAAGGAGATCTCGAAGTTTAGAGTGAAGTTTGAAGATGGTCAGACAACGATTATGTCATATGAAGATCGTTGGAACATTGATATTCCAACAGACGGTTCATTCACAGGTGATTTTGTCTTCCCTGCTATTCTCTTCAAGCATCTTTCCTCGACAAACGTCTATGATTGTGCGTTCGTGAAAGCAATGGGCAGAGATACAAAGTTCCTAATCGTCGAGAATAAAACGCTAAGAACCACGTGCGTTGTTATCGCTGAAAAGTTCGATATCAACAAAAAATAAGATAGGTAACAATTTATAAGATGAATGAGGGTGTACGAACAAGTGCATCCTCATTCATCTGTATTTTTCAAAGACTTCATGCAATACATCCTCGACAAACTGATAATCTTCCTCACAATAATACGATACAAACTTTGGAGATTTCCAATAAACGATGACGGAATAATCGATTCAGTTGTACTTGATAACCACGAAACACTCACTATAAACGGTTGGAAGCCACTTTCTTCTGTTCATTTGAAAGCCGTACATGACATCGTGGAGGTTGGTGCAGGTGAATACTCAGTCAGTGGATCTGTTAATCACCTCATCTATTCTTCCAAGAGTTCACTTGAAAGCTATCAACCTACGAAAGTCCGAGATCTCTCTTTAGGTGATATCTTAATGACAATGGATGGTGCACGGAAAGTCTCTTCACTCAAGAAGTCTCATCAGCAGATCGTGTTCGACCTGTCTGTCGTGGATGAGACTTTATCATATTTCTCTGACGGCATACTTTCTCACAACTCTGTAATGTCGGGCATTTTCATTGCATGGTATATCTTGACTAACTACGACAAGACTGTTCTTTGTACTAGTGCTAACGCAGACAAGGTTGATGAGCTTGTTGACAAGATAAACTCGATCTTCATGCATCTTCCGTTCTATATGAAGCTCGGGATTGAAGTCGATAACGTATCCAAGAAGAAATGGGACAACGGTTGTAAACTGATCGGTGAAACTGCCACGGAGAACTCTGGTGCAGGTGAAACTGCCGACCTCCTTTATGCTGACGAGTTTGCACTTATTGAACCAAACATCATCAACGAGTTCTTCCGTGTAGTTTATCCTACACTTTCTGCAAGTAAGAAGTCGAAGATGATCATCACCAGCACGGCAAGAGGTATGAACAAGTTCTATCAGCTTTATCAAGATGCACTCGATGGTAAGAACAACTTCAACCCAATAAGAATAGACTGGTGGGAGGTCGAAGGCAGAGACGAACAATGGAGACTTGATCAGATTGCCGACCTTGGTTCTGAAGCCGACTTTAACCAAGAGTATGGTAACTCGTTTATGAGCGGATCGACACTTCTACTTTCAACGGCTGTCCTCAAGAAGCTCGGGAAATATCAGAAGAAGTTCGTAAATGGTGTGTTCTCCCAAGATGGGTCTTTATAGTGATGAAAATTGTAGAGGTTTTTAATTTATAAAAATTAAAAGATAGACGGCAGAAGAATGGTTGAAGATGTTCTCCTTGAATACGACCAGTACTTTTTCATTCACCCATCATTCGAACTTCAATGGTTTAAAGATGAACGCAACGCATTCGTTCTATCGATAGACATTGCAGAGGGAAAAGGTGGTGACTACACGATTATCAACTTCTTCCAAGTCCTACCGATGACACCTTTAGAAATTGAAGGTGTGAAGATCTTCAACGACGAAGAATCATTCTTCAAGTTGGTACAAGTCGCCATGTTTAGATCGAACATGGTAGAAACACCAGAATGTGCAAATTGGCTGTATCATTTCATAAACGGTTACATGGTGCAGGATAATTTGAAGATCGTTATCGAGAACAACTTTGAAGGGAACTACTTCCGAAACACACTAATGAACATTTATGGAGAACAGAATGAACTCGACGAAGATGTCATATTCTGCAAGTTTCTCTATAATGCCCGAGATGATAATGCCCGAACTTTCAGAGTTGGGATATATCAAACAGAACCCCGAAAGCAACATTCTTGTAAGATATTCTCTGATCAGCTCAAGAACAATCAGCTTGTTCTTACTGAGTTTATGACTATTCAAGAAGCTATGACATTTGCACGATCAGAAAAATCGTCTTCATATCGTGCAAGCTCGGGGCATGACGATTGTGTTATGACGTGTGTAAACGTTGTAAACATTCGAGATATCGAAGAATGGTCAGAACTCGTGGAGATTGTCAGTGAAAATTGCACAAGCGAGTTTTGGAAACTGGTCGACAAGAAGCTCGGGAAACAAGCCGAAAGAAATGACGAACTCGACATATCAGACTATTACGATTAAACATATGGACAAAACAACTACTAACAATGTCTCATCGAAGGCGAAGATAGAAGATGAACAGCAGGAGGAGGATGTGCTCTTCATACCGCAGTCGAAGACTGGTGGTAACATGTACAAGGAGAACTCTTGTGGTACTTCTTTCTCTGCTGATCAAGATTATCAAGATCAATTCCTTGATGACATTTATAACCCCGATGAATATAGAACAAGACAGAACTTCTGTGAAAAGTTCTATTCATCATTGCAGTCGATCATCAACAAGCATAAGCGATTCTCGTACGTACGATCGTTCGATATGAATCATGTGAGATGTGGCGACAACGTTTGTCATCTCGATAAAACATCACCATTTATGATAAACTTTGTACTTCATAATGGTGATGTTGTTGTATCTGACGATTATTGTACTTTCTCTCGTGAAGATAAGAGTCATCTGAAGCCATACGAAAAGCTGATGAACTCGTTCTTTAAGAATGACCGTTCTGATCTTTATGATGTCGTCTATCGGAAAATGGTAGATTTCGATTTCGATCATAAGCTCTATTTTTGCATCTATTGCGAATACTTTAAGATAACAGACCATGAAGCGTTTTTTGATTCTCTTCCAAAGTTCCACCAAGACAACATAGAACGAATGTATAGACGGAGACGATAAGAAAGAGGACAAAAAACAACACGGAGAAAATGATCAATTGTAAACAGATCAGAGACAAGATGTCGGTGTCTTATTTCGACGAAAACGGAAACATTGCGATATCTGACATAACAATAGATGATCGTGAAAAGTACGTATGGACAAAGACAACCGAAGATGATAAGTTCCGAGATAAGACTTACGTGTCCCAAGACGGATTCCCTGTGAAAAAGGAACGTAAGTCCTATCTCGACAAATATCGCAAGATCGAGTTCTTATTGTCTCTACCAGAACGTTTACAAGCGAAGATTTTCTCAAACAATCAACCTCGTAAGTTCTTCTGGGATATCGAAACGGAAGTTTTTGATGACTTCCCAGATGCTGGAAATCCTGTAGGGAGAATCTTCACGCATCAGTATTGTGACGAATTCGGGAATGGTACTGTCATGGGGATCAAGCCACTTTCACAGACACAAATCGACTCTATCGAACAGAAGATCAACGACTATCTTTCACAAATCACCGATAAAACACTTCATCAGAGGTATAAGTTCCGTTACATTTACTACCCCGATGAGTTCACAATGAACAAAGACTTCGTCGAGAATCACGCAACACGGATGCCGTGTATTTTCGGATGGAACGTCTTGAAGTTCGATACAAGATATCTCGTCAACAGATGTAAGAAGACGAACATTGATCCTACAATTCTCTCCCCGAAGAGAATGCTTTACTCGACGATTGCGAAAGACAAGTTTGATCATTCATCTAAGATTGAAATCGAACTTCCTCTTCATCGACCAATCATCGACTACATGCAAATCTTTGAGTTCTTTGATAGATCGATTAAGCAGAAGTCATCAATGTCACTCGACTTTATCGCATCGGAGATCCTTGGTGTCAAGAAGATCCATCATTCCGAAACTCTGATGGAACTCTATGAGAAGGACTATGAACGTTACGTGCTTTATGGTATCATCGATACGTTCCTCGTGGCATTGATCGATAAGAAGTGTAGAACATTCGAATCAATGAGCGTTCTTGCAAATCTTCTACGTGTCGAAGTTGCACAGTCTATGTTCGTCAGTGTAGGGATTGAAACACTCTTGTGTGACTACTATTACAAGCATTACAACAAAGTGTTTGTAAAGGATTATGACAAGCAGATTCCCGAAGGTGAAACTTACAGTGCAGGATTCGTCTTACAACCAGGTATTGGTGTTTATGATGGGATTGTCATCTATGACTACGAATCACTGTTCCCCTCAATTATGCAGATGTTGAACGTTGGTGAAGATGTTTACCTCGGTCATACCGATGATAAGGGAAAAACCTACGTGGACAAGATGGGTGAACAGCACGAACTTGACGAATCGATGTGTTATTCATCAAGTGGTGCAGTTTACTCAAAAAACAGAGATTCCGCAATTCGAACCATGATCTCGAACATGTTCAACAAACGAGTAGAAGCAAAACACAAAGAGGCAGAAATCAAAGCAGATATTAATCACTTAAAGCAGATATTAAAAGATAACTTCGGACATTAAGAAAGAAATGGAAATAAAACTTTTAGGAAAAAAGATCCTCATAAAGCTCAATGAGGTCGAAAAGCAGATCGATGGCTTCGAGCTGGTACAACACAACGATGTAGACCAGACTGCAGGCGTAGTCTCCAATGTTGGGATGGGTGTCACAGAAGTAAAAGTTGGGGATAAAGTGATCGTCAACAAATTCTCTGGTATTGAGGTGCTTATTGAGGGAGATAAGTTCAAGGTAGTAGAGGAACACGAAATATTAATCATTGTAAGATAAACAGACTGAATGAACGCTGTAGATGTAAAAAGTGGATCAGAAGCCAGAGAGCTGATCCTCGTTGGTGCAAAGACGATCCACGACGTTGTTGGGTCTACTCTGGGACCTGGTGGTCGGAATGTCATCATCAAGCACAACACGTACGATGTGCCACAGGTCACTAAAGACGGTGTGACTGTAGCAAGAAAGATGAAGCTACAGAATTATTGGCACAACATAGGTTGTCAGCTCGTAAAGCAAGCATCAATGCGAACTGCAGTTGATGCAGGTGATGGAACAACGTCTTCTGTTGTGATGGCGTATACGATGATGAAACTCATCGACGGACTTCTAAATGAGAATCCCGAGATCGATGTTCACCGACTTCGTCACGAAATGGAAAAGATGAAGGATGTCCTCATTGAAAAGCTTCGAGAAATTGCCACACCGATCGTCGATATTCAGCAGGTCTTCGATATCGCAAAGATCTCCACGAACAACGATGAGAAACTTGCAGGTCTTCTTTCGGAGATTTATGGGAAGATCGGCAAAGATGGGATAATCGTTCTTGAACAATCACAGCTTTCTGATATAACCTATTCGATCGAATCTGGATTCCGATTTGACGGTGGTTGGCAGTCTCATTATTTCGTAAATGATAAGTCAAAGATGTCGTTCGAATCTGACGATTGTGCAATCTTCATCACAAATCACAAGATCCAAGATGGTAAGACGATGCTCAATGCGCTTTCAAGAATCTACGGTACAGGTGTCCGTGATCTGCTGATCATTGCGGAAAACATCGAAGGTGAAGCACTTTCCACATTGATCGCCAATAATCAGAGTGGAAAGATGAACATCTGTCTTGTCAATCCTCCGTACTATGGACAGAAGCGTGAAGAATATCTCACTGACCTCTCCATTTCGCTTGGTATGAAGCCACTTATGGTGGGAGACCAGTCCGTCACCCCTCTTTCGTTTACAGAAGAGTACTTCTCTTGCGGTCGAAGCGTCTTTGTGGATAAAAACACCACGACGATCAGAAATGACAAGGAAAGTGTATCGTCTGCAGTCGAAGAGCATATCTCGAACCTAAAGTCTCTGATGGATTCTGACGAGGAAGACAAGGAATGGATCGAGAAGAGAATAGCCACCTTGAGATCATCAGTTGCCGTCATTAAGGTCGGTGGGAATTCTGAATCTGAGGTCTATGAACACAAGGACAGACTTGAAGATGCGATTTGTGCTATCAGATCGGCATACAAGGACGGAATAGTTGCAGGTTGTGGTATCACGTACCTAAGACTAATCTCTGCGCTTGATCCTTCACTGGACACGTTCCACATTATGAAAACAGGTCTTGAATCAGTGTTCAAGAAGATCATGGACAACTCGTGCATATCAGAGGAAGAAGAATCATCAATCCTCTACTTTGTAAAGGAAGACGACGAATACGGTTACGATGCCAAGAAACGTCAGAAGTCGTACAACTCGATCTCTGACGGTATCATTGACTCGGCACGTGTCATAAAAAACTGTATCGAGAACTCGATATCAGTCGCTATCATGTTTATGATCTCTGACAACATCGTCATGGAAATCGATGAATCGATAATCTAAAGAAACTATGGTTTGTGTCAGATTCATAAGAAACTCGAAAACAGAACTTTTAAACAACATCATCAGTCAATCATTATTATGAGCAACGAAGTTTTTGATTTTGGTGGGATTTTCGATATGAAGTCCGATGACTTCAAGCAGAAGGAAACCACCCAATTCTCCAACCCAGACTTTTACTCTCCTCGCATCGACGACGAGAATGTAAAGGACAACATCTATCAGTCAAAGCTGAGATTCCTACCAAATGTCAACGTCGCCCCCAACGGAGAGCGCACGAACATCGTAGTAAAGCACGTCTACTACGTTCCCGATCCAGATAACCCTGGGCAGAAGTGCTACATCGATGCACCATCGAACGAGCCTAAGGCGAAGGATATCGCATCTGTAGCGTTCATGATGTTCGGCTACGATAAGAGCAAGATCTACAGATCAGATGCTCCTGCAATCGTCAAGAAGAATGCAAAGCAGTTGAAGCGCAACACCTACCACTACTCTTTGGTGCAGGTCATCAAGGACACACAACATCCCGAACTCGAAGGATCGGTAAAGATCTTCAGATACGGTGGTGTGATCTATGAAAAGATCATGCAACTCATCAACGGTAACCCAGCTCTTGGGATCAATCCAATCATCCCATTCGATCCTCTCAATGGTAAGGAATTCATCATGGTTCTTTCCAAGGGTCAGAATGATCAAGGTCAAGAGCTTAACACCTACATGCAGTCGAGATTCGTCGATGATCGTTCCGCAATCACGATTGATGGACGAGAAATGACCGATTCTAATGAGGACAAGCAGGAGATCTTCAACTTCCTCAAGGAAAAGTCTCCCGATCTTTCACAGACGATGTTCCAGAAGATGACGGAAGACGATGTTGAACGTCTCAATCGAGCAGTCCGTGATGTCATTGATGACGATAAGTGGTTCGGTATGGCTTATCAAGCATGTTATGGGAAGCCATTCATTCCCGATGCAGTCCGTGAATCTGTCGTGTCCACAGAGAAGTACGATGATGAAGATATCGAAGTCGAAGAACAGGTAGTCGAAGAACCAGTGAAGAAATCTCCACGACGAGAAGAACCAGCTTCCTCTACGATGTCCAAGTTCAAGTCCCTCAAGGAAGAAGCTGAAAAGCCTGCACCTGCAAAGAAGCCGACTGATAAGCAACCATCGATCTCTGACATGATGGAAGATATCGATGACGATCTCGACTTTGAATAGCTAATTGATTGATGTTTAGTTGAAGCTTGAAGCCCCCTTGGATGTGAAAATGTTCAAGGGGGCTTCTGTATAAGATGAATGATGGAAAATGTGCAAGGAATCTTCGATTTTTCTACGGAAACAGAGTCGTTTTCTCATGACGAGTTCATAAGAAAGTTCATCCCTTTGTTCAAGTCTGTGCTCGTATCCAAGTTCGGTACGTCATACAAAGCGAAGATAAGTATGACAAGCCGTGATATTAATTGTGGATGTCCACATTGTGGAGATGGTAGCAGTTCATACAAGAGGAGATTTCACATATACTTCCAAAACTACTCTTATAAATGCTACAACGATTGTCACAAGCCGTTTGGCTCTTTGTACAATCTCATACATGAGTACGGACTTCAGTACAGTTTCACGCATGTAGAACTTTCTCACATCAAGCGAGTTTTCGAGGACTTCATGAAAAGTGGTCTTGCGAAAACCGACAAATCGATCAAAGTCACTGGTCGTGACATTATCGACAAAGATGGTCACATATCGACGCAAGTCCCAGAAGTCAACGATTACGCATTTCCAAGAGAAGAGATAATGGGCGCAAAACATCTCCGAGAAGTCAGAAGATCACCTGCGCTCATCGAATATCTCCGAAAAAGAGCAGTGATCACCGATAAAACCGATCTTTACGAAAACAGATTGAGGACGTTTGCATATAACGAGAAGTATGAAGACCTTTATGTTTTCAATCTTGCGAAGAATATGCGTGATGTGATAGGTGTGCAGATCAAGCACCTCTCTCCGAAGTCACGGAGAAGGTTTACAACGATGTCATGGTCTAAAATATGGACTGACATTTTCCAGCTTCAGCCGAAGGGTTTCGAAGAGCTTTCCGTGAAGTTTGACAAGATATCAATGATATGGAACTCGTTGCATATTGACTTCTCTCGAAGATACAACATTCTTGAAGGGACTTTCGATGCCTACTTCGTGGACAATTCGATCGCATGTTGGGGACTTTCAAACTTTGTCTATAACAAGAGCGCATACTACATCACCGATAATACGCTCCTTGATATGGCAGGCAAAAAGAAGTCATTGGAACTGATAAATGGTGGTTACAACACCTTCTTGTGGGCAAAGTTTGCAGAAGATTTCCCAGATATTGCTTACACGTGCAAAGATATGAACGACATAGTCAGAAAATTCCCAAACTTCAATATGGGTGTCTTGGAGAAGTACTTTGGTAATGATGAATTTGATACACTTTACATATGAACAAGAAAAGAAAGAAGAATGTTGACGTGACGAAAATAGTCACCAACGGCATAATTGCGACTATTGTCTTGATGCTCGTGATGGTGATTATTCAATCGATCATTCTCATCTGAGAAGATTAGAAGGTTAGAAGAAATAGAAACGTTTTTTATATGTTGTGGAGGGTGGTGATGAGAAAATCTGGCCACCATCCACAACATATAAAAACGACGAAAGAAACAAGAAGAACAACAAATAACAACCCCACAAAATGATCCGTAAGATCTTAAATACGTTAGTAGTGATCGGTGCATCACTTTTCCTCATCTTGATCATGTCCATGATCGTTTTCATTGTATCGTGTGTTATGGTCATCATGAGTTTCTTCATGTAAAACCACGACGATACTAACAAGAAAAATGGACGATTTAAAGCAAAACGTAGTAATAGCCGTAATCTCGATAATAATAACCGCAATATTCGGATTGTTAGTGATTTCGATATCGGACTTCATAGATGCGAGATCATCAAAAGACAACCTCATCCACTACAACTTCCAGATATCAGAACCAGAACCCACAATAGTTATTGGCGTAGGTGAAAATGCTGAAGGTAGCGACACGTGGTCGTTCTGAAAACATATCGTCTTTTAAATAACGAAACCTTTATACCTCGGTGTTGAAAGACGATTATGACGATCAAGGATTGTATAATAGACATTTGTAAGTCTATAGGAAAAATCTCAGTTTCTGATATCTTGAAATATGTTCGGAACAATGGATGGTTTGAAAAAGATCTCTCCATTGACATTGATGACGACGACACGATCAGTTTTGGGAAAATACAAAAGTTCGTAAGAGATGGTATAGACACCATAACAGAATCGGAATCAGAAGAAGTAAACTCTGAAGAATAACGACAATGACGATCAAATCATACATCAATCAACTCGAAGACAGAGACATCATCCGAGCATATGTCGCCTGTGTGATACACCAATACGAGGACAAAGTCGGAACTAAAGATGTCGACAAGTTCTTGAAACTGGAATACGAAGATGTCTCCAAACATATCGATGAAATAATCAAGAATGCTCGTACGACGTTCATGTGTTACGCCACTAATGAGGAGGAAATGGTAGAGTTCGTCAAAAACGACGGATGTATCGAACTTCTCCGAGAAGGAGGTGATTACGAAGATGTCCTTCAAATGTATGGTGGTGACGAAAACGCAATGATGGTCGCCTATTTCGAAGATCTTGTGGAAGACGGCATGTTCGAACACGACGGTTACTTTTTCTACATGATGGAAAAAGATTACGAACGTGGATAGCTTCCGCAACAAATAAAGAAACAATCTTAATAAGAAACAAATATGACCGCAGAAGAATATGTCGAATCGTTACCCGACAAAGATCTCATCTTTGCGTATATCAATTGCATCATCTTCGAATATCTCACAGGTGCGGAATTTGAAGATTTTGACATTTTCATATTCCACAAACAGTACGAAGATGTCAAAGACTACATCGATGCATTTGTAGAAGAAGCTCGTGATCGTGCACTCACCGACTACCCAATCACATCCGAAGGAGATATTCTCAGATACTACGATGAAACTTGTCATGGTCATGAAAATGATCCAGACGTAGATATCCAAGAAGGAAGAAAGAGATTCGAAGATGACCCACTCGGAATGCTCCATCAATTGCTCGATACGATGAGTGATAACTGGGCTGAATACAACGGTTATTATTTCGTGGTTGGTGCTTGGTAATAAAACATAAAGAAATAATAAGAAAATGACTGTAAGAGAATACATCAACACACTTGAAGACGCAGGTCTCATCTTTGCGTATATCGAATGTGTCAAAGATGGGAAGTATGGAAAAGAAACCGTGGATATTGATATCGACAACGATGAATACGAAGATGTCAAAGATAAAGCCGATAAGCTCATATACGGATCATTCAATAATTGCATGTACCCATATCCAGTAAGAACTGAGGAAGACATCTACGAGTATCTCAAGACTTGCGTTGGTGATGGTAGTGGCAACGATCCAGAATACTTAGAATATAAGGCAATATGGGAAAAAGATCCGTGGACTAAGTTCTTCCAATCGATTGATGAAATATGTCCTTGGTTTGAACAAGATGGTTACTACTTCATGGACACTTATAACATGTAAAAAAGAAAAAGAAACATGACTGTAGAAGAATATATCAAGACGCTACCCGACGCAGATCTCGTCTTTGCGTACATCGCATGTGCTGGAACAGAAGATATCGACGTAGGTGAAGATCTTCGTGATCTCGATATAGAGAACGACGAATATGAAGACTTTCAAGATGAGACCGAAGAACTCGTAGAACAGGCACGTGACCGTGCCATAGCTGAATATCCAATCAACTCTAAGGAAGATGCTCTGAGATACTTCGATGAGTGCTATGGTGATGATCTTGAGGATGATGAAGAACTCCAAGAATGGAGAGAGAAATGGGAAGAAGACCCATGGACACATTTCTATCATACGCTTGATGAAATGGGTGATTGGTATGAAGATAACGGTTATCACTTCAGAGCTGAAGAGTGGTAATAAGAAGAAAAGAGAAATATGACAATTAAAGAATACTTAGAAGGTCTCTTCGAATCGAAGATGTATCTCAAATTTTACGAGTTGTTCGGTGACAGATTTGGATTCTCTCTTGAAGACGATTATTCTCAGTTTGAAAAGAAAGTGGAATATTTCGTCGAAACTGCAGATATCGAGTTCTTCTGTCTTGAAGAAAACCTCGAAGATACTGTCGACAGATTTTTCATCATCCCAATGTTGAAGAACATGAGCGACATCAGCTACATCCGAGAGTTCTTCGATTATGAATCGTATAAGCAGATGCTCATTGATCGTGGCTACACAGTAAAAGACAACTACGTGTTCTCATCATTCTAAAAATACGAAAAAATGACTATCAGAGACTATATCAAAGACAACTGCCATATTCCTTACGAAGCAGTAATCGCCTATTACGAATATGATACCAGTGTCAGTGGTATCGATATCGACTTCGAATACGACGAAAAGGAAGCAGGAGGATTCGAAGCCATGGAAATCGATATTCAGAAGGAACTCGCAGATAAACTCATTGATAAGGCAGAAAGCGTTTATCAATGTGATGAAGCTTCGTTTGAAGACATGGTGAACGATCACTATATCGATTCATACATCGGTGATGGAGCTGATCCGAAGGGGATTTATCGCTTCTTCGATTATGATAAGTTCAGAGAACATCTTTTTGTAGATGGTTTCTTCGAACACAATGGTTATTGGTTCATCGGACATTAGTCGAGAGAAACTAATAAACGTAAGAATCGAACGAGGGGGGGGGGGTCACGTAGTTATCTTTTATTACGTGACCCCCCCCCTCGTTCATTTAAATAACGAAATCTAAAAAACAAAAGATTATGACGACGACTATTAGAGAATACATCAAGGACAACTGCCACATCGACTATGACGCAGTGATCGCCTACTTTGAAAGTGGCTATTGTAATGTTGAAGTCGATATTGACTTCGAATACGACGACGAAAAGGAAGCAGGGGAATTCGAAATCTCAGAAGACTATGATGACTACTACTCAGAAATCGACTTGCAGAAGGAACTTGCTGATGCGCTCATCGAGAAGGCAGAAGAAAACTACCAGTGTGATGATGATGGATTTGAAGATATGGTAAACGAACTCTACATCGACCCATGTATTGAAGGTGCAGCTAATCCAGACACGATTTATCGTTACTTCGACTACGATAGTTTCAGACGTGACCTTCTTATGGGCGACTACTTCGAACACAACGGTTATTACTTCCTCGCTTATTAACCAGTAATAGTAGAAGGAAAGATTCATAACACGAAATCAGAGAGGGCAAGGAAAACTATTTCCTTGCCCTCTCCTTGTGTTTGAGGATGTTTCTCCTTACCGAACTACCTCTGTGAATATCAGAGCGCAAGGAAAATACCTCTCCGTCATTTCCTTGATTCTCTTTTCTTCACATAGTCTTGTACTTCTTTTATCTTTGTTTTTACAATTTCCACATTTTTGTGCTTTCCTATACCACTTCCATCAAGACTTCTCCAATATCTCCAATAGATCGCTCTTATCTGCATTTTCTCGATATATCTTATCGGAAATGTGCAAATCTTGTACCAATCTTCATACGAAACAATCATTGGTGAGGATTGGAATCTTTCAAGCCTGTATGATCTGATTGCAAACTCAAAACCACTATTTTGCAGGACTTTCTTTGCGACATCATAATAAAGAGGAATGTCCAATATCGGTGTTTCTCCCGCTTTTATCTTTTCTATGTTAGGATTTATGACTTGCGTATTCCAAAGCCTTATTATCGTGTCGAGGATTTTTATACGCATCGACGGAGGTATAAACGACAGGTTTATTCCATATGGAAGAAGATGACCTCCCGAGGTCACTTTGTAACCTATTATGAAAGTTAGTGGACACCACGAGAAGAAGTCCATTTCGTCCTTAGTTAATGGATCATAGAACCACGTGTAAATCTTTCCGATCTTTGGAATAGGTGTTCGAGATTCTTCCGCAGGTTTCTTCTCTTTCATCACATAAACATCATCAAACCACTTCTTTGATCTACTGACTATGGTAGAATAAGGCACAGATTGAGACATCCTCATTATCGTTTCTGATACAAGCTCCATCGTACTTTTCTTTTATTTGACGGTTAAATAAAAGAAACTCGGAAAAGAATGATTGCGGATTTCTTATCAAAATTGAGAATAAAGGCATACGACACACTCAACGACACCATAAACTTCCTAATCCAAAAGTACAAGACTGATATTCGTTCATTCTCGTATTCATCCCCATTTGGTCAGATTCTCATTGTTTTGCAGAACCACATGCAGAACATTTATTATTATATCACGGATTCCGCAAATCAAACAAACTTCCACACTGCAAACAGACAATCATCCGTTTATGGCTTGGCCAGACTTCAAGGCTATAACGCTTATCGTGGGAAATCTGCAACTGGTGTTATAAATCTGAAAGTCAAGCCAGATGCAAAAACGAATCTCATAACTGGGAATCGTGTTTTTATACCGAACTATTCAAAGCTGACATGCTTGCAGAATGGTCTGATTTACATGCTTGATCTTGGTAAAGATTACGAGATCTTCGACATACAAAAGAGAGTAGACGTTTCTCTGAACATAATAGAGGGAAAACTCGAATATCAATCGTTTACAGGGACAGGTGAAGACATTCAGTCATTCGAAGTTCATGCATCCCAGTGGAACATGTTTGATAATGACTTCGTTATTGTTACTGTAAATGGAAAAGAATATCCTCAGTACGATTCACTTTACGACATACCTTACGGAGAATGCGGATGTTTGGTGAAAACTGGGATGACTTCGGGGATTGATGTCATCTTCGGGAAGGCATCACATAACGAAGTACCTCCGCTCGGTGCAGAAATAAGAGTGGACTACATCACTACGAGTGGTTCAATTGGGAACGTTTTTGAAGATACTGTCTTGTTTTCCTTGAATGACACTTGCTTTGACACTTATGGAAACGAGATAAACATGTCCGATATCTTTGTTGCTGTCAATGAGGTCAATCCATCATTTGGTGCAGATTCAGAACCAATAGAAATGACAAAGATTCTCGCACCAAACATTTCTCGCAACTTCGTAATACACGATAAACGAACAATAGAGAACTTCTTCCGTCGTATGAATTACTTCTCTCTGATAGATGTTTTCAAAAGAGAAGTGAATCATCACAATGAGTATTCCGTCGTTCTTGTTCCAAAGCTCAAATCACTCATACTTCGAAACGAAGACTACTTCGATTTCGAAACTGATCACCTTTTTATAAAGGAAAATGAAAAGGAGAAACTGATAAACACGATAAAGTCGTATGGTAACAAATCTCTGGACATTTCAATAAGCATTGTCGATCCAGAGATCAGAAGATTTGTGGTTTATCTTTATGTTGAACTTTTCCGAGAAGTGAAGGGAAAGCCCACGGACTTTGAACGTGTACAATCCGACATTCGTCATGCACTTTCTGCTTATCTTCTCGATTCACAGAAGCTGACAAAGATAACCCATTCTGACATAGTTTCCCAAATCGACGGAATTGTTGGTGTTGATAGCGTCAAAGTGGTGTTTGTTCCAGAGTATGAAGGCGATGTGGACGAAATGGGCAATATTTCTTTGAGACCATCACAGATCGCAGCCCTTCGTGGAGGTTTTACCGATTCTCAAGGTATCTCTTACAAGGACACTTTCACGACACCAAACGAAATGTCCTCCGTAAACATTGCAATAGAGTATTCCAAATAAAAAAGAATGGAAAAATCAATCAAGTTAACAAGAAACAACTTTCTTGTAGAAGAATTGTGTAAAGATGCGCTCCTCGATTTCGATTCTCCGAGAAATGTTGGTGTTGTCGTATGTGGTAACGAGAAATACAAAGATGTGAAAGTCGGAGATAAGGTCTTCTTCGGTGAAACTAACGGTTATATGATAGAACTCAACGGCATTCGTTATTGTCTTCTATCATATTCCGAAATGCTCGGTATTATCGAAGGTGAATGTGGTCGGGAAGATATCGTCGTTGGGAGATATCGAGACCTTGATGACTACATAGACAAACTCACACAGAAGAACCTTCTCGGTGACAATCCGATCAACATACACGAAGGTATGTTTTATAAATAACGAAATCATAAAAAAGAATTAAAACAAGAATAATTATGCTTAGAAATAAATCACTAAAGCGATATTCAGCTGGTGCAAGAAAGGCATTCGAAAGCGCATCGAATCCTTCTGCAAAGCAGGCTACCAAGGCATCTGCCAAGCAGGCTTCTTTCCGTGAAGCTATTGCTCGTACGATTTCGAAGGAAGCATCTGCACGTCAGAAGTCACTTGCCAAGCAGGCTTCTCTCCGTGAAGCTGTTGCACGCTCAATGAAGAAGGAAGCTTCTGCCAAGCAGTCATCATCTATTCGTGAAGCTATCGCAAGTATGGCATCTGCCAAGCAGGCAACTTCTACAAGCCGTAAGACTCGTCTGTCTTATAAGGAAGCATCTGCAAAGCAGGCAACTCGTCAGTCACAGAGAGAAGCTTCTCGTCTTTCTACCAAGCAGGCAACGGCTTCTCTCAAGAGTGCTGATGAACTCGTACAGCAGGATATCCTCAACGCAGAAGATGTAGAAAACGTACTGAAGCAGGCAGAACTCTCTACGAAGCAGATCGACGCAGTCATCGACGCTCTCCCAGAGAAGAAGGAAGTTTCACTTGAAGAAGTTGTAACTGAACTCACCGAACAGAGCGTTGAAAAGGAAGTTATCGATGATGTCATTGAAATTGCAACTGAAGAAGCTGTCAAGGTTTCTGTCAAGGATACACAGGTCAACGAATCACAGGCTCGTCGACTTCGTAGAGCAATTAGAGAATCGCTCTCGAGAAAAGCTAATCGTGCAGTCTACGAAAAGCGTCTTTCAAGAATTCGTCGCTAAAAGACAAAACTAACATAAGAAACTGTTTCAGCCCGACCATAATAAGAATGGTCGGGCTGAAACTTTTTATATGGTTCAATTGATAAGAATCATATAAAAAAGGCGTATACACCAATGGCTAAAAAATCACAGTACATAAACCCTTCAGAGTACAATGATGAACTGGTTAAATGTGTGAAACAAGACAAATTGTCGGCAAAGATGATAGAAATGTTCTCCATTCATGCGAAGAATGTTTGCAGACGTTTCTATTTCCCAGATGATGACGATAAGAATGATGCAGTTTCTACGTGCATGGTCGATTTTCTTCACAATTGGAAATCTTTTGCCGTACAAAACAACGTGTTCCTCAAGTTCAATAGAAACTTCCAAGTTGGTGAAAAACTTGAACTCATAATAGAAAACTCGGGAACGTTCATCTTTACTGCTGGGGAAAAGCTCGATAAGGAAACTATGACTTTCGAGATCAGAGATACTGCAAACAAATCGATCAGATCTCTTATGATACTCTGCCAAGAAAAACCACTTTCGGACATAATAAGAGTGACAAACAATACTTCTAATCACAAGATGATGATTAGAGACCTTCACAATCAAGAAGATCTCTCCGTGTTCTCAAAGTTGATCGTCCATGAACTTCCAAATGAACAACCACTAATCCTTGAAGACGGCTATTATAACATTATCGGTGAAAATGTCTACTCATTTGTTCCATTTTCTCCTGCATTCCAATTCTTAACATCTTTGTGTAACAACTCGATAAAGAAATCGCTTGACTACACATCACCCAAAGCCTTGAGAGGTGGGAATCAAGTAAGACTCTCGTGTAACGCAGAAGATAACGGAATCTACACGCTATAAAAAGTCCAAAGAAAAATGAAGACTATGAAGATTTTCGAAAGCATTAAGAATATCAACCTTAAGCCGATCCACATGCTACTGATCTCAGTGTTATTGATTATTCTATCAAGGTATGTCTTTGAATACGTCAATCCTTGGTTAGGGTGGATGTCTTACGGAGGATCGGTTTATGTCCTCTACAAATCTCTGACAGGAATCTATAAAACTCATATCGAAAAAGAAGATGAAGAAGATCGCTAAACTTCTGTCTATCGGTGCGCTTGCAACACTTGCCTTCTCGTGTCAAAGAGTTGCGCCAAACTATGCTGGTGTTCTCATGGAGAATTACGGCAAGAATGGTAAATCCGACTTCAACATAGTAACTGGTCGTGTCAACACGATGGCACCAGGTACTGAACTTTTCCAAGTCCCTCTGTTTGAACAACGTGGGGAATTCTCGGAAAAGGTAACTCTTAAAAGTTCTGACAACACCGAATTCACTGCTCGACCAACGTATTCTTACAAGGTTATCAAGGATCGTGCGATCGATGTCGTGTTTGATAACAAGCATATCGAATCAAGTCCTCTGAATGATTCCACTAACTTCATCTCATCAATCGAGGACAACATCATAGAACCAAGAATCTATGACCTCATCAAGGAAGAATCTCGAAAGCATAAGACCGATGAACTCATGGCGGACGGTGGTTCACTTTCCTTTGAAAAGTCGCTTGAAGATGTCATACGTGAGGAATTCAAAAAGCGAGGATTCGAACTACTCACTTTCTCTGCCCAACTTGAGTTTTCCGAAAAAGTAAGGGAAAAGATCGATTCTCGAAATGAGGTCAACACCAATCTTTCTGTCCTTGATCAACAGATTGAAGAACAAAAGAAAAGAAACCAACTCGAACAGCTTCGTGCAGAACAGAACAAGATCCGTTCAAGTGGAATTGATGAAAAACTGCTGATGAAGGAATTCATAGAAAAGTGGGATGGTAAGACACCAATCTACGGTAAAATCCCAGACATCATCAAGTTAGAGAAATAACAAATTAGAGAAATAACAGACAAATCGCCCCCAGACGAGAAAGAGCCGTGCTAAGGAGAAAGTTCCTTCAGCACGGCTCTTGGTGTATAGATGAAACCATGCTGATTATAAGATTAATGAATGATGAAGAAATATCAATCAATCAAAGTAAGAATATGAAAAAGATAGGTCGCATAGGCTTTAGAGTGGTTTCCGTCTATGAAGTAGAAGAATGTGAAGTTCCCGATCACGTATACGAATCATTCAAAAAACTGGAAGAGATGGGTGTTGATGAAATAAGCAACTTCTCCTCGGATGATGATGAATGTCGAGTTTATGACTACATCATGAGAAACTATGACAGTCCGCACGAATCTATCACGTGTGAAGTAAAGCTCGATGAGATCTCTCTTGACGAGAACTATTAACAGACAAAAGATAAAAGATGGAAAACAACTATCCTCAGATGCCGAATGGTCTCCTGCTCACCGAAGAGTTCAAGAAAGCCTATGACCTTCTTGAACATACGAAGGAATTCGTGTTTCTGACTGGGGATGCAGGATCTGGAAAGACCACATTCCTAAAATGGTGGCTAAGTAACACCTCAAAGAAGACAGTCGTTCTGTCTCCGACTGGTATGGGAGCTGTAAACCTTCTCCCAATCCGAGCTTCCACCATCCATAAGTTCTTCAAGTTTGGCAATAAGCCACTTTTCACCTCGAACATTCCAAGGCTATCTTCCAAGAAATACAAGGAGAACAGACAGTTGTATCTCAACGTTGATACAATCATCATTGATGAGTGTTCGATGGTATCGTCAATGATGATGCAGGCAATCGATGATTTTTATCGGATCAACTTTGATTCTGATGAACCATTCGGTGGAAAGCAGATAGTCCTTGTTGGTGATATGGCACAGCTCCCACCAGTTATTGGATCTGACGCTGAAAGACAGTATACTAAGGACAGATTTGGTGGGAAATACTTCTTCGATGCTACAATCTTCAAGGAGGTAAATATCAAGTTCGTCGAGTTCACGGAAATCTTCAGACAGAATGATCCCGAGTTTATTGGTTATCTCAACAAGATCAGAACTGGAACGATAACACAAAGTGATATCATAAAGCTCAATGACATCTTCACATCAAACAAGGTGTCTGATGATGCTATGGTGATCTCGTTCAGAAATGATGTCGTCGATATGATCAACGATTATAAGCTCAACGAGATCAAAGCAGAAGATGTGTTCCTTTATTCTTCGATAAATGGCTTCTTCAATCCAAAGTCTTGCCCAGTCAAGGAAATCACACGTGTAAGACCTGGATGCCGTATCATGTGCCGAAACAATGACAAGGATGAAAGATGGGTGAATGGAACGATCGCAAAGTTCGTCAAGAAGGTCAGCGATGAAAAGATCATAATCGAACTAGACGGTGGTGATAAGCAGATAATGGAAAAGGTCGAGTTCACGGATTCCAAGTTCGAATACAACTCGAAAACTGGGGAAATCGAAGCCAAAGAAACATCTTCCATGACTTGCTTCCCAATCGTCGTATCGTACGCAATGACTGCACATAAATCACAAGGGATCACACTTGACGAGGTGAAGATCGACATTGGTAAAGGTGCATTCGACACAGGTCAGCTCTACGTTGCACTTTCGAGATGCAGATCGATGCAAGGAATACAGCTTATATCAAACATGTCGATACGTGACGTGAAGGTTGATGATAAGATTTATGAATTCTATAAAAAAATGAGAGAAAACAATGGAGTACTTTAAGGTAGTAGTGGCTTATCGTGCATCAGATGATGAAGGTAAGCTGAAGAAGTTCACGAAGCAGATCATCGTGAATTCTAAGAATTTCGCAGAAGCAGAAAAGGACGCTATGCACGCCTTTGGGGAAGCAGTTCCAACAGGTCATACCGAGTTCGAGATGAAGTCGATCTCAAAGGTGCATTTCGAATACATATTCGGCATGGACAATCAGAACATCCTCCATCGCCCACAGTGGTACAAGGCAGTCGTAAAGACTGATTCTGAGAAGTTCCAGATCCTAATCTGTGGTGATAACAACATTTCTGATATCTCTAACGACATCTCAGAGAGAATGAGTAATGAGGTGATTATTCCCTTTGGTGTGGTTCAAGTCACGAGCACTAACATTCTCACAGTAGAACTGACAGCATAAACCGCCAATCATAAGAAAGTATTTTTGAAGGCATAGAGAGGTATTTCCGTTGCGCTCTGTGCCTTCGAAAATATAAAACATCGATACAAAGCATGGGAAAAAGAAAGAAGATACAAGAAAAATTCAAGAAGCTGAAGAAGTCGGGATGCCTTAAGGACATCGCATCTATCAGAAATACAAACCCCGAAATGATGGGCAAGGGGGTGACTGTCACAAATATGGCAGACACTTTCAACCTCTTCGATTTCAAGGCAGAAAACATCAACATTCATGCGGTGGCCAGATCTCTGTCGAATCAATGTCGATACAACGGATCGACAAATGGGTTCTACTCGGTAGCCCAACACTGTGTACGCATGGCAGAATCCGCTTATCTTGCGTATGGTGACGTTCGACTTGCTCTCGCCATTCTGCTCCACGACGCTACAGAATGCTACGTTTCGGATATCCCTTACACTCTGAAGAGAGAACTTCCCGATCACATCAAGCAGATCGAGAAGGATATCGAGAAGGTGATTTTCTCACACTTTGGTGTTGAAGAATACATCGATTCAAAGTTGATCAAGTTCATCGACACTCAAATCTGCAATGATGAACTTGAGTTCCTTCTTGGTCAGCAGATCGGTATCGATCAGTATCTCTCAGACAAACTCAGAGATCTCGATAATCGTGATTGGTCTCGTGGTGGCATTTACCCATATCAAAAGCCGATCATGTTCGAGTTCGACTATTGGTCTCCAGAGAAGGCATATGAACAGTTTGTAACCCACTTCTATAAGTACACTTACCTCATCGAAAAGTATAAGGGAAAGGAAGTGCTGACGAAGTTTGGTGTTAACACAGAGAAATAAAAACCTCCAAGAGTTTATGATAGATCAGTTATTCGTATCAAAATTCTCTCCGAAGAAGCTTTCTGCCTTTGTCCTTCCTCAAAGGATAAAGGACATGTTCAAAGACGAAGACGATCCACTTCGACAATCGATGATCTTCTATGGTCTTCAAGGATGTGGGAAATCAAGTCTTGCAAAATATCTCGGCAAGAAGTACGTTTTCTTATACATCAACGCATCGACAAACGGAAGAATTGAAGACCTTCGTGATATCGTCACAGAATTCTGTGATTCTTCCCCACTTCTTTTTGATGATGGTGTCAATTCCGATAGAAAGGTAGTCCTTTTCGACGAGATAAATGGCGCATCTGCACAATTCTTCGAAGGACTTAAGGGCTTCATGGAAGAGTACTCATCAGTCATCTTCCTTGCAACAACGAACCACTTCCACAAGATACCCGATCCGATCAAATCAAGAATGGTCTCTGTCGACTTCACACCTCAGACGAAGGAAGAAGAAGAACAGATCTTGAAAGGGTACAAATCGAGAATTGGGAAGATTCTCGAAGGTTGTGGAATCGAGTGCTCGGAAGAAGGGTTCGAAATGCTGATGAAGAAGTATTACCCCGACTTTAGGTCAACCTTGAACTTCCTGCAGAGCGTCTACAACGGTTCGAAGGTAGTCGATAAGAACTCGATTTCGTCTTATGGTGACAGATTCTCCGAAATCTACGACTTGATCCTTGATAAATCGGCAAATCCTGTCGACATTCATAAGCTCCTCGGAGGTGATTATTCATCCATGGCTTCAGAAATCATCGAATCGTTGGATACTGACTTCATCGAGTACATGACCGCAAAGCTCGGTTCTTCTATGACATCTGCAATTCCTACGATTTGTATTGTGGTCTGTGATCACCTCTACAAACTACAAATGTCGGTCGATCCTATGATTGTTCTCAAGTCATGTGTATTCACGCTAAACAACTATTACAAATCTCTGAAATGAAAACAGCAGAATCTATCAAGGTAAGGCAATCACTTCTTAAAGTCTACAAGAAGTATGGTTTATCGTGCAAGTATGAAAGTTCATCAATATCTTCTGGGATTATGAAGATACATCAAGAGACCTGCCATAAACTGGGAAGTGTCGTCACGAATATCACTTTCGACGATAAGTCCAGCATCTGCACCATAACTCATAACAATGGTGAGAAGTGGTCTACGAAGTCATTCAGATTCACATCGTCTGAAGAATTTTTGTCATTGTACGACAAAACGATCGATGAGCTTCTGAACAAAAAGTAGGAAGACCGAAGAAATAGCGGTAGTTGGAAGATCGGATGATGAGCAATGTTGAAAAACGTTGCTCATCATCTGTATTATAGAACTTATGTGGAAACTAATAACAACAAGTCGATTAAACACTTATGGACAAACAAGAACTCGAAAAGATAGTAAAACCACTCTGTTGGCGAAGCTATGATAACGGAAGAGTTATCACTGCAGAAACAGTCTTGAAGTACAATCTGAAACTTGAAAAGGTGGGTGAATGTTACTTGGTTCACAGAATATACTCGGACAATGACTGTTTAGAATATAACAAACCAGTCTCCCTTGAAACTGCTAAAGATATCGCATGGACTGCCTATCTTCATACGATAGGTTGTATTATGGAGACTGTAATAAAAGACGAAGATGGCAAAAGCAAGACCAAGTAACGGCACGCTCTCTTTCGTCAACAATTTCCTCGATGAATGGCAAAAGATGGCAAAAGAAAATCAGAACGACATCAATGAGGTCGTGTCATTTGTCAATGATTGTATCGACAAACTTCAATCGATGACAAACTTTGAAATCTACTCTCGAGAGACAAACGTTCGTGGCGGATCTTTCGATATGAACTGTGAAATGGAAAACGACGAATACGGATTTGTCAGAGTTTATGCAGAATTCGAAGATAGTAGTTACTACGCATCTCTAACGTACATCGATGATAATCACGAGATCGTTGATAACACTGTATCAGTGAAAAAGAAGTCATCCATAATCTCGAAGATACAAGCGTTTGTGGATAGTGTTGAACAGAAAATCAGGAAGTGATCATGGGACTTTTGAAAGCGATGAAGGAATTCGTGAATAATAGAAAGATTGTGAACACGAAGAGGTCTTATGTTTCGCATGAAGATCTTCGTTATAATCCTTCTCATTTCCACCAAATACAAGAAGTCACAAAGTACGACATCATACCTCACAATATGGTCGTGATAGCTTCTCATGGGACTGGCTACTTTGTACATCATGAGGATTGTCACACGTATAAAGCCACAAATACCACGTGCTACGAGTTTATGCTTGAGAACCAATACGATGGATCGTTCGTGGATATTGTCATAAACTACGAAAGTCACGAAAATGGGGAAGGTGAAATCATCAACATCAGTATGGCGTATGAATATGATAATGAATCATCAATTGGAAACGTATCAAGAGATGAAGCCATAAACTTTATCGCTTCATTCCTTCAAAAAACTCTGTTATTATGACAATTTTGTCATGACAAGAATGATAGAGTATGACAATTTTGTCATGACAGTTATGATTTGGCACGATCTTTGTTATAACTGTTATGAAAGATCACTCGGATCAGTCAATCAACTTCAACTCAACTAAACAACAATTCCGATCATGACAACAACAGTACAAGACAAGCTGGACAAGAACGTAGAGTTTGTTTGTTCATCTTCCAACGCACGATTCGACAAATCGAAAGCGGTACAGAACGAATCATTATACCACGTAACATACACGATCACTTGCGAAGACGGTCATACGATCATCTTCCACGCAAACTGCTTCCCAAACATGTTCGGGATGGTCATCAACGATCTTTTCTCGGTGAATGAATCTTCGATGATCGTGGAAACACTTGAAAGCGAAGATGACTACATCGAAAAGATCGTATCGACGCTATCTGATCTCATGATATACAAGAAACCAGAAAACAAAGATGAAGATCAAGATCTTGATAATGGGTCGGTAGATGAGTATGATCTTGTAAGTGATGTCGTTTGTGCAACACTTAACACGACATGGGAGCACAAATACGGAGATGATGATGTCAAGGGGACATCTTTCGACAACTTCATCTTTAATATCAATTATGATGTGATGATGACTGTCACGTTGGAATATTGGGATAAAGACCGAGACAACAACGACAAAATCGATATTCTAACGTTCACTGCACGCACCATGAGTGGGACTTATGAAAAGAAGATCATCAGCACGACAATGTCGGAAGCTATGCGAGAATCTATCGACTTCATAAATGGTGCTGATAAGTGGTGCTATGGTAGAATGACGAAATAACCGTCTCCGTCGAGATCGATATTTTAAATAACACAAACAAAAAGTGAAACCTCGTGATATTCGTTATCACGAGGTTTCACTTTTTTAAAAATATCGATCATCATCAATATGTTAGAGGTAGATTTAGCAAAATTGGTAGTCTCTCATTTCTCCAAAGATTGCGAAGTGTATCAAGAAGTGAAAGCTTGTTCTTCACGTGTCATTGATATTGTGGTTCGTAGGAAATCGGGACTTATGGCAATAGAAACCAAAGTGACGTTGAATATGAAACTTTGGGAACAGGCATTCAAGAACAAGAAGTGGTGTAATTACTCTTTCATTGCAATTCCCGAGAACATCTATCGGAAATCTCGACGAAAGATGATCTCTGGTATGTGCAGAGGTCTGAACATTGGTATTATTGTTGTAGATTTTGATGGAAATGTAAGCATCCAATACAACCCTGCACAAGAAATCCCCACGCAAACCTTAAAACTATACGATGAACAGAAATCGTTCGCTCTTGCAGGAAGTGGTGGTGTTCCATACTTCACACCATTCAAGAAGACCGTCTCCGAGATCAAGAAGTACCTCGAAGAACATGGGAAGTCAGAACTCGTGACCGTGATATCGTCGATAGATCATCACTACAAAACAGAACAATCTGCAATACAGTCGATTCGAAATTATGCTTCAAAAGGTGTTTTAAAAGGCATTGTCTCGCTCGAAGATGGTAAGTATTTAGACCTTTCCCAACCTTAAATAAGCAAACAATTCAAGAAAGACTATCCAATGAGTAACAATAAAAATGTTGTAATCTTTGAGAACCATAGCGTTCCAATGAATCGTGTAAATGAATCGTTGGAAACCGCAAATGGGGTCAAAGATTATGTCTTTGAGGGTGTCTGTGCTACCTTTAATGGGAAAAACGAAAACGCAAGATTCTACGACAGAGATGAGTATCTTCGTCATGTCGAGTACCTACAGAAGGAAATAGAACAGAACTCGCTTGCAGGATCTCTTGATCATCCCAATGGTGATGAAGAGGACGAAACGAAGGACATCTTCACGCCAAAAATGAAAGACCTGTCCCACCTCATCACAAAGCTTTGGTACAAGCCAGAGACTGATGAAGTCTGGATCAGAATCAAGCTTCTCGACACTGAATGGGGTAAGGACGCAAAGGCTTGTGTTGATGCTGGTATGCCACTGTTCATTAGCTCAAGATCATCTGGTCTCATTGACAAAGATGGACGAGTATGGTTGGCACAAATTCACACATACGATATCGTCTACAGACCTGGGTTTGGGAACGCTAAACTTTCTCCAGTCCTCGAATCATTCGATGGAAAGAGCAGTTATACCAGCGTTTACTCAAGACAGAAGGCGGTAGATGGTACTGAATCTGAAAATATTAATATGGAAAATAAGACTTATAAGCTAAGCGAACTCACAAAGGAAGATGTTCTCTCGCTTCTGTTCAATCCTTCGGTGAAGGGAGCTTATGATTTCACGAGTGATGTGATCGAAAAACTCGACGAATTCTTTGACTATCCAAAGTTTATCGATTATTTCAACGAAAATGATCCAAGTCCAATGCTTTCTGATGCAATCGTGAACTACTTCATGGATTGTGGTAGATACGTTTACGATGATGGAACGTCTTGTGAAAATATCGGTGACTTCATCAAGATCGAAGTTGGTCGTGCATGTGATGATTATTTCGCAGAAATCAAGCAGGTATTCAAGAACAACTTCGGGGAATCCGTAGAAGAAGGTGATGGTAAGGCAGACATTGATCGCTATGCTCGCATCATCGAAGAAAGCAAGAAATCAAAGAGAAATGTTCTGCGCAAGATCCAGTCTGTGAACGAATGCGAATCTGTGAAGTTGGTAGTTTCTGACTTCTGCAACGATCCTTCTTACGGATATGAAGATAAGTTCGAAGTCGCCAGAGAGTTCTTTGTCAAGTATCCCGAATATGGCGTAGTTGTGGATGATTGCACGATGGAAGATGTTGTTCTTATCGCTTGTGATATGAAGAACGATTTCATCTATGACGAAATCGAAAACTCGGAAGTCAGATCGAAAAACGAAATCGCAGATGTCAAGCATATCGTCAACAAGCTTTATGCACAGATCAACCAAGATAGAGCGGAGTTCAAGAAATCGATAAATTCTCTCGTCGGAAATGTAAACCGAGTTCTTGAAGAATACAAGGCAGATATCGAAAGCGCATTCTGCACGATTGATGAAATACGTGACGATGTTTATAACATTATCTCATGGATCGAATCAAACAACTCTGCACTTGACAAGTCTGCAGAAGTTGCAAAGATCTCCCAGAAGCTGGATGGTGTTGCCAAAACCTTTAGTCAGAAGATCGAGGATATCGAATCATCACAGCAAGCAGTAATGTCTCATGTCGACAATATCGAAAGCGATGTTTCCTTCATCGCAGAATCTGCAGACAGAACGAAGCAGATGGTGAAGGAATCTGCAACCGCTCGAAAGATTGAAGATGCTACAAGCATTGGTTCAAGAATCGACAACGTCATCGAGACGATCAAGGCACAAGCACCCGCTTTCCGTGTGTTTGAATCTGACGGCTCACTCTACGTTCCTAACAGATTTGCAAAGCAGTACAACTCGCTTGATGAGGATCAGAAGACTTACGTGAAATCTGTTTTTGAAACAAAGAATCCGAGATCTAAATCGGAATTCTTCTCCATTTGGGATTCTCTCGGTCTTTAATGACCGAGAGAAATCTCTCCTAAATAACGAAATCAAAATTATAACAAAAGAAGATTTATATGACTAAGATAAATGAAGGTCTTCTCAACAGAGTGGTCAATGAACACTCTTCTAAGTTGAGAAAGCTGTTTAAGGACAGAGGTTATTCTGTCAATGAGTCTCGACTTCGTGATATCGCCCTCATGGCTCACACCAGAAAGATTTACGAAAGTGCTTCTAATGGTGCTAACGTCCCAGGTCGTGGTGCGTTCTCATTCGGATCGGCTACTGAGCACGGTTCTGCAGAAATGTTCGACAGATTGTTTACGGTATTCGTAGACACTGCAGCTACTAACGTTGGTTTCGACCTCCTGCACGTAGCTCCTATGACGAAGAGCAACATCACGATGGTTGTTGCAGAACCAGTTTACGCTGGTGGTAAGAAGGAATCTGCAAATGGTAATCACCTGCAGGTCTTCCAGATCAAGGCAAAGACCACGACGAGTGCAGATCCTCTGAAGGTTGGTGAAAAGTACGAAATCAAGGAAACTGGTGGTGCAACGAAGGTTGCTGAAGCCAAGTTCATCGGCATCCACCAGTACAATGGTAACTTCATCTTCGATCTCGTAAGTGTTGAAGCCACTCATAAGGACAAGGTACTGGCAGAAATCCTCGAAAACGCAGAAATCACCTCGGGTAGCGGTAAGTGGGTTCTCAGTGGTAACACTGTCGACTACGTGAACGGCTTCACGAACTTCATCGCTGGTTTCGCAGGTTCTGGTCTTCAGAACAACGATCCTTTCCACGTTGGTCGTAACAACGGCAAGTCCCTGTACAAGCCAATGTCACGTGAAGTTGGTGAAACGCAGGGTGCACGTACTCTTGGTACGAAGATGTGGAACAGAACGTTCTCTGCAGAAACCTTCCACGTTGACCTCTCTCTGACCACGGAGCAGATTCAGGACGCTCGCATGGATCACGACTTCGACATGCTTGAATTCTCTGAAGAAATCATGAAGAATGACCTCGATCAGTCTATCAATGATCACATTCTTTCTATGATCTTCGCTTCGGGTTGGGATCATCACGTTGCTATCAACAAGCTCTCCAACATCAACCTCAACGCAAACTTCGGTACTGGTACTGGTGCAACGCAGGAATTTGTTGGTCTTGATGGTGAACTCAAGCAGATCTCTGGTGCAACCTCTGTTCTCCCTGCTGTTGGTGCAATCGCAGAAAACCTTTCCACCCTGCAGAAGAGAATCATCACGAGAATGTTCTTCGCTTCTACGATCATCAAGAATCGTGGTCGTGTAGGTGCAGGTAACACCGCTGTTGTCAATGGTACGAACTCTACGGCTATCCGTGACGTTCGTGGTTTTGCTATCGCCCCATTTGAAAACACGCTTCAGACGCAGTCATCCCTCGCCCACCTCGGTCAGTTCTACGGAATTGATGTCTTCGAAGATGGTCTGATGGATCTGAACGACTGCCGTGTAGCTGTCTTCAACAAGGGTGGTGAAAAGACCCCAGGTCTCGCATTCTGCCCATACATCCTCGGTGAAAAGGTTGAAACCGTCGCTGAAGGTACGATGGAGAAGAAGTTCAGACTTAAGTCTCGCTACGTTATCGCTGAACGTGGTTCTCATCCAGAAGCTCAGTACATGACGTTCGTCGTAGAAGGTAGCGACAAGCTCGTCTAAACACGAAAGCCATAAAAATACACTCTCCTTTTTGAGGGGCTGATGAACCATCTTGAGGTTTGTCAGCCCCTCAAAGTGTTTCTGAAATATAAGAAACGTGGAGAAAAATGGTAACATCCATTTATGAATTAATATGGCAAAAACTATCTTTAACGGAAACGCAAAGAGTTTTTCAGAGATCAACCAATTCATTGGAAACTTTGATAAATCTGGTGGTCTGCTCTCTGAACACACAACAGCAGAAATCCGAGAATGGGTTCACACAGGTTCTTATGTCCTCAACGCCTGCATATCGGGATCAATCCTCAAAGGTGTACCTTCTGGGAGAATCATCACGATATCTGGTGATCCAAAAACTGGGAAATCCTTCGTTCTTCTGTCATGCATGGCACAGTTACAAAAGAAGGGTTATTTCTGCATCTATTTCGACACCGAGAACGCCACGAGCTATGACAGATTTATAGCACAAGGCGTTGATCCTCAAGGCGTACGTGTGATTGTACCAGAGACTGTGGCAGACATCACTGTACAGCTCACACAGCTCACACAATCACTACTTGATACGAAGAAGGAATACGAGCAGAAGAACAAGAAGCTTTCCGAAGATGAAAAGCTTGAAATCCCAAAGGTTGCAGTTTTCATCGATTCACTTTCTGCACTGAACTCATCGAAGCAATTCTCCGATGCTCTAAGTGGTGAAATGAAGCAGGACATGGGGACAGTAGCCAAGGAAATCAAGCTTCTGTTCAACATGATCACACCTCGTCTTGGGAAGCTCGACATCCCAATGCTCTGTACTGCACATGAATACGAAGCCGAGCAAGGATATCAGCGAGTTCGTGTAACAAGCGGTGGTAAAGGGATCACTTACATGGCATCCGTTCTTGTATCTCTTCGTAAGAAGTTCGATCGGGATGAGAACAAGCAGAAGATGGGGGTCATTGTAACTGCAGGGATCAATGAATCTCGATTCTCAATTCACAGACCAGTAGAGTTTTACATCTCCTTCACAAAGGGGCTTAACGCTTACATGGGCTTACAGGAATTCGTATCTTGGAACATCTGTGGGATCGACCGAGGAAGAATGGTGGCGTATGTAGACGTGGCTTCAGAGATATCAAAGAAGATCGGTCTTGACAAAACGAAGACTTACTCGACGAAGGAAATAGAACGAGAACTTGCACAGGCAAAGAAGCAAACGTTCTATCAATCTCTGTCATACGACCTCTACAATGGTCATATTCGAATTGTATCGTCAGATAACACGATCGTACTGCCAGACCTCATACGTATGATGGAGCAAGATGTGTTTGACTTCACAGAAGATCTCGAAACAAAGACGATCAAGGACAAACTGATCGTGCACGGCATCTATTCTGATGAAGCAATGACGAAGATGATCTCGAGCTATATCGACAGCGGTGATGCTTATATGGTCGGGAATGTGAAACTCGACGTTGCAAAGAATCAGAAACTCAAGTTCAAGAAGTCGATCATCCAGTCGATAAATGATGGGTCTTATGTGGAAAGACTCATCGAAGTCGAATCTGAACAGACGCAGGAAATCAACGAAAAGAAGGATCAGAAATTCGTATTCACCGAGAAGTTCTTCACGGAAAGATTCGAAGATGGAAAACTCACGCCATCATCTACGGAGAAGGTCTGTTTCCCCACACCCACTGGGACTGAATGGGTAGTCCGTCATCTCAATAAGTCCTTCAAGAATCTGGAAATCTTCAACAAACATGTCTTCACTGACGAAATCTTGAAGACGCTTGATGAGAAGGTCATGATTCCTCTGTTCTCTTACAGAGATAAAGAATATGAGGACATGGACGGTGATCTTTCAAACACCGATATTGAAGAACTTTCCGAAATGGACAAGATTATGAGCGGATTATGAAGATCGATGAACTCGTAGATAAGCAGGATCTGAAGATAAAGCACATCTCTGGTGAATATCTTCACTATACAAACCACTCTATTGATGATGTCGTTTATGCAATCCTCTCGAAAGGTAGGAAATCGATGAAGTTCAACGACATCGTGAAAGTGTTCGGTGAAGAGAAACGTGACCAACTTTGGTCTCTTGTGGACGATATGGTCTCTCTTGGTCATGCTTCCGTGATAGGTGAAGAAGACAAGACGATTTCTCTCTTATAAAGAATGTGTGGGCTTTGCTGGAAATAAAAGCACAAAGCCCCCACAAACTATCTTCAAAAAACTACAACAAGAAAATGGCTGTTGGATTTGGTCAGAACTTTGAGAACATAGCTTACGTTTACATAAACTCACAACCTCACCTTTGGAAATCTGTTGATCATGAGTTCTTCAAATCTCCAACTCTGAAGGCACTATCAAAGCTCACCAAACAATTCTACGAAAGATTCCACGAGCAGATATTCTCTCCAGAAAATCCAAGTGTAGAGCAGATCGAATATCTCGTAATGGAAGACAAAAAGTCGTTTATGATTGACTTGAACATGTCAGAGGACGACAATGCGAAGACTTTCATTGCGAACGCATCATACATCATCAAGACAAACATAAAAGCATTCTCTGAGGAATGGCTTGACGAGACTGTTGGTGCATGGATAATGTGGCAAAACAACCAGCGAGCATATAAAGAATCAATATCTTATATGCAGACACAGAATATCACACCCGAGAATGTAAAGGAAGTGATATCAAAAGCACGAGAGATTGTAGTTCGAGGATCATCTTTATCGTTTGGTGATGAGGAGGTCTTTGACTTCTATGATCCTCAATCTCACAAGCAGATTTCTATCGAAGATTATATCGACACTGGTTACGGAATGCTCAACCAGATGCTCACCGAGGACAGACATAACGGATTCATACCTGGTACTCTCAACATGTTCATGGGATCTACAAACTCTGGGAAATCGGTGATCCTTGGTAATCTTGCACTCAACATTTCAAGATCGGGCAAAAATGTGCTGTTTGTGTCTGTCGAAATGTCAATTCCAAGAACTTTCCGACGAATTGGCTCGAACGCCTTCGACATTCCAATATCGGAATATGACACATTCTCCAACGACGACGCACTTCTATCAGAATCTATCCAAAAGTTTAGACAGAAGCACATGAACATTGGTGTACCACCAGGTAAGTTCCTCGCCTTGAAGTTCCCAAAGACTGGTGTCTCAAACATCTACGGAACTGCAAAGAGACTTGAAGAGAAGCATGGGATCAAGTGGCACGCAATCGTGATAGACTATTTCACAGAACTACAAAACGATCACGGCACGGCTCAAGATAAAACGTATCAATATCACAAGCAGAATGCCGATGATCTCTATCAAATGGCTTCAGAGACGAACTGGTGTGTGATAACTGCTCATCAGTTGAATAGAGGTGCTTTGAACATGTCCGATATGACACTTTCATCTGTTGCTGAATCTTACGGTATTGTTTATAGATGCGATAGCGTTATCGGGATGATCGCCACTGAGAAGATGCAGGTCGAGCACACGATGTACATGAAGAATCTAAAATGTCGTGATTCGAAATACAAGAACTTCTTCGCAAAGTTTGATACAGAATTCTCAAAGATGAGAATCATAGAAACTGGGGAACTCATAAGTCCAGAAGATTATCAGATCTTCACATAGGTCTTCTGATTACAGGAAGGTACTTTCCTTGCACTCTGATGGTCTTAGTGGTACTTACATAGCATCGAAGGCAAGAAAGCCCAAGGAAAAGGCAAAGAGAAAGCCCAACAACTTCTATCAAGTTGTTGGGCTTTCTCGTTATTATTGTGTTAAGGATTATTGGTTATTTTCCTCCTCCACCCTCTTCTTCATCATCACCTTTCCAAAAGTCACGTTTTACACATTTCAATCTCGTATAAAAACCTCTATCAGACCTGTAAACGTACGAAAGATCATCAGAGACGTATTGGCCAGATAGCATATTGTCAAATCTGATCCCTTCTTCTCTGTCTCCTGCTCTGTCTCTCTCTTCTCTGTCTCTTTGGATGAAGATCGGGATTTGTTGACATACACGAACGTAGTTGTTTATGTCCATCAAGTGACACTCAAGACCAAATCGTGAAGATGACTTTCTTTGTAGGAGGTTTGACATCTTTGAGAAGTAGTAGTTCTTGTGGACATTTTCGGAATATTGCTCGATGAAGTTCACTGATTTATGAACTGTTCTATCCGTGAGTTTATGACTATCACCATCGGTTTCCAAGCTCTTTTGGAAGAACTCTTTATATTCCGAAGAATCGTGATCATAGTAGTGACAGCTTATCTTGTTACCGTCTTCTGTCATATCTCCGATAGAGTTCACAACACGATAGTACGAGATTCCATTCTCTGTCAAGAGCTTTATGTTAGCATTTGACAAGAAGAATGGTGTCATCTCGGATTTTTCTTCATCACTCGTATCGAAATCACGATCACCATATTTGAGAGATTCTCTCACTTTCCGAATGTCAATGTCTATATCAAAAAGCTCATTGACCTCGACAACATTCAAGTAGTAATATTGATCAACAAAAACTCTGAAGAAAGATTTGTCGTCTTTGTACATTGAAGGAATGAGATCAGTTTGCAAGAATTCTTGAATTGTGATGTTCGGACAGATTCTCGTCATCACATCATCAGTTTTCGTGTCGTTTGATGCAAATCCAAGACCGAACATTTTTGCAATGTCTTGCAAAGTGTCGAACGAGGACTTCTTTCCGAACGATTTCACTATGTCATGGTGGAAATCTTCGATTTCAAGAATACCAAAGATCGTGATTCTCGCATTTTCTGATCCAGATGAAGATGACGAGTTTATGATTCTGAAGTTCTGTCTTATTGGTTTGAAGTCTTTGTTATCGGAACGAATGAATAACTTTAATACATCATCTGTCAGAGTTCCATAAGACCTCATCACCCCGAAAGTGTCTTGGAGAGTACAAGAAATCGTAGGTAAAAAAGACTTCCCAATCGAAAGTTCGAAGCTCTCAATTGAACCGTGGTCAAATTGGAATCCATTGATATCAATAAACGGAGCATATCTTCCCACACGCTTCTTTGTTTCTATCGGAATGTCCTTGACATCTGGGATTTTTATATCACCGTGCTTCTGGATATCAATTGTGGGATCAAAAATAACGACTACTTCTTTCATCTCTTCTCACCCTTGAATTCACCCTTGGGAATCTGTTCGATTATGGTCGACATTGCGATATCGGTCGAACCGTTATAACCTTTACGATAGTATGAGAACTTTCGACGATGAACGTACATGTTCGACATAGAATCGACCCTATAAAGTCTCCAGCCCGATTCGACAGACCATTCACGTCTCCCACGTCTCCCAGATTTTGAAACAGATCGAATCTTCACTTTTCCTCGGAGGTTATCTTCTTTGTCTGTCGATGCCACCATCCACGCACGGAGATATTGACGAATCTTGCCGTCGACAACTGAATAACCATAACAATACGGCTCGACAAATCTGGGACCTGGGAGCACACCGTCATCGTCTCGAGAATAGTAGAATTGCACGTAGTATCTTTGCCGTATAGCAGATTGTAGAACACTTCCGTTTATCTCTCCAATCCCCTCAAAGATCTTCAATTTCTTCATACCTGTCGAATATACATTTCGTTATTTACAAATGTTTCCGAAATACGGTCAGAACGAAACTCTAAATAACGAAACTCGTTCTGATGAATATCAAGAAACTATACGACAATATAGCCGACGGCAATCTTACAACAGGTATTGTCGATGATCTCTTATGGAAAGATGCAGAGAGGATCAAGACTGGGAAAGACAGACCACAAGACCTTGATTCACTGCTGGAGATGTACTCAAAGTGGTATCTTTCGAAGAAGTCACTGATCAGAATTGAAGATCCAACATTCCTCTCTTTTAAGATAATCATCGATTGGACATCACCACTTTTTAGGAACAACGACAAGCGTGTTCAAGTGAGGAAAGAGAAAATGGGAGGTGGTGAAAGTCTGTCGTATTACTTAGAATCGGTAAACCAGACTTGGAGAAAGGAAAAACTTCTGAATTTCCAAGGAAAGATGCGAGAACTAATGACCAATCGATTCCATTACATGAAGTCAATGGATGGTCTTGGAAGTTTTTGGAAGATACAGCCAAAAGTCGCATTTCTCCCACAAGAGATAACGATTAGCACGATAGAATCGATGGACATGTTCATATCTTCGATGGCAGATGACTATCTTCATGCAACGTACGACTATCAGAACATGAAGAATGTCGCACCGATCAACCTTCGACGGTTTGACATGATCGTCGTCATTCACGAAATCAGAAACATAAAGTCGCTTCTCACTAACTACTTCAACAATGATGAGAAGTACAAGAAGATAATGGAAGAACATGGTGGTGAATCCGAGAGATTCATTGAGGATCGTGACGGTATGGTCTTCCTCAATCCTTACCTCGGAACTCATGCCTACAAGTTCACAGATTGTGAGTTCGACTTTTCAGAAACTTTCTCCTATCTTTCCAGTGTCTCCAATGAAGGAGGTAAAGAAGTGTCTACAAAGTTCAAGATATCGCTTGGTCGTATGGACTTCAGATATCACGATCTTGACGTGTTCTCAGAATCGGCAAGAAAGAAGAGATTCCTCGAGGAAGTAGAACCACACGTTTATCAGAGATCAGACAAACAATCTGAAATCTCGAGAGAGGTCAGAAGATTCACGACAGATGGTCAGAAGTCTTCCTCTTCGGGGATTGGCGATATCGTCAAGAAGATCGCCATTGAGGAAGCTCGAAAGACATCAGAAGCTATTACAAGAGCGATCGATAACCAGATCAAGGGAACAGCATCACACGCAACTAAAGCATTGAAACAGAAGCTTGATGAACTTGAGACCGAGTTCAGACCTTCAAATGTTGCAGGAAGATTTGTAAACAAACAAGCAAAGAAAGCAGGTGATTCTGCAAAGCGTGCAATCGACAAAGTGGATGCTGTAGCAGATACTGCAATTTCAAAGTTGAAAGCTTTTATGGGGGATACAGGAAGTGCAGGGAATGATTCAGAGCAAGGTGGACAGATCATTAAAAGTCATAACGACCAGTTCGGTACGTCAAAAGAAGAGACTGCAAAAGCTCTGAAGTCTATAAAGGAGAACTCTGAATTCGAATTCCCAAGAAAGCAAGAGGATGACACTCGTGAGCAACTTCGTGAAATAATAACCGAGAACAAGTCGAAGTTTGAGTATGTTCGATCTGTTTTTGAAGAATCAATGAAGCAAAATGGATAATTACAAGGCACTTCATAGAAGAAAAACAAAACTGAAGAATCTCGGGTACGATTATAGAGGAAAGATCATGCAGAGATCGCTTTCCTCTATAATCTACCTTAATGAAAATGTTGAAGGATTCTTGAAGTATATCGAAGACATAATGACGCATCTTGTCTATTCCGTGAAATCTATCAAGAAGAGAGTGAACTTCCTTGTCGACAAAGATGAAGACTACATCAATTAAAGACATCCTCGGTGAGGATCTTTTCAAGGAATATGAACGTGTGATGGAAAGCACGGCAGAAGTCGACATGTGTAAGATACACTTCGACGAGATTCCTGCATGTCCTCTGGAAGGATGTCACTTGACGATACCTTCCGACATAAAGCCTGTGATTGACAAGTCGTTATTAGACGCTGTCGACAAACTCACAAAGCAAGAAGAACCACCATTTTCAATTGATGAATGTTTGTCTTCGATTAGTTCTACTATAAGTAACGTATCTACAAGAGTAGAGAAAGATAAAGGAACAATTCGAAGAATACTTGAACTTTCCAAAGATCTGTCTTTGATTTATGCTTGCTCTTTTATCCACGAGAAATCTTTAAAAGATAGATCGAAGATAACTGGTCTTGAAGCGGGTATCCCTTCGAGAGTTTATGATGTGATTAAAAATGCCCATCAAAAATCATCATCACCAATAGAGAGAGTTGAAGATCTCTCTCGAAAACTCAACTTTGAGAGTTTGGAGAAACTTCTCGAATCTCTTGATTATGCTCTTCGTATATTCAACAATTGTACAAACAGCAAGAGGAAGTACGATTCGAAGAATGCGATAAAGATCTTCGGGAAGAAGGATGGTAAAAAACTGAAGTCGAGAATCTTCCATCAGTCTTACGTAGAGCACTTCATAATAGACTTTTGTAACAAGTTCGTAGTTTTCGATACAGAACTCAAAGAGAAACAGATCGTGGATGATCTTCGAGCGGTGAAATGTGTAATACAGTCAATGATTGGTGATGATAATGCGAAGGAAGACAAATCATCGACAAATCAAGATGCTGATATGTCTTTACGTGAAATCTCCAGAAATCCAAAGGCTTATGATATCACAAAACCTGCATATTGGAGAAAGTTCACGAGCTTTTTGAACATTGTCTCGGTGATCCCTACGTATTGGACAACTGGTATAATCCTTCCACCTTCCACACCTATCAAGCTTCCGATCATCCACAAGTTCATGGTGGTCATTCCTGCAGTCATAATTGGGAAGATCTTCGTTGTGTGGCTGACTATCAACGGTGTCGTAGTTTTCCCCACAATGCTTGAAATAGACCTTAATCGAAAAGTCTCCTCGACATGGAGGATTCTCTTCCGTGGAGGATCTGTGAAGATAAAAGACAATGGAGGATCGATTGTTATAAACACAAACTTAAAGACGGAGACGGAAAATGGAGGATCTGCAATAGTCGACACTGATCCTTCCTCATTCCAATCCCTTGCTATCCAATCTGACGATTTCCCACCTTTTGAAAGAATGGGAATGAACAATTTACAATTCATAGCTTTCCTCAACGAAATGATGAGGAAGCAGACACCTTACATGGGCTTTCCTGCATAATTAGAAAGAACACATGCTACAGAATCCAAATCCTAATAACACAAGAGGATATAAACAAGGTTACTACATTCCAACCAATAAGGACAAGTTTGTTGGACATCTCAACAAAGAAGGTGTTCCGTACAGATCATCTTTAGAACTCAAGTTCATGCGACTTATTGATGCGAATCCGAATGTAGAAAAGTGGACATACGAACATCCCGACACAAAGATCTCGTATTTCGATCCAATGATGCAAAAACAGAGGACTTACTACCCAGATTTTTGGATGCAGATGAGAGTGAAGGGAGAACTTAAAACGTTCCTCATAGAAGTAAAACCTTACTCTCAAACTCAGATTCCTAAGAGAAGTGCAAAGAAATCGAAATCGACATATAGCCGAGAACTACAGACAAATCTGAATGTAGAAGTAAAGAGAAGATCTGCAGAAAAGTTCTGTGCAGAGAGAGGTTGGAAATATCTCTTCGTGACAGAGAAGTTCTTTAAATGAGAAAGTACTCTCCTGATTAAAGAGAGGTACTTTCCTTGAGCTTGAGTATAGTTTCCGCTATTTTCATATTCTCAGATATCTTCGAGGACAAGGAAAGTACCTCTCTTTAATTCAACAAATCTTGATTTTAATCCCAATATGCAGAAAAGGCGACAACTCTCTAAATCGAGTTGTCGCCTTTCGTTTTTCAAAGATAGCGATCAAATCACCATTCTCCAAATGCTTCTGTCTTCTCGTTCATCTTTTTCGCCTTATATTGAATGGTACGTTTTCTTCGCCATTCACATAGCGAACAGTTACATCTTCCCATAGAGACGTGTTTATGTTTAAAGATTTGGACATAACGAGGATTCTTCCCACGAACTTCTGCTAAAAATCGACCACGGTACTTGAACATCTTATAGCCATTTCCACGAGCAACTTTCTCAGTATCCAAGTACCTATCTCGTTCAAATCGGATAGACAGTTCTCCATCGGTAAGCATCTTACGCTTTAAAGTCTTCTTCATCGTATGTGTTGTGATATCTTTTTAGTTATCTTTAGAAAATGACGAAGGGCTGTCGTTCTCTGAATCGAACGACAGCCCTTCTAACAACAAAAAGTGGTGAACCTATTGTAGGAGGCGAAGTATAGTGTCATCACTTTATGGATTCCGATTATACTGCAGACGTTTAACACGTAGACAAACGATAATGAAGATTCATTGCTGAATATCTGCAAATCGGAGACTATGATTGATAACCGTTTAGATGACTGCAGATAGTGCCGACAGGAGCACGAAGCCATTAACCTTAGATTTTCAATGCAGGAAATCTGCTATCTAAACGGATGTTTTCTTAATGTTTTCGTCGAAATCTTTACTACAGACGGTCTATGAGCCAGTTATGAATAATTATGTTTGCTGTATGTCTATAAATCTCGACATTGAGAATTCTTTAAAAGAACGCTTTTGTTTTGATGACTTCCCAGTGGACTACGTAATTTTTAGGAGCAATTGCGATATCTTCTTGCTGTGAATCCAATAGTCATTTTTGAGGAGAGAGTGGGATTCGAACCCACGGATCGTTTCCGACCTTCAGTTTTCAAGACTGATGCGATAGACCGCTCTGCCATCTCTCCAACGAGTTTTTTACTTGCCCAGAGAGGTTGGTGGAGCATCACTATAAATCCTAAACGCTCTCTCAATCTACTCAACAGCCGTATCATCATCATGGTTCAAACCACTAGGGATTTTAGCTTCTCCAATGAGGGCTTTGTCACTCTGCACAAGAGACTTTTCTGATAATCTTACACGCTATCAAGGTTGTTCTTTACCTATCGACCTATAGTCCCATTAATCAAAGACCAAGCCGAGTGATAGAGTTGTTGTTCAATATTGCGATATCTTCAAGAAAGTCCCAACTCTATGAAAGATTCCGTGAAGATAGCTACTGTGTATCTTTTCAAGTAGCCCTCGAGTCGCTTTTTCTTTTTATTTTTGTAGAGGTGGTAAGAATCGAACTTACGAAGCCTTTTAAGACGAGTGATTTACAGTCACTTGCAATTGCCACTATGCGACACCTCTGTTCCTTTTTATTTTTGCGAAGAGAAGAGGGGTCGAACCTCTCTGATCTTTATGGTTAGATCATCAGACCTTTTTCTGAATCTCTTCATAAGTCTTATTATTTGATCTTCCTATCGGTTTCGTTTCCTTCTTTTTATCATCATTGATCTCTATTGATCAGATCATTTAGTCGTAGTTTGTTTCTTCTTGATGATTATCCTAAAATAAGAACATTTCCCATTCACAGATAAACATTTCCCATCGTTTCCCTTTCTGGAACCCACAATCTCAAATTGGCGTGGATCGAATTTATGTAAGAATGTTATCGGAACTCCCATATAACCACTGTAATCTCGTGGTATGTTCTTAGTCTTATCAACATTTATACCATCATAATTGTCGTATTTGGGATATTCATGTTCGTGCCCATAGTAGCTTTTGGTAAGCGAGATCTCTTTACGATGCGTAAAATTGTCCAAATTCGTAAGCCACAGACAATTGTTGGTAGATACAACCCTGTTACCAGATTCGTCTATCCTTGTTTCTGTTCCGTAGAGTTCATAATGAGCTGGTACAACAAACCCAGAAATTCCTCTCGCAATATTCACACCAAGCCATACCTTACCATCTTGAATGAGCTTGAAAATCTCTTTATAAGTGATGGCGTTGATATTCCCAATAATGAGAAAGAGCTTATCATATCTTGTTAATTGTGCAACATACTCACGGAACAACGAAAATGGTGGATTGGTAACAACTATGTCAGATTGTTCCAGTAAGGCAATACTTTCTTGGCTACGAAAGTCGCCATCGCCCTTGAAGTAGACAACATTGGCGGTCTTTGGATCTGCATCAGCAAGTTCTGTCCCTGTGTATTCAAAGAAAAAGCCATGACCGTTTTCCTTATAACAAGATGCGATCACCTTCTTAAGTCCTAATGCTTTGAAGTTAGAAACGAAGTATCTGAAAAAGTTACCCGTCAAAGGATCATCACAATTGCAATACACAACTTTCCCCTTAAAATAGCTTTCATAATGTCGCAATTCTCTCTCGATGTCAATAAGTTGCGTATAGAACTCGTCGTTCTTCTGCTTTTTAGCCTTCTGAAGTAACTTATTAGTTGCCTTCCTTACCATGTTTCGATTCAAGTTTTAACTATTCTTCTGTTTAGGGATTTGTGTGTGACAGACTTATTAAGTCCGTACAATATAAGCATCGTAGACATATTGTAAATCATCAAAGTACGAGCTTAGATATTCATAACAACCTCGCAATGTTAGATATGCGTAATAGTCCGATCTTGAGTTGTACTCTCCATTTTGATAGCCATAGCAAGCATTAGTGAAATCGTTTATAAGCCGTTCCAATTTAGCAACGGTTTTATCAACCTCTTCAGATGATTTCCAACGTAAGCTAACCAACTTTACATGTGTGATAAAATCGTTGATTTCTCGTTGATTCCTTTTTATCGTGAGCTTGAACTCATAGGGACTATCGTAAGGATCGTCTTTGATAGGCATCCGTGTTTTTGTTGTTGTTATTTCAACCTCAAACATTGGACTTCCATTGTAGTCCAATGTCTGTGATGATTGATATATCTTGATATTCGTCTTATATTCACCTTTATCAAGACCTTCGTAAAACTCTGTAGGACTAATCATTGATCTTGTGATTCAGTAGAGGTCTTCCGAGTAAAGAACCATATTTTCATCATCGACCTCTATTTGGCCAGATTCTTTGGCTATTTTACAAGCTTCATACCTATCGACAAATCTTCCCTTGGATGTGTAAAAGCCTTATCGTATGTGAAAAATCTGCGTTTTATCCAGTTCTCACTTCTTGTTTCAACCTACCATTACTTTTTAGGAACACGAGGTTCGGTCATCCATAAGAGAGCAGTCCGCAAGCGTAAATTCGGTGTTACGAACACCTATTCATCTTTTTTATATCTTAGCCAGTTCGAAGTTTTCTTTGTCCTTCAAAAAGAATGTTCTTCGAAGCGTTTATATCTCTGTCGTGATATTCACCACATTCGGGACAAGTCCAAAACCTATCACCGAGTTTCAAGTCTTTCTTCTTGTAACCACAACACGAACAAGTCTTTGAACTTGGATAGAACCTATTGATAAGAACAACTCGCTTATCATTCATAAGAGCCTTATATTGCAATATCGACTTGAACCGATAAAATCCAGACTCTTGGATAGCATTCGCAAGATAACGATTTCCAAGCATCCCTTTAATATTCAAGTCTTCCATGAACACCGTGTCGTATGATTTCAATATCTCGTTCACAACTGAGTGGATGTAGTTCTCTTTCTTGTTCGTTATATTCGCAATCACTTTTGCAAGTCTGATTCTCTGTTTGTTCCTATTGTTTGAACCTTTGACCTTTCTGGATAATTGACGTTGAAGTTTGATCATCTTCTTTTCCTCCTTCTTGAAGAAGTGTTTGTTTTCAAACACAGTTTCATCGGAGGTTATAACGAAATCTTTCACGCCAAGGTCAATACCAACTTGTTTGTTGGTCTTTCCGAATTTCACAAATTCCGCTTCGGGAATGTCTACAAGAATCGACAAGAAGAAATTCCCACTCTTGGTTTTCGAGAGAGTTGCGCTTCTTATGTTGTCCTTGTATTTCTGCAAGCGTTTGTGATATAAGTCAGAACAACGGAATCTGAGGTTCTTAAGGGAAGTGATTAAAGTTATGTGCTTCGTTTCGAAAGTGTTCCTCTTTGAAATGGCATTACGAGGAAACAATGCCGATTGTTTGTCTTTCTTTGATTTAAACTTTGGAAATCCTTTATGATGATTGAAGAAGTTTTGATAAGCACCGACCATCTGTTTGATTGCTTGGTTCATCACCTTTGTGTTCTGTTCTTTTATCCAAACATGTTGTTCATCTTTCAGCAATGTTCCATGGAAGTACTTTGATAGATCGTTTTCGCTTAGACTTGTCTTGTCAGTTTCATAAGCAGTCTTTCTTTTATCGAGCATGTGGTTATAGACAAAACGATAAGCACCAAGAACCTTGTTAAGTTCTTGTTCCTGCGCTTTGTTTGGATATAACCTTACTTTAATTGCTCTTAACATGCTTATGATCAACCATTACAGATCTTTTTCTTCTGCTAAGATCCTATCGAATTCCAGTCTCAGACAGCGAAGATAGCCGTGCATGTATTCGTACTTAGTCTGCTGAAAGAACTTCTCATCTGGTGACAACTTCTCAAATTCCAGAGACTGGATGAAATCGAGTTGCTTCAAAGTGACCTCTTTGAACCTTTCATAGCTCTTCAGAGCTTTCCGTCTCCTCTGTTCATATTCTTCAAGCATAACTCGTCTAATTGTCGTTTACGATTTTTGTAACAGCGCAAAACTTCTTCAACTTTTCCTCAAGATCAAGGATGTCCTGCTTATCTTCCGTTTCATAAAGAACTGGTTCATTCTGACGAACAAGTTCCATAGCGAAGCTAAGTGAAATACGAAGATGATCCATTAGGCACTTTATAACTTGAAGAGGTGCCCTGCCTTTGTCTATGAGAATTAATCGAAACATTTTGTTGGTATTTTTATTGTTTCTCTAACTGATTTCTAACCGCCGTCCCGAAGAAGGTCAAGAAGGTGATCGCATCTTCTCTTCTTGCAAACAAGAAATAACCAATATCCACACCTTCAAAAGTCACCATGTGTTTATACTTCTCGATTGATCTGATAATCATCCTTGGAGGGGATGAGAAGAAGTATTCATTGAGGATATGATGGGTGATGATATTACATGCTTCGGAAACAGCATTGTTATGATCTTCGCCTAGATTATGATGAAAATCTTTTATCTTTCCGCCAATCCCTAGACATCCGTAACATGTTAAGATTATATCATCAGTGATGGTGGACTTCTTCAGATATGCATTGAGGTTCACTTTAGGTCTGTCTGAATCTGTGTAATCTCCCCATTTTCCATCATAGAGCCTTCTATAAAATATGATGGATTCATATAAACCGATATGTGGAGTAACGCAATCTTGTGTTGATTTATCGAAGTGGCTATTGATTGTTTGGTATGCATTGCAGATGCGGTGTGCAACAGTCCTATATCCTACATTGACATATCCAAGGATTGTGCTTTCATCACAAGGTGTTACAGCAGAGATCCAGCGGACACAATCGTCGTCGTTATCATAACTTGCATATTGGATTTCGAAGTCAAACTCTGGGGTGAATTTATCACTGTGTTCCTTGCATCTCTCAAAGATCTTTCGCATAGCATAGGAAACACATTCATAAACATCATCATGTAGTTTCTCTGACCTATCAATGTACTTACCACCTTCATACAGATAGGTCTTATAATAGACATCCTCATTCCCAGTCATGGTCTCTTCTGTGCAGTCGATAGACAGTTCATTTTCATCACCCAATGAACGTGGTGTCTCCACATGGAAAACTGCTTTTCGAGAGACAGTTTTCCCTTCACCAATTTCCACCTCATCGTTTGCAACAAAAACATCATAACAAGAGGGAGCTGTGTTATGCATGATGAGATTTGAGATTGAACCCTTTTCCAGATTGTTCATATTTTTTCTTGAGTGTTCCAAGTAGGGATTGAACCTACGACCTACTGATTATGAGTCAGTTGCTCTTACCGACTGAGCTATTGGAACATTTGTTCAATTGAACAAAGAGTGATTATTAATTAATGAACCTTTTCAGAAATCTTATAAAAGACGTTTTTAGAACGTTTTACTGTATCCAAAAACATCCGAAAGATCTCTCAATGAATCATTATCCAGAATCTCGTGAACATTGTTGTAAACCGTACCAAGAAGATTCGATCCTCTCCACTTTGATTTGTCCAAGATACGAAGATCATTTTCTGCAAGTCCACACCCCCAGATTTTGTCATAAGGACTGGCTTCTACAAACTCATAACCTTCATCTATCAGTTGTGTGTAGTGATCTCTGATTGTCTTGGAAGATCTTAGCTTCATGAGAACTACAAAGAGCATCACGTCATATCTGACAGATGACCATTTTCCATCTTCGAAGTTTCGAACAAGTCTTCCAAGCTCTTTACAAAAACGAGGACTATCAGAGTTCTTGAGGATTTCCATTGCGATATCTTCATCACCGAAGTACTTCGCTTTCAAGAACATGAACAACGATTCACCGCAATGGAAAGTCATCCCATTATAATCGATCTCAGACTTATAGAAGTTGCTAAAAATGTCCGAACCAGTGAAGAAAGTCACCAATTTGTAATCTTCGAAGATTTGCATTGTGTTTCTTGTTCTTTTTTGTGATTCCAGTGGGGATCGAACCCACAACCCCTGCATTAAAAGTGCAGTGCTCTACCTGTTGAGCTATGAAATCGAACCAACCTTAAACAATCTCTTCTGAATGATTGCTTCGGTGTTCTTATTGTGAATGTCAAGATGTTAGTTTCAATGATGATTATTGATGATTTTGGAGGATTATTGGAAGCTATTCACGACCATCACAGTTATTAATGCCAAAAACGCCAATCTCCGATGAATTGGTTCTTTTTTATCAAAAAGAACCAATTCATCGGAGATTGGCGGATTGTTGTTTGAGGGATGATTGAAGATTGAAGAAATGTGTTAAAGTGTATTATCAATTGATACGCTTTAAAGAGAGGTACTTTCCTTGCGCTCTGAGAGGTTCAAGAATATGAAAATAGCGGAAAATAGATCAGAGCGCAAGGAAAGTACCAAGGAAAGCCAAGGAGAGTATTTTCTGATTATTATGGTCTCCTCGGTTCACATGGGAATATCGATTCTGAACATTTTTGAGGTTTATGAATCATCTTCCGAAAACAATGGTTATTTCCAAGGATTATCAAAAGACTATGACAATAATGAAGGACAATGGAAGATCATCAATGACTATCGAGACAATGATCGAAAATAATTGAATTAAAGGAAGGTACTTTCCTTGCGCTCTGAGATATCTGAGAATATGAAAATAGCGGAGACTATACTCGAGTTCAAGGAAAGTACCAAGGAAAGCCAAGGAGACATATTTTCGAGGGTTATGGTCTCTGTGGCTTATGGGAGGAATATCTTGGAAAGAGAATATCGGTTTTAAGGTGTTAAAAGGTGTTAATCTGTTCGGGGGATTTGACACAGGTCTTTTTTAAAGTTTTTTGCGTGCGTGCGCTTTTTTTGGAGTTTCACGCATGCGTTTTTTTAAAGTTCCCTAACACGCACCTGGTACTTTTGGTTTAAACTGGAAATTTAAAAACATGCGCACGACATGTTTCTGCGCTCAATGTATGGTTTGGGGCAGCCTGGCTTGGCACTATCGTGCCAAGGCTGACCCCAAACCAGTTGTAAATACTTTGTATTTACGATAAAACTGGAAAAAAATACCGCATGCGTATACGGGTATACACGGGAATTCGCGCGTTTTTTTAAAGTTTCGTGTATACGCACGGTTTGTCGGCAAATTCCGAGGATAATCTGATTATCTGTATGATTATCTGTCTGATGAATCCTCCAATTTTCAACTTTCCATTCAAAATCAGTTAACAATTCTTAACAAATCTCCGTTCTTGGAATGATTATCTTTCAATTTCAATCTCTCTTTGAATAATCCTCCATTGTCTTTCCAAGAATCATAGTCTTTCCAAGAATCATAAATATCTCGGGAATCATCAATGGTCTCTTTCAATTGTTCTGGTCTATTCTGGGATTCAAAAAAGACTGATTTTGATTTTCAACAATCCTCGTCCACAATAAAACCATTTAACGATCATCTTTTGTCTTCAAAACGATTATCATTAAAGGGGCGGAAATCTATGATTCAGACAAAAGTCATCAGTCTATCAATCAATCTTTAGAGAAATTTTCAAAGAAGTGATGATCTTTTCAATGATTAATCAATAGATTCCAAAGTCTTCAAAGAATCAGCTATTGTCTTTGATTGTCTTTCAAAGTCTTTGATGATCTTTTCACGATCCTCTATTGTCTTTCCATAGTCGATTGTCTTTCCATAGTCATTGACAATAGTCATTGTCTTCCGACAGAAACCCACCATTCAACAGAATACCTCTTCTGATTACAGGAAGGTACTTTCCTTGCGCTCTGATCTATTTGACGCTATTTCTACCCCACTGAATGTCTTCGAGGACAAGGAAAGTACCTCTCTTTAATTCGACCATTTTTAGCCATTTTCTTTCAATAATCCTTTGATAATCCTTCATTGTCTTCCGATTATCGTTCATAGTATTCGATGATTAGTCATTGTCTTTCAATAGTCCTTTGATGATCATCATTGTCTTTCCATAATCAGTCATTGTCTTTGATTGTCTTCCGACAGAAACCCATAATCCTCGAGAATATGTCTCCTGATTACAGGAAGGTACTTTCCTTGAACTCGAGTATAGTCTCCGCTATTTTCATATTCTTGAATATCTCAGAGCGCAAGGAAAGTACCTCGTCTTAATTAACAAATCAGAACTATTGTCTCTTCATAATCCTTTGATAATCCTCCGTTGTCTTTCAACAATCGTCATTGTCTTTCATAGTCTTCCATAGTCTTCCATAATCCTTCGAAATGGTCTATTGCCTTCGGACGATGACCCATAGTCTCACGGAATACCTCTCCTTGGCTTTCCTTGGTACTTTCCTTGAACTCTGATCCATTTTCCGCTATTTTCATATTCTCGGGCTATTTCGAGTGCAAGGAAAGTACCTTCCTTTAATGTGATAGTTTAATAACACATTTCCAGTCATTTTTCCAGTCAATTTTTCTGAATATGACTGGAAGGTCAATGTTTGAATACAGATGTGGGGAGAAGTTTCGAACATCTTCTCCCCACATTCTTCTTTTTAGTTGATAAGTCTCTTCGTTTAGTGAATGGTTCTTCTTTTAAGGAAACTTTCGTTGATTTCTCTGAAAAGTGATCTTGACTTTTTATCCAAGTTCAATGGATCACGACAATCATCGATTATGAAGAACTTCGAAGGTGTCTTCACCATTTGTTTCGACATAATGTAAGAATGGTAAGTTTCATCAACTTCGTGATTTGCGATTCGAATCTGTCGAATGGCGTATTTCCCAGTAATTAGTGCGACTTGTCCATCAATCTCCAAAACAGATGACCTTTCTCTGTACAGAAGTTTCATGACCTTCTCCATTGGTTCTGTATGGTCGAAGACACTCTTGAGAATTGTTGAATCTCCATCGTTTACTTGATAGATATTGAACCTCATAAAGTGGTGTTCATTGTTGATTCCTATGACAACACAATAGAACTTTCTCCGCTCAAGATCAATTTCCAAAGAGAACGAATGTTCACCACTGACGACTATGTTCTTTGTTGAAACGGAAATTGAGAATGGTTTCCCATCTACATTGATCACTTTCGAAAGACTGTCGTCGAGAAGTTCTATCCAGAACATGAAGGAAATCCCCTGCCGTGAATGAACTCTCGGGAGGTATTTGATAGCTGTTTCTCCAGTTTTCCCTACTGACATGTCGTAGATGAACTTTCCAAGTGAGTTCCCATTGTTATCATAATCACATCTTTCAGATTTAACAAGACTTGGATCAAACTCTGAATGAAGAAGATCATCAACCCCTACGTTGTCCAGATTTTGCTTCGTGTTCTGCATGTCTTCCATTTCGTCTATTTGTTCATCTGAATAATCGTCAATCTTCACGTGTTCTTTTAAGAACTCAAGATCATCATCCCTTTTGTCGACATTCGTCATGTCTTCATACTTCTTGATTGTACAAACATAGAAGCTTCCATGTTCACCTATCCCATGATTGAGATAAACGTCTTGGATCATGTACATTCTGTTAATCTCCGAGAAGTAAAGGTAGTCCATTTTTCTTGGTTCTTCTTTTATCCCAAACACTTCTTCGAAATAGGTCTTCTCAAAGTAAACTTCCAGTTTTTCAAACTCGATCCCCCATTGTGAGAACTCATGCTTAGGTTCTGGGATCTGGTTGTCTTTCAAGACAACTTTTAAGATCTTCATGTCGACGACATTCTGCAGAGAATATTCTCTTAAGAACTCATCTTTGGACTTCAGATCTGGATTTGTGTGCCAATACTTAACACTCACCGCTGAATGTTGCTGGATGTAATAGTTCATGTCGATCTCCAATTTCTGAAGACCTATTGACATTCGAGAATAATCAGCAAGTGAATCCACACCAGACAGCAGGAACGATTCTCCTTGATCTATAAAAGTGGTCTGTGGAGATTTGTACTTGATTAGTGGTTTCTCGATCGATATAGTCGATCCCAAGAAGTTCTCCACAAGAGAGTATCTGACTTTGATATGTTTTCCGTGAACACCGACAAGAGAATCTCTGTTATACGATTTCCACGAATCCCAATTTTTCCCATCGGAAGAAGTCGTAAAGTCTCGGAGAAGCAAGGAAGATGAGTTTTCACCTTCAACCTTCTCCATAACATACTCGATCTCCATTGGCGATTTCTCTATGTCGAATATAGCCGAAGAACCTACAGTCCTCAATTTTTTCATACTTTCTGAAGAAATGTTTTGTTGTTTATCTGCTATAAGATAATGCAGATAGGTAAAGACAATCAATAAACAACGATTAGACGATAAATGAAGATTCTCATAATTGGTGACATTCACGAAAGCGACTTTTGGATAGAACATGTTCAAAAAAACAAAGACAGTGTCGAGAAGATCGTTTTTATGGGGGACTATTTCGATTCATTCAAGAAAGTCTCTGCGCAGGTGGCTTCAGAGAACTTCAAGAAGATCCTCGCTCTTCGAGAATCTATTGGAGTGGAAAAAGTCATAATGCTTATCGGAAACCATGACTTCCACTATACAAAGTTTTGCATGGGAAGATACAGCGGATTTTCCACCACGACATTTGTCCTTGTAGGAAGTCTCCTTGATGAGCTTGTAGATCGAGGAACTTTGGTTCTCTCCTATGAATCTGACGGTTATCTTTTCTCTCATGCTGGGGTCTCCGAGACTTGGTTCAAGGAAATGGTTGGAGAAGATTCAAGTGTCGAAGATATCAATGGTGTGTTCAAGCAATCTCCAAGGATTGTCGAGTTCCGAAAAGATGAACGGACAACATCGCAATATGGTGACAACATTCATCAGTCTCCAATCTGGATTCGACCAAATGCTCTCTCGGAAAACCCTTACGGAGATTATCACCAAATAGTTGGTCATACTGCTTTCGATTTCTCGAATATCGATTCTAATCGTGTGACTATGGACAATGGTAAGAACCTCTATTTCACAGATTCTAATCAACACGAAGCATTCATCTTGGATACCGAGACTGGAGAGTGTGAAATCCTAAGATAAAACAATAATCCGAACACAGATTGGGCGTAACAACTTTCTATTTTTGTTGTTACGCCCAATCTTTATTTTTAATCGATAAACTCGTAGTTGTCGGGATTGTTCACAATGTAGCAACCTACATCAATGTAGTAAAATTCGCCACCACTTTTTATTACGTTTGATTCTCGAACATCATCTATCAGATAATAACCATCAAAGTAGATGTTTCGAGAATAACCAGTTTCTTTGTTTTTACATGGTCTAAAACCTCTCTTGCGAAGATCTCTTCTTATTTCTTCTTCTGTAGCATCAACACCTTCGATGAACTTCTGAGTGGTCATAAAGTAACTGCTGTCGTTCTCGATTATGCAGAAAGCGATCGGTGTTATCTTACTCTCTGGGAAAACTTGATTATAAGTTTTAAGAGATCTGCACCAGAAGTCAGCGTTGACCTCATAGTCGCAAGATACACCAAGAAGTCTTGTGGATGTGCTTTTGACAACCTTGTCTCCGTCGATATGCTTCCAAACGAAACTTTCACCACCTGTGTTTAATGGTTGCATAATGTCACCATCAATAACACTTGCTAGTATTTCGTCATAGATATCAACATCGTAGCCACAATCAATAACCCTTGTGAAATCTGATCTCCAACTTTCAAAGATTGGTTTTATTAGGTGGTTCATGATGATTTTTCCGTTTCTTTATGTAAAATAAAGAAACGTTTCCGTCGGGCAAATATACCACCTTAAATAAGCAAAATATCTAAAAGAAAGACGAATTAAAATATGAGTAACAATACAAGAGATTATCACTTCTCCAAGAGTAGAGTGAATAATTCGCTGGATGAACCATTGTTCCTTACGAAGTTCTCTGCAAACATCATACTTCCAGACATCCTCAAAGAAAAGTATGGTACAGCAGAACTTCTCCACGAACAGATGTTGAAAATTGGTGGTCTTGATCTCGATAAGGTACCAGGTACTGTCACACAGAAGTTCCGCTATAACGATAGATCGTTCATTGGTACTATTCTTGATACTAAGGTGGAACTGTCGTTTGACTTTGAAGTAAACGTGGATTCCGAAACGAACGTTCCTTATCCTTACAACCTCCTGCAGGATTGGCTTCGTCTCTGTTATGATCCTAACACTGGCTTCCAATCTCTCAAGAAAGACTATGCAGGGAAATGTACGATAGATGTCACTGACAAGATCGGCAGACTTATCCGCCACGTCGACGTGGGGATCATGTTCCCAAAGTCAAATCTTCCTGCATGGGAACTGAACAACACACAGGAAGCGATCTATAAGATCACTGGTTTTAAGTTCCAGTGTGAAAATGTGAAGTCATACAGAGCAGAAGACATCTAAAAAACTTATTCTTTCAAATAACCATTTATCCGAATTGGGCTGTCGGGGGAGAAATCTCGACAGCCCAATCCATATAAAAACTATGAACAAAACCAACTCTTCTCTATATGAAAGTCTTAGAACTATTGAAGAATCTGAATCATGAGGTCATCAATCTCTTTCACGATTCTATAAAATCGTCATTGTTAGATAACGGTATCTACTTCGATGATCTTCGTGTGTCAGTTTCTCTACACGAAGGCAAATCTGTCCACGTCGATTGTAATATCTCTCAAGAAGGTATAGAAAAGACGTATACGATCTGTACAATGACAGACGGCATTCTCTATGCTCTTTGTGACACGTCAGTCTACGGCAAGTACCATGACGAGAACCAGAGTGTGATGGAAACCATAAGCGAATCTGCTACTGTTGAGGATGTTGTACAGAGGTTTGTGCAGTATATCACTCACAGATAAAACCGATCTTTAGTTGCTTATTTTTTCGTTTTGTCGTGACGATTGGTTTTTCTACCACATCGTCACGACAAAACATATAAGAGAAGTGGAAATTTCGTATAAAGATGGAAAATGTAACAACAAACTTGACAACAATAGACGACAACAGATTAAAAAGGTATCTTCTACTGATTGGTGACTTACACTTTGGTCGTGCTTCTAATGATCAGTCCGAACTCGATGAAAGTGTGAGATATTTTCACGAGTTCTTGTTCCCACTTCTCGAGAGAATGAATGAGAAATGCGGAGGGAACGTGTCGATCATTCAGATGGGTGATGTCTTTGATAATAAGTCATCTGTTGGAACACTTACTGGGAACAACGTCATTGATATCTTCTTAAGACTTGCATCAAAGAACGACGTTTATGTTCTTGTTGGGAATCACGACACTGTTTATAAGGACATCCGTCATATCAACAACAACAAATCAATCTCTCTCATTCCAAGAGTGAATGTCATCCCGAACATCACAAAGATCCTCACAGAATCTGGAACACCTGCTTTCCTCTTACCTAATTATGGGAATAAGGAGCTGTTCAAGAAGGCAGTTGATCTTTGTGAAGATTCTTCTTACATCTTTGGTCATGACGAGATCTCTGGCTTCCATTATGAAGGCAAGGAAGTTTCTGAGATTCACTCTTTACCAATGTCTGAGTTTGAAAGGTTCAAGCATGTCTTCATGGGTCATATTCACAAGCCACAAGACAGTGCAAATATCACCTATGTTGGAAGTGCTTATCATACAAGAGTTAACGAATGGAGAAATGTTCCACAAATAGTTATTCTTGACACCGAGACTGGAAAGATTCAGAAGATTGAGAACAAGGTATCTTCGAGATATGTGAAAATAGACCTCTTCAAGTTCCTCGACATGCGGAGATCAGAAGCATTGGAATTTGTGAAAGGCAACAAGGTCGTCGTTCAGTGTCCTAACGACACCATTATGAGATTCCAGACACCACGTATAACCCAATCTGTAGAAGGTTATAAGAAGATCGACTACAAGCAGGTGTTCGATAAAAATCAAAAGATTGGTGGAGAAAGTGTTGACTTGGAAGATGATGACGACCTCCAAGATATCTCGAACGTAGAACTATCATCCGACATTTTTAGCTACATCAATGACTATATCGAAAGCATTGATTCAGTTGTCATCCAAGGCACGCTGATTCCCTTGTCTGAAAAAGCAAAGTTGAAGATACAAGAATCGCTGAAGAAGATCTACGATTCAGTCTCTGAAAAGTCAAAGCCCGAAGATCAAGAATAATGGCAGTAAGCAACAACAATGAAAATTAAAAAGATAGAGTTTCAGAACATCTTCTCGTTTGGTAATAAGAAGATGGTCGTCGATTATGACAATCTTGGTGATGGTTCTCTCAACATGATCCTTGGGAAGAATGGTTGTGGGAAGTCATCTTTTATCAAGCTCCATAAGTTAGCTCTTTATTTCGATGCTGATGGTGTCACAATGGACAGTATCGCAAACGATATAAACGGCAACGGATTCCTCTCGATCGATATCGAATCGAAAGGAAATGACTGGAGGATCGAATCGGAATACACTCGTACAAAGCTGTCCACGATCCGTGTTTATAAGAACGGAATAGAGCAAGACTGGGGGAAGATTCCAGATACAAAGAAGATGATAAAGTCGGATGTTGTTGACATTCCTTATCACATCTTCTCCAACATCCTCAGTCTCTCGGTCAATGACTTCAAGTCATTCCTGTCAATGTCTCCAAAGGACACGAGAAACATTCGTGACAGAATCTTCGGCTTCTATGTCTTGAATGACATGATGGAAAGCTTGAAACTTTCTCTGAAATCTCAATCGGAAATCCACAAGACCAACCTTCTCTCGCTTCAATCTCTTGAAGAAACTCGTGATGATCTACGTGCAGAGATTGAAGAACTTGAAGCAAATAGCGATTCTCGAGAGAAGATCGATGAACTTGAAGGAAAAATCGAGGAGAAGAAAGCGGAGATCAAGGAAACCGACGAGACTATTTCTGACCTCGAGAACAAGCGTCATCGTCATCTCTCGTATGAGAATAAGAGGAAGAACGAGAAGCTCAAGGAAGATATACAAAGATTATCGGAAGACATATCGAAAATAAACGAATACAAAGATTCACTCGAAGAGGAATCTGAAGAATCAAAGAAGAAGCTTTCGGAGGTATCTTCAAAGATCGCTTTACATTCTAAGCATAGAGAATATGCAAGGAAAGTGAAAGCAATGGAGGAAGCAGAAAAGTTACAGGGAGAAATCGACGCTTTGAAGTCGGAGATTTCCACACATGAGGAGAGACTTTCTGTGCTCATCTCCGAGAGGTCTGTTTATCACGTAAAGCAAGATATTCGATCGAAGATTAATGAATCCGATCATCTTCGTGAAACCATAACTTCTCTTGTAAAGGAAAAGGAAGATCTTGAGAAAGACAAAGATGATGCTGTACAGAAGCGTGATGATGCTCAAAAGACTGTCGACGATCTTTCTACGAAAATTGCGGATCTTCACGTTTCGTACAAGTCTATAAAGAGAAAGAAGGAGACTTATGAATCTGGTCATTGCGATCAATGTGGATCGGAGTTCAAAGATCCTCAGTCTCTGTCCAAGATCGGTGAATTCGAGGATGAACTTGAGAATATCGAATCTCGCATCTCAGAACTTGAAGAGAGCAAGAAAGAATACAGGTCGATCGTTTCTGAGTATAACGAGAAGATCACGAACCTGACCTCGAGAATAAGAAACATCGACACGGACATCGAAGATTCGAAGATCGGTGTTGAAGACATTGATAAGGAAATCTCCACACTTCTTCTCCAGAACGATCTTTCCCAAGAGGATGTTCTCGAATCTTCGGAAAATGTCGATTATGACACACCAATCGATGAGTTGAAGTCGAAGATCTCTGAAAAGAAGTCTTTAAGAGATTCACAGATTTCTAAGATGAACTACATCATTGATCAAGTCTCCGACGTTGAAGATTCTGATGTGGAAATCCCAGAAGAATCTGAAGAAGAACTCATAGGCGAAAAGTCCTATCTGGAATCCATAAGAGAGAAGTACAACGAGGATATTCGTCAGAAGATCGAGGAAATCTCTCATAAAAACCTCGCAATGGAGAATGCGAAGATGAGACTTATCGATGGAGACTTCGAAGATTTCACAGAATCCGACCTTCTCCCAGATTCCGAGTTCTCCCAGATTGATCAGAAGATCCGTGATTTTTCCAAGAAGATCAACACTTTGAAGTCAGAGATTTCGGAGATCAAGATCGAGATCTCCAAGATCAATGTTGCAGAAGAATCTCAGATCGAAGCAAAGAAGTCTGTAATAAAGAAGTATGACGATAAACTTGAGGAAACTCGTGAGAATATCAAGCGTTGTTACAAATCGATCAGATTTTATAACGTCATGGAGAACATTATCTCTGACGATGGTGTGAAGTCCTACATTATCCGCAACGTAGTCCCTTACATCAACAAGTCAGTCAACGACATCCTCTCCAATCTTGAGATACCTCTCGTTGTCAGATTTGACGATAATTTCAAGCCTTCGATTTTTAGATTTGGCAAGCAGGTTTCGACATCATCAATCTCCACTGGGCAGACAAAGATGATCGATTCTGCTATCATCTTCACAATTACGAAGTTCTTGATTTCGAAATGTGGTGGTATTAACATCGTGTTCTATGATGAGATCTTCTCGTCGCTCCACACATCTGCCGTTTCTCAGATGATGGAAATCATTCACCGTGAACTCAAGGCGGAGATGAAACTGCACGTGTTCCTTGTCAACCACTCTTTCATTTCCTCGTCGTTCTTCGATAATATCTTTGAACTTGAGATGGTTGACCACTTCTCACGTCTTCAGATTCGATCAATTGATGAGTACAACCAGAAGTAGAAGCTTTATTGTCCCAGATTCCTTTGATGACCTCGAGGATGAATCTGGGACAATAAAACTCAAAGTGGACTTCGATATTGACACTGGCGTTATAGAATCGAAGTCAATCGACAAAGAAATGGACATCGACTTCGAGAAAAGTGTAAAACAAGAAGATGCTACTGAAAGTGTTATAAGAATAATAGAAACAAAGAAAAACAAGAACAAACCTCTCTGGTAAACGGCTTGGTAGCAAAATGGAGAAAGAAATAAACCTTGAAGAATTCTCACATTCCGTAAGATATCTTCTCACAAACGGCATACTTCAAGACACCTCGGAAATCTACGAGTATTCTTGTGGTAGAAAGGCAAAGGATGTCTCATCCATATCGAACGCTATCTCATCATTCTCCAAGTCGATGGTTTCCATTGGTGATCTTTCGAAGATAAGTTCTAAGTTCTACAATTATAGACAAAAGCTCATCACAAGAAAGCAACTCATCCTTGATGATCAATCTTTCATTGTTGCAGAAATGGCAAAAATGAAAAAGAAGGAGATGATATCGTATAAGGTGGGTAGCAATGAAGATGGGATTCGTCCTTCAAATGACACAGAGCGCAGGATGATTCTTGATGGAAATCTTTCTGACATGCAACTCGTTGTGGACACACTTGATAACCACATCCAGTTTATAACGGATTCCGTAAAGAACTTGACTGATATGATCTACGGCTTCACGTACGTCATCCAGTTTGAAGAATATCGTAAAAACTACTAACTAATCATCAATCAATAAGCAACTTTTAACAACAACGAACAAATGAAGAAATCTGGGTACACAAAAGCACGTAACAACTATTACACATGGTTGGGGAAAATGTTCTTCGATCTCCTATGTCTCGTCATCATTCTCTACCTCGTGTTCTATGCAGTTGATCGTGATCCTTCATCTTTGTACAGATTAAGATTCATCATCTCGGTAAGTGTCGTCGCAATGTTCTATGTTCATGCGATCACTTATAAGAACTTCCTCGATGCGAGGACTAAGTACAGTTTCTACAAGTCTGTGATGAATGCTTATAAGTTCAATCTCGAGAACTATGAGAATGTGATCGAATGCATAAATCGACACGAATACAAATCCCAAGAATACAAGGCAGACGTTGAAAGTCTGATGAATGCTCGGGATGAAGAGACATTCTTCACTGTTGGTGAGAAGATCTACAAGAACATATCGGAAGGTGTTTACGTCGATGAGATCCAGTTCATCTATGAACTTCTCGAATCCACCTCTTATATCGTCAAGTACGTCGATGAAGATTTCTTAAAGAAGACTTTCTTAAAGGACAAACAATCTAAATAAACAGGTTCATAAATAACTGTTTATAGATCGTTGCGTATCTACAAAATATAAGAAAGTAGGTACGCAACGATCTGTTTGAAGACAATGAAAGCAATACTTTCTGAAGACAAGATGTTCATCGACCTTCATTATGAAAATGAAGGCGAAATGCTACAGACAAACGACTACTTCCATAGGAAAGTAAAAAACTACCATTTCATGAAGAAGAAGTTCAAAGGTTGGAATGGTATCGTGGCGTACATCTACAAAGGGAAGCGGATAAGATCAACGATGTGGTCGAAGCTCATAGAAATGTGTGAGAAATACCAGTTTCCTCTTGAGTTTGAGAACTTTGATGGTTTCATCCGTGAGGAGATCACCTATGAATTTGTAGAAAAGTTCTGTAAGAAGCTTCTCTCTTGTCATCCAAAGATCAGACCATACGACTATCAGATTGACACTGTCTATAAAGCAATCAGGTCTCGTTTCAGTTGTGTAGAGGTCGCAACGAGTGGTGGTAAAACGTTGATCATGTACATGTACATGATGCTTCTGAGATACTTGAAAATCTCGAAGAACATCCTTATCATTGAACCCGACCCAGGTCTTGTCATTCAGTCTTATGATGAATGGCGAGATTATGCTTGTGGAAAATACAACCTAAAAGTGGCAATGATCCACGGAGGTTCTAAGGACAAACTCTCTGCGAACGACTTCCCACACGCAATTGGAAACTTTGCATCATTAATAAACCTCCCCGATGAGTTCTTTGAGAAGTTTGACACTGTAATCTGTGACGAAGCACACAGATCCGTTGCCACCACAATCAAACAAATCATTGCAAAGTGTGGTGCGGTTGAGAACCTTCTTGGATGTTCGGGTTCATTCTACAAGGGAAAAGGTGATGCCGATGAGTTCACCGTTGAAGAGAACTTCGGACCAGTTGTGAGAGTTATCAAGAAAACTGATCTGATCAATAGAGGTGCAGCGACTAACATAACGATCAGAATGATAAACGTCAAGTTCTGTAGTAGATCAGAACTCATTGCTTTATCATCCGAAAAGGACTATATCGAAGATGGTGAGAAGTCACTGAGATATGAACAACAGTTCATCCGAAATCATAAGCGTCTTCTTGAATGGAAGTGTCAGTTCATATGCTCCTTGAAAGGTAACACCCTTGTCTACTTCAATGACAAAAAGGGTGGCTATGGTCGAAAGATCTACGAAAGACTTCAAGAGATATCTTTCCAAAGAGGACTTTCCAAGAAAGTGTTCTATATTGATGGCGACATTTCCTCCAATGAAAGAGAAGTGATAAAAGACTACATGAGAAACGACACGGAAGGTCAATCGATTCTCGTGGCGAATTACTCAGTTTTCTCTACTGGGCAATCGATTAAAAACCTCGTGAATGTCGTCACTGGTGAAGCAATTAAGAGTGATATTCTTCTCAACCAATCATCTGGTCGACTTTTGAGACTTTCGGATGGTAAGGAAATGTCATACTTTTACGATATAACAGAAGATACTACTGTGGTAAGGTCAAATCCGATGACTGGACAAAAGGAAACCAAGAAGTGTTTCATGCAGAATTGGTCAAAGTCGAGACTTGAATACTACAGATCTGAAGATTTGATAGTAGAATCCTACAATGTTGACATAACAAAGGAGGGTGCTATGGAAATCAAAGAATCAGAAACTATCTTTTAATTAATACGACTAATGAAACAGAAAAAAACAATCTATCTCGTAGGTGCTGTAGTACTTTTGTTTGTGATTACAGTGATCTGTGTAAAAAGCTGTAATGGTAGTTCTGGTAAATCTATCACTGACACTACCGCTCTTGAATCGACTGTTGTAGATTCTCTACCACAGGATTCATTAGAATCTGTAATCACGATCGAACAAGAGATCGAAGCTCCCTTGAAGGTCGATTCTTCAAAGTTCCCCGACTACGTTTATTCTTATGAATACATCGAAGTCTATGAAAAATTCAAGCCACTACTTTCCGCAATAGCACATGTTGAATCTCGTGGGATTCCAAACATGGTCTCCAAGAGCGGAAAGTATAAAGGTCTTCTTCAACAGTCAAGAATCAACGTTGATGATTGTAACCTGTCGACAGATTCTGCTTTCAAATATGAGGATCGACTTGACCCCAAGAAGGCGGTGCAGATGTTCCTCATAACTCAGAAGAAGTATAACAAGAAGATGTCCTATGAAATGGCTTGTAGAATCTGGTCACGTCACGACATCAGTGGAACAGATCCAGAAGCTGGGAAATATTGGGAACGTGTAAAGAAAGAACTCGATAAGCACGATTATTCCCCACTTTGGGAGAAATAACAAAAACGAAGAGAAGATAAAAGGTGTCGGAGGTGTCAAAGAAGGCATCTCCGACACTCGTCTTTTTGAAAATATAAAGAAAAACCAACATATGGCGAAGAAGGTTGTAGAGAACATGCTGTGGTCTACAGAACGTGTAGAGAAGCTCATACAGGAATTCAACGACAAGGGTGTACTTCCCAAGAAGAATCCGTTTTATAGTGGTGATGTTCGCTTGAGGAAACCACGTATCAACTTCTCATACACAGAGGATGAACTTCTTGAACTTGCAAAGGTTCAAGATTCTGTCTTGTACTTCTCAGAAAATCTGGCCAAGGTAAAAACTGATGATGGTATCAAGCATATCAAACTGAGACCATATCAGACAAGAATCATCCAACAGCTTCAGTATTACAGGCACAACGTTATCCTTGCTTCACGTCAGATTGGGAAAAGTAAAGGTTGGGGATCTGTCATAAATGGGCAACACGGAAACTTCAAGATTTCTGACCTCTTCCCTCAAACATTCATCAACAGATTAAGATCAAAGCTTTACACGATGATCTATGGTTAACCGACTTCAAGGAAGGCACTTTCCTTGCACTCTGAAAAGTTTGGTGTTGTTTTCATAGCTTCGAGTACCTCCAAGTTCAAGGAAAGTACCTCGTCTTTATCAGAAGACATACTTGAAAACCGATTGGGGTCATCTGAAAATAGCATCAGATGACCCCAATCGGTTTTTCTTATTTCTTAGTTTCCCTTTTTAAGGAGAAACTTTACAAGTTGCACTAAGCACTGATTGTTCCATAGATTGCACGAGTGTTGATGCGCTTGGATCAATTGGAAGTTTAGTTCCTATTATCTGTGCAAGACCTTTAAGGAGTATCATCAGTGGTTCACCATTTACCATTTTGTAAGAAGGATTTGCACCTGCCATGTACTCAGAACCATTGTCGTGTATCTTCTGTGAGTTCACGGTGACGCTATTCTCTGAAGAGATGTTGATCTGATTCTTGGAGACAATGTCGATATCGTCACCTCTGAGTTCTATAACTGCAGATCCTCCACGATGCGTGATCACTATCGACCCATCTGGCTTGATGTTTACGTTTGATTCATTGTAATCAATCATCATACCTTTCTTTTTACTGTAGAAGATCTTCATCTTCTCATCAGTATCGAACAGAAGTGAATGGAAGTTCTCGGGATCATTTTTTATTTCCTGCCGAAGTTCTTCATCTAACCATTCAATAGAGAAGTATCGAGGATGATAAATGTCGTCCTTGAACACCACTCTTACAATGCTTCCCACCTTTGGTGCAGAATACGCACCTGCACCACTTTTGCTACCAAATGAAAGGGTTTCTATTGGATAAGCGTATGGAAGATCTTCATCTGGTATGCTTCCGAGGTCTTTGGAATCAAACACCCCAAAGACCCTAATTTTTACCCTGCCTGGGTCTTTATCTGTTCCCTCAAGAGAGACGATTTCTCCAAGATGACTACATGACATCATCTCCTTGAGTTCACCAAAAAGGTCTCTGTGGATTATTTCACTTCTATTAGACATTTTCCAGTTTGTATTGTATTTCTCTGATATCTTGAGGTCTTACAACATCAAGACCATAATAGACCGCCTTCCTTTTGAATTCGTCTATCTTCTTTCTCACCTTTATGTTTGTCGATATCACAACCACAACGTTGTCTTGGAATCTACAGAACTCGTTCGTCTCTGTCATCGATCCATAATTCATCGATCGGATACCATAGTTGAAGATCCTCGGGATTTCGTCGATCGCTCTTTTTGGGAGGTACATGTAGAAAATCGTCTCCCCCCCTTCATCTTCATAGTTTGGATTCTTCTCAATCTTGTAACCATTCGTGATGATCGTCTGATTACCATTATCACCTCGAACTATTGCGGATGTTGACTTTTCGAGAATATGCTCCATAGAAATCTTTCCTTGATAGTATCTCTCGACGATGTTTTTCACACCATAGTACTTCTTCTGTGGAACATCTTGAAGTCTCATTCCACCCTTGATAACTTTCAAGCACAATGCGAAAAGTTCACGCTGTTTTGAGCTTGTGGTGAATTGTCGCCCATCTATTCTTGCCGAAGTCATAAAGATTTGTTGTTATGAGTTGTTTTACTCGAATACTTTCTTTATGGTTCTTATCGTATAACGAATGACAGTTTTTTAGTATAGTTTATTGTTATGTCAATTATGCAAGTATCTCGCTCCTCGGTTTCCATGAAGCTAACTTCAACCTCAGTGTGGAACATGTCGTAATAAGTAGAATATTCTCTTATCTTCGTCATTATCTCACGTTCCAGCGCCTTATTATCGATGTTTGTCTCATAAACCAGTCTTTCAAGATCAAGTGGCATTCCAAAAGATCCCATGACTTCATGGGGTGAAGTGTTGAGGATCATGACAATTTCTTGGATGTATTTGTTGATATTGTCATTTATGTCCATTTTTGTTGCACTTGGATCGATGTTGATATCTTTCATCTTTTTGTTTTTATCTACAGCCTTTATTTAAAGATATACGTCGGGAAAAGATATCGTAAATAACGAAATCGCTGACGGAAGATGCTTTCTAATCCAGTTTTTAACAGATTTCACTTATACTTTTCGAGACAATTTCTCATACCTTCTGTGAGGAAGAAGTTTCAGAGATGGTTTGATAGACAGACACCAGTCTTTGATTCTATGATTGCATATGTCAACGATTCAATATACGGTGTTGACATCCCTCAGATGTCTACACAAATAGTTGATCAAACATCCAGAGACGGATCAAAGAGACATTACGCAGGTTCTCTGTCTGCTACATCATCAATCAAAAAGTCGATCACTGTTAGTTTCAAGATAAGGAACAACTTCTTCACTTACTTTCTCATGAGATCAATGTTTGTCGAGTTCATAGATCGTCGTGATAAGAACACTGACTTCATTCTTCCTCATATCACGCTCGACATTATCGATCAGTACGGCTATGTGATCTTCACACAGAATTACCACGGTGTTGTCTTCGAGAGCATATCTTCGATTTCCTTGAAGAAAAATGAGAATGGCTTTGGTTACAGAGAGTTTACCTGCACTTTCAGATACAACTCAATCGAAGAAGTCTCACCTTTGGAAGAAATGACCCCACTAAAACTTTCGTCTGAAAATGTCTATTAAAATCGCAAATAAGCCTTATTATGTGACATGTTCACAATCTTACACACTTGGTAAAAATCAACCTTATCAAGTGAACAAGTTTATAGATGGGAAGAAATCAACAAAGATAGTCGAAAAGTTTAAAAGCAAGAAGGAAGCCGATAAGTATCGTGAAAAGTTCAACGACAAATGGATCGTGACTTTCTGCACGACAGATGGGGAAGAACTTGAAGATATCGAAGTGTTCTCAACAAAACAAGATGCTGAGAAGTTCTTCGGGGACAACATACTCTCCAACAAAGAGCATATCAAGAATGAAGAGGATGAGGAAGATGATCGTCTGATTCACATGCTTGAAACCTCGCTGATGGACGGCTATCTTCCGTCGACAATTCTTGGGGATGATGCTTCCGATGAGGAAAAGGAAAGACTTCAAAGACTTCAAGAAGCAGAACTTGCAGATGGTGAATATGACGAGAACACGACAATGGCACTTTCGAGAGCCAATGATCTCCTAAAATCTGTCGCTGAACTCTACCTTGATAAGGGAACGATCGAGAAGCATAAGTTCATCCTCAACAAACTCGCCTTTGAACAACAATCGATCTCATCGATCACTCTTCAAATTGTCATCTCTAACAGACTTCTCAAGAAGATCTACAAAGAGATAGTGAAGAATCCTTCACCGAAGAATATCGATTCACTGGTAAAACTGCAGAAGATGATCCTTGACCTTTCGAAGTATCAAAGAGAATACATCGATTCGGTGCAATCATCATTTAAGAATCTGAAAAAGGACAGTGAAGAAGAGATCTTTGCACAAGATGATGTCGTGGATGTTGATGTCGTGGATGTTACCCATGACGATGGATCACTTTCCACTAACTCAAGAGCAGAACTTATCAAGAAGCTTGCAGAGTTCCGTTCCGCATCTTCCGATATGAAGATTCCAAAATCTCCGAATACGAAGCTTGTGACAAATGATCCACTAGTGGAAGATGAAGCTCGAATCTATGTTCCAAACTCTGATCCTGCAGATGGTGCAGATTCACTCACGGAAGCCGAAGATGATGGACTTTCATCGTCTCTCAATTATTAGTCATCACTGGTTGATATGAAGAAAAAACAAGTTAGAAAAACAACAAAGAATTCCCCTGCAAAATCTGTGAAAGATGGGAAGTCTATAATAAAAACTGGTGTTAACCCAAATGTGAAAAATGGGGAGAAATCATCAGATGATGGTTCTATAACCGCATCTGATCCAGATGCTCACATGATCGACGAGGTCACTGTATCTGCACCAGCAGGTCTTGAGAGGAATAGTCAGCTTGTCTATGCCGAACACGATTCTGATGATGACAATGCAGAAGCGGATGAATATTTCACTGGTGGTGTCCAATCCAAAGGTGTTCCGTCAATCTTTAATGATTATTCGATTATGATTCATCCTCTTGCTTCTGGTGCACGTGACTTCCTCGATCGAAAAGGTGATCGAGGAATCTTTGGTCATAAGAAGAATGCTGGTGAACCTACAATTGAACAACTTCTTATCGATTTTAAGGTCAATAACAAGGAGGAAATCACTCAGATGCCTTACTACGCCAACGACTTCCTTTATTGTAAGTGGTATCGCATGCTCCCTTTGAACAGACTTATCACACTTCGTCGTTATCCTTATCCGACTTATGATAACCTTGAGTTCTCTGAAAGAAAGAACATAAGACCAGTTGCACAAGCCGTCACTTACTTTGGAGAACCGACAGATAACAACCTCTCTGATATCTTGAAGATCAATGGTAAGATCAATTGGAAAGCAGTTTCTTCTCAGATATGGGATGCTCAAGCCCAATCACAACCAGGTCTTGAAGAATCTGCAAAGGTTAACAAGATCGGTCAACTTGGAAGACTTTCTGGAACTGGTCGTGTTGCAGGTGCTCTCAATGCGACATCAAAGACTGCCAACAATCTCACGTCAACGGTGAATAACAACTACGTCGGTATTGGTAAGTACCTCTCTGCAATAACTGGTAAAGGTGATATCACTGGTCGTCAAAATGCCAGTATAAGTGCAGCTCGTGCATCTATGGACTTTAGTTATACTCACAAGGTCTACGGCCCAGTCAACGTTGTCAAGGACACTATGACACGTGACACTGGTATTGGTGGCGAGTTCAAGTTCACTCTTGTCTTTGATTATCAGTTGAAATCTTACTCGAACATGAATCCAAAGCTCGTAATGTTAGACCTCATTAACAACCTCCTTGCCCTCACCTTCTTCCACGCTAAATGGTGGGGTGGTGCGAACCGATTTATGCCAGCTACTCAGAAGCAGTTCGGATTCCTCGGTGATGCTAGCAAGTTCTACAGTGGTGATTATGGTGGTTACTTTGGTAGCATTATGGATCAGTTCAAGAGCGCATTTAGCGTTGTGGGTGATGCTTTCAAACAGCTTATGGGTGGGATTCTTTCGGGAGACCTCAACGCAATCAAAGGTGTTCTCGGTAAGGGCTTCGGAACGATAATGGATATGAGAAGTGCACAATCTCGCCCACAATCAGTAGCTGTTCACTCATTGGTAAGTGGTGCACCAGTGGGAGAATATCACATGGTCATCGGAAATCCTTACAATCCGATAGCTTCTGTTGGAAATCTCATAATGGAATCGTTTGATATCACCTTCCCCGATGGAACTCTTGGATTCGATGATTTCCCCGATACTTTGAGGTTGCGTGTGAATATGAAGAAAGCTCGTGCGCTTGATTCTGGGGACTGGCAGTCTATGCTTGCTCTTGGTTATGGTCGTACTTACGTTCCCGAAAAAGGAATCATCAACAAAGATGGTAGTAAGCCAGTTATTGATATGTCAAAGAGAAAGAAGACAAGAGCAAAGACAGCTCAAGAAGCAGGTATCGAATACTAACATTCGACTTTATTCTAATATTACTAACAAGAGAGCCACATCTGGAAGTGTTCCAGATGTGGCTCTCTTGCTTTTTCTTATACTTTCCGCTATGAAACTATTCTTGGGTGTCTTCGAGTTCAAGGAAAGTACCTCTCTTTAAGTCGTGATGTTCAAGACATCGATCACATTTTCTACATCATTCTCTATTATGACGAAATAGAGCTTACGATTCGCATTTTTAAGAATCGTAACAGACGTGTTTTCTTCCATTATGAACATGTACTCACGAGCCGACAGCTCTTCACTCACCACGTTCTTCATATAGTGCTTCTGCCCATAGTCATCAACATAGACGAGGAAAGCACGATGATTGTTGTTCTGTGATTCTACACCTTTCAGATTTATCCTGTAGGTCGATCTAAATGGCGTGACGTGGATGTCCTTCTTGTCGGTTGTGATATCGGTAACGTTTACGTACTTTGTGATATACTTCGTCTTTATGACATCGTTTGACACCTCACGTATGTTCTTATCTGAAGATCTCGCAATTTTCTGCACAACTCTTATGTTTTGCAAAGGTGCTTGAAGTTTTACCAACTTCCCTTGGAAACTTTGTATGTCTCGTGTGCTTATTGATGCTTCTACACTCATGCCGTTTGCGTTATAAGCATTCACCAAGGTCATCCTATAATCGATGCTGACCGAGATCACACCCTTGTTCTCTATCACTGGTCTGAACTTGAAGATCTTGTCAAAGTCAGTGTTCTGTACAGTTACCCACGTATCCTGCTCAATGAAAGAGTTACCAACCTGTTCAACAACTCTTATCTCGTGTTGTACAAAATAAGAGTTCTTTGACATCGAGTTTAGTCTGTACATGAAGTCCTCGAAACTCATACCTTCAAAACTTCCCGAGAACTCAACACAAGTCTTGTCTTCCGAAAATCTCAGTTCTGCGCTTAACGATTTATATTCGTTCCCAATCGGAAATGATGACCGATGCTTGTTGTATGTTTGGAATACCTTGAATCCGTTCTCTACGTGAAGATTTCGGATTTCATAAGTCTCGACATGAAGAACGCCGTCAATGACCATATCTTGTCCGAACACTCTCTTTACCATTTCTTCATCTGTTCGAGAATATTCGAGAATATCGTCAATGCTTATGATGTCAAACTCGATGTATCTGTCAAAGACTGATTCCGTGATTCTCTTTGGTGATCTTGTATATGTCACATCTCCGATACGTGGAGAGAAAATGACAATATCGGCAAGATTAAAGACCTTCTCGGTATCTCTAATGAAAAGGTTTATACCTAAGCCTTCTATGTTCTGCAAGTTGTATCCACAAAGAAGATGAAGACGAACCTTGTTGTATTTCATCTTGTCATAGAAACGAAGGTCGCATTTTTCATCTCTGAAAAGCGTGTTGGAATCCGACAGTTTCCCACCTTCTTCACCAACCGCCATTGTGTCATACCTGTCGGTGATGAGATGCACTTTGTCGATACTGTTCCCAGTTCCCTTCTCGTTATACAGAGTACATGTGCCGTCATATTCCGAAGTTATTCTACGAAGTCGAACATCGGTATCGTGCTTCTCTGATGCACTTGCAACGAATTCAAGTAGAAGTTCTGTACTTATTCGTATGTATCGTGAATTCATTATTGTTCTTTGAGATTTCGTTATTTACCATATTCACGAAAATCAAAAGCCCCGACGAGATCGTTCTCGTCGGGGCTTTCTACTTAACCCGTAAACATTTATGAATTCTAATCCACGTAGATCTCGAACCCATGTTTCTTATAAAAGTCGAAGTGTCTGGTTTTCCCACATTGGGGGACAATGTTAAACGTTCGCTCAAGATTTCTCTTGTTATCTGGGAAAATCCGATGATAGTCGTTATATGTCATCTTGAACGCATATGAGACATCTTCGAAGATGTCTCGAACATTATCATTGTCTCGGATCTTCTCTATGAACTCCTCATATGTGCAGATCTGCCCAAGTGGGTTCACAACACCACTTTCTGTGAACTTTATATTACCGTGTAAAACAAACTCTTCTTCCATTTCTTGTGCAAATTATCGATGCTCTCATCTTTTTTATATCTTCTGCCATATCTTCAGCACTTCCGTAGATTCCACTCAATGAGTAAACCCAGATTCCTTCGTCAGTTTTCTTGAAGTCAACATCTGCAGTCCCACAACCGTTTGAATAGTAGTCTTCTATCGTCTTACAAAGCTTACGATTTCCCGAGGTCATCGTTTTCCCTGCAGAAAAATAGAACGAACAAATCTCTCGAGCAGATTCCAAGAGTTCTGTGTTGTCTGCCACGTACAACGAGGCTGTCTGCTTCTTGAAACCGATATGACGAAGCTCATCAATGAATGGTTGGATTGGTTCATCGACAGTCACTTTCACACAACCGTTCTCAACTTCCACTTTCGTTAAAGCTCCAAAAACTTCCATATTATAAGAATAATAAAAGTATGATCTACGTCTCGATAGACTTTTCTCTTAATAGCACTGGTGTGACGTTCTATAAAGATGGAGAATATCACTTCATGAGCTATATCAACTTCGATAAATCATCGAAGAAAACCAAGGAAATCATAGACAAACTTTCTGAATCGTCCAACTTTTCCTATCATTCTTATTATCGTTCCCCAGTTACGTCTCCGAACCTCCGAGAAGACGGTCTCTATGGTTGGGAAAGAGAACATGTTGAAAATTGCATCTACTACGGAGAAGATCTCTGTCAGAAGATTTCAAGAACTCTCCTCGAGCTTTATGGTGAGTATAATCGGGAATCCGTGGCTTGTATAATAGAAAACTACTCATACTCGTCACAATCTTCCACTCTTATCCAAATGGTGGAAAACACGTTCTCCCTCAAAAGATCACTTATCGAGCGTGTTTGTAATCTTGAGAACTTTTACATAATCCCTGCACCAAAGGTGAAAGCGTTTGTTGGTAAAGGTTCATTCGACAAATACGACATGCTTAGATCTTACATTAATAACGGAGCAGTGAATGCCTTCCATAAGTGCATCTCTGAAAATGAAAATCAGTTCATAAAAAAACGTATAAAGAAAGGGAAGGAATTCAACGAGGTCTTATGTCCTGTACAGGATATCATCGACTCGTACTGGATGTTAGAATACTTTTTAAAACAAGAAAATATCAATAACTAATTAGTAAATGAGTACTACGAAGGTAATCAGCGTCGATGTTGTCGAGATATCGAGCATCATCTCGGAACTTGAGTTCGTACAGAAGATCCCATCAATTCATCTTGCTGTGTTCTCAAACAAGAATCTTCAGAAGCTACAAGAGATAATCTCGAACATTCGAAAGGGCTACAATGAAGCGATGCAGAATGTCGAGAAGCACGAAGAATATAGACAGAAACTAAGAGAGCTTGGTATCAAGTACGGCATTCTCGATGAAAATGGAGAATCGAAGATGGTCGACGGTAAGCTCGACATTTCCGACGAAGATCTTCAGAAGTTCGAAGAAGAAACAAAGAAGGTCGATGAAGAATTCTCGGAAACCATAAAGAAGATCAACGAGATTAACAGTGAATATGAGGAAATCATCTCATCAAAGATGAACGTTGAGGTAGATGTTGCAAGTATTCAGCATTTCCCCCAAGAGATCACTGGCGAAAGCATTAAGAACATAGTCACGTTTGGTCTTATTGAATAGTCATCTTGTCGTTTCGTAAACTGAAGATTTGGGGATGTCTCTGGTATCCGAGACATCCCCAAAGCCTTTTTAAATAAACGAAATTGATAACAAATGGATATTCAAATACTCAGAACATTAGTCCAAGAGTTTGGTTTGTCGATCGCCATTTCCGTTATATTCGTTACTATTGCTGTTAAATTCATAAAGAATACGATCGATCAGAATAACAAACTCATGAAGATGATACTCGAAGATCATCGTAAGAAAGATCAGATCGAAGTATCAGAAAAGCACAAAGAATCCATAAATCTAAGACTTGAGATTAACAAAAGAATATCAAGACTGATTGATGATTTCCGCAGGGATCATGAAGCCGATCGTGTTTACATCTTCGAATATCACAATGGTGAATCAAACTTAAATGGTCTTGCTTTCGCAAAAATGTCTGAGACTTATGAAACTTCAAAGCCTGGGTTCACATCTCACAAGACTGCAATGCAAGGTATTCCAACTGGGATGATGATCAATCTCAATCAAGAAGTTCTGATAAATGAGCAGGTTTGTGTGAGATCCGTTGCAGATTTCCGTCGTGACAATCAAGACCAATCTCTCTTGAATATCACCAAGTATGATACGAAGTCGCTATACATTAAGCTTATAAAGAACTCTAAAGATTATCCTATTGGCTTTATTGGTGTTGACTTTGTAAAGGAGGAGATGAGTGAAGAGAGCGAGTTTGATCTTATGGATGAACTTGAAGCACTCTCCTATAAGATCTCATCACTTCTCGAAATTGAAGATTCTAAGAAACTAAACGAATAAATCAATGAACAACAAGGAAAAGATCGCCTATTACAGAAATCTGGCCATAGCACTTAGAACTATCGGTTTGCAGGTGACACAAGAGGATGCTGTTCTCATTTCGAACATTGTAAAGCTTATAAACGAGAACAAAGATGCAAAGGTCTCTGATCTCTATGATGTTGCGGAACAATCAAAGAAAGAAATAGAAGAAATACAAAAGATCGGCTGAAGAAATAGCTGATCGACACTTATTGGGCGATATCGACCTCGGATTTTTAGGAAGATATCGCCCAATAAGTATTAGTGTTATTCGTCTATCAACGAGTTAATCAAAGAAGTCCATAAAGTCACCAGTTCTCTTTTCTTGTAGTTCTTGTAGGACATCCTTTACCAGTTCCTTTCCTTCACTTTTTATTGATGCGTGGTCGATCTTATAACCAGCGATCAGTTTCTGATCTGTAAATCCAAAGATCGATGCAATCGATACCTTACATTGACCACAAACGTATCTGAAGAAAAGTTCGTGTTCAAACATTGCTTCATCGGGGACTTTCACTGAGACATGAGCTACACAACTTGCTTTTGGATCTACACCAATGACAGTGAGCATGTTTGATATTGATGAATAGTCGTATTGAACGTCACTTATGCAGAACTTTTCGATCTGTTGATAAAAGTAAGATGATGCGATTGCCGTGAGATATGCTTCAGAATCGCCATTTATCGCCATTCTTAAGTTATAATTCGTTCCTCTGAAATCTCCTCCCATCAGATAAGAATTCCCCATAAAGCTGTTCTGACGGGTTTGACGGAATCTCATCACGGCATGAACATTCTTTGGGAAAGCAATCTGTCTCTTTAATCTGAACAAATCAGTGTTGAATGCGCTTGGTGAAACCACCAAGTACTGATATTCGTGAGAATCATCATCGTGATCATAGAAATAAGCGAGTGATTTGTCTATGATCTGGTTTATTCTCGTTATGCTTGGACTTGCTGGAATAACACCACCCTCTGTGAGTTCATCAGTTACATGCTTTATGAATGCTTCTCTTGTCATCGCTTTTTCGTTTATGTACCTTCCGAACATATGACAAAATATGACACGAATGACATGACAGACACATGACACGAAGTATGACAAAGATGACAGAATATGACAACTTTGTCATGACAGTGATGATTTGGCACGATTTTTGTTATAACTGTTATGAAAGATCACTCGGATCAATCAATCAATTCAACTAAACAACAATTCCGATCATGGCAACTCAGATCCTCAACCTCAAGTACAGCTCTTTGCTTAACGTCTATAACTCATGCACTAAGCGTGGACAAACCCGCTCAATCTACCACAATGGGGTCAAATTCCTCGTAGATGAGAACGCAAACTGCACCGACAAAGACGCATACGAACAGTTCATAGCTTGGTCAGACGACTTCATCTCGTTCAAGCCACGTCAGACGAACGATATCTACAACGGTCATCAATCCGTAATGACGGTAGAACAGATGGAATTCATCTGCAAGATCCTCAACTCCATCGATGATGAAGGCATAGAATGCACAGATGTCGTTGAGATATCGATCAACTTCGACGATGCTTCCAACATGAAGGGACATGTCCTTTATCTTCTTGATGGCGAAAAACACGAGCTTAATTTCACCAGTGTGGATAACAACGAAGATATCATCGACGAAGATGCTCAAGAACAACAGCAAGACGAAGAGCAAGAAAAGATAACTCTCACAGGCGAGAAGGTGTCTCGTAGTCGTCGTCAGAAGATGCTCAAGACCAACAGCATCAAGTATGGTCTTGCAAGCTATGAATTCGTAGAAGAACTCGCCCAATCCAACGAACCTTGTCTCCAGTTCCTCACCGAGAATGAATGGATCGTTTACAAGGCAATAGTACGATCAATGGAACAACAAATGCGTGATGTCATCCGTGCATCCGACGTTGTGGACGGTGATCACGCTATCGCTGGGACTATTTCCACCCTAAATATGAAGGGGTTCGTTCGCTGTCGTGTCGGCGGTAAGGGTGGATTCATCTCTGCAGTGACAACGAAGAACTATAACGATTTTAGTCTTAATCGATGAGGAAATTTTTAGCATCTCTACTTCTCTACATCATAGAATCTTCAGAAAGATTGCTGAAGTTCAGAAATGTCTCCAAAGATGAAACTTTGGAGACATTTCTCGTATCTTCCAACTTCCGTGTTCTCTCACACGAATGTAAAAATGACAAATCGGGATGCATAAACAGCAGACTTCATCCCCATAACACAAGACAACTTCAGAAAGTTCATAGATGCCAAATGGAGCATCTTTATGAACTCTGGTTTGAAGATGGTAAAAAGACCGTGATATCCAAAGATCATCCACTAATCACGGAAACTTACGGAATCTTCACTCTTGAGAAGTTTGGGATATCTTCTTGTTTGTCTTTCTTCAGAAGGAAGATTGATGTTTCTCACAGACACATTTACATCATAAACTTAGAAGGTGGTGTTTCAAAGCTCATAAGTGTGGAACGTTCCTACTTCCCACATATGACTTATGATGTCTCGGTGTCGTGTGACAGGCTTTACTTCTCCGATGGACTTCTGAATCACAATTGTGTAACTTCTGACACAAAGGTGGAAGTAAAGATCAAAGATGAAGAAAGCCATGGATCAGTGTCAATCTTCGAACTTTTCTATAGGAATAAAAGGACGAAGACATTTCTCGATCGTTTGATATACTTTCTGTTCCGTCAGAAACAGAAGTTTAAATAACGAAATATTCTCGAGAACATGTCTTATACACCTCTTCTTCCACTTCTGAAAAGGGGAACATTTATAACTTTTAAATCGTCTGGTGAAGATGTAAAGACGATTTCATCTGGGAATGATGCGAACGGATTTAAGTTTTCAAAGTTTGCACTTCTCAATCTTCCACCTATCGTTGCATCTAAAACAAATACCTCTCAGAGAAATACGCTTGATGCACGAAGAATAGAAGGCTTCTACACCTCGGACTATAGTCAGAAGACGCTCCTTATCCATGACCGTGCAAGGAAGATTCTCTCGGAATCTTTCCAAAACTACATCCTCAACATGGAAAGCATTCTCCTTGAATCCGACACTTATGACCGTGCCACTCTTCGAAATGCATCCGAGAGAATCTTCTTCAAGTGGCTCAAGGAAACTGGGGCGATCCGATTTGAAGAACAGCCCGAGGTGTCACAGTTCAAAGCGGACAAAGACAAACGCTTCACCGAGGAAAAATCTGAAATATACGACAAAGTTGTTCAATACATCGGTGATATCGACATTTCTGTAAGAGAGAATATCGTCGACGGTGATTCTTATTCAGAAGCTTATATCAACATTCCCTCTGATCACGGTTCTACTCCAGAAGTGATGTTCAGATCAATATCCGATAAGAACTATAACGAACAGACTGTGGTAAGACATCGTGCGCAATCTGAACTTATAAACGGTAGAAGTTCGAGAGACATCACCGACATGGGACTTTCTGTGGAAGCGGTTTATGACTGTGACACACAACCAGGCACACTGACCTATTCTCAACAGTGGATGCAAGAGAAATCGACGTTGTATCCAAATGGTTACTATACCGATAAAGAGTTCGGAAATGCCACGAATGTAGAAATCACGAGATCATACGCAGATGGTTCTGATCCAGTCACTTTCAAAAGATCATCACTTGATGGTATCTCGATCGACTTTGAGGTGTCATCTTACAAGCAGATCGAAGAATATAACAAGACACATTCTGATAGAATATCCACGCTCGGTGATTTTAATACGAAGTCTGGTGCACGAAGCTTTGATTTCAACTGTATCCTCGTCTATTACGATGTTGAAGATTCTTCTGGGGAAACAGTGACCAATCTTTATGGTGTTCTGTTCCTTGGTGATGTAGTCCCATATAACACGGAATCTGCTGTTCTCTCGACAGTAAGAAAAATAAGACATGATAACGTCACATATCAGCAGGGTAATTCGCTGTCATATAAACTGAACTTTAAGACCGATTTCCACTATGGTGATGCCGTTTCTCATCACTCTGTAAATGATGATTCTTCAAGAATAATGGCGACAATGATGCAAATCATCGACAGATATAACGCACTCTCGTCCAAGTTTGATGAAATGGTCGTGTTGAACAAGAAGCTCATAGAACATATTAAGAAAAACGATAGAAAACTCGAAGATGGAAGAAAAATCAATGATTAGTCCAGTACCAGTAGAATATGCCTCGTTCGATGCAAAGATTCTAAATGTCACCTTGCAAAAGATCTACTCTTACATTCAAGACATGAGTAACAATGGCGAGGATGATGAGTTATCTGTCGACGCATATGAGTTTGAACAACTCGAAAAATCTCACCGACTTCTGTGGAATCTTTCGCAGGTCATGTCACAATTCTCAAATGAGGATAAGGTAAACGAGCTTATCAAGGTCTGTGATAACCACATTTCAGATCTCGATACAATGCTCGAAACGGAACAATCTGTGGAAGTTATCGAATCTATCAAGAAGAATAAGAAGTCTTGGGAAAGACAGAAATCTCACGTAGAAGCAGTGAAATTATTGTTCAAGTACTAACAGATTCCAATAACACAATCTTTAATCTATAATGACCTCAAGAGAACCTCTCTCTTGAGGTCATCGCTTATTTGTGCTATTTTCACCCCACAAGACCTATCAGAGCGCAAGGAAAGTACCTCTCTGTGATAAGGAAAGTATGTTCTTATGATAAGAATCGTACAAAACACTAAAAAAGATCTCTTAAGATATGAATATTGACGACATCTGTTCCTTAGACCTCGATCTTTTGAGAGAATGGTTACGTGAGAGAAACGATGAATATCGCTCTGGATTTCCAACTGCCTCTGATGAAGACTATGATAAGGCGTATAATCACTATTCTCTGGTCACGTGTACGAGACTTTTCGATGGTCGTGTTTCTCACGCTCGTGTAGAAAACTCGATCCCGATGTATGGTCTCGAGAAAATCAAGACAATCGAGGAATTCCGTGAGTGGGTCTCTAAAAATAACCTCCAGTCTCAGAAGTTCATCGTCACACCAAAGTATGATGGTGTGTCTTGTGGGGTGAAAATATCAGAAGATGGAAGTGTGACAGCACTCGTGAAAGGTCGTGAGAATATGAGCTTTTCTATTTCTCACCATTTCTCACTTATAGAACCACTTTTTAAAGATGATGAAGAAATAGTCGGTGAGCTTATCATCCCACAGAGCGTATTCTCAGAGAAGTACTCATCAGAATACAAGAATGTGAGAAACATGGTCGCAGGAAAGCTCAATCCACGATCAAGGTCTTCGGAGGAGCTTCGAGACTTTGTCTTTATGAAGTACACCAGTTATGCTGGTTCTTATAAGACAAAGCAGGAGATGATCGACAGGTTGAACACTCTCAACAAGATACCTGTTCGGTACATTCTTGTCGACTTTGAAGACATAACCGAAGAATTCCTATCAACAACTTATCAAGAGTTTATCCTTGAGTTTGAAATCGATGGTCTTGTGATTGATATCAATGACCTCTCTGTTGCAGATTCTCTTGGTCGCAACTCTATCGGAAATCCAAAGTTCGCTATTGCTTATAAGGGATCGTTTGGTGATACAAAGAAAGTGATTATTAGATCCTTGAATTGGTTCATCGGGAAAGATGGGACTTTCAACCCAACTATCACCACCGATAAAGTCCTCATTGATGGTGCTATGTGTGGCAACAACATCTACGTCGACAATGCGAGTTATGTCCGTGACAATGGACTAAGATGCGGTGAAGAGATTATCATCAAGAGATCTGGAAAGGTGATTCCAAGAATTCACTCTATTCCAAAGAAAGAAAGATGGAAGTCTTATGGAGAAATGGTCACAGAAGGTCATCTCTTCCGAGAATGTCCCTACTGTTCATCTCCTATTGTTCTTGATGATTCTCTCGTTGATGTCTATTGTCCAAATGAGAGATGCTCTGGTAGAAATCTACAAGAGTTCATATTCTTCTTCAAAGTGCTCGGTGTTGAAGGAATGTCAGATGTGACATATGAGAAGATCTTCGACAAGAATTCTTTATACACTGACGAAATAGTAAGAGTCATCAGAGATCGTGCGAGTGTGTTCTCAGAGTTTGGAGACAAGCGTTCTTCCAACATTGTCCGTTCGCTTGAAAAGTGTATATCCGACATCACCATTTCTCGTCTTATGCACGCATCAAACATGTTCCAAAGTCTTGGATCAGTCAAACTTCAATGGATCGTCGATGAGTATTCTCTCACGTGGGAAAACTTAGAAGATTTCTACCCCTCATCCACAGACATTCTCAAAATCAACGGATTCGGGGATATCCAAGCAGGTATCTTTGTGGAAAACTATAAGAAGTTTATCGATTTCTATAAGTCCTTGTCCTCGGTACTCACTTTCAAGACAAAGGTAGAAACCACAGAATCCGACATTTATCAAGGGAGAGTTTTCTGTTTCACTGGTTTCAGAAACAAGGCGATGGAAGACACTATTGTTAAAAATGGTGGGAAAGTGTCTGCAACATACACGAAGGTAGTTACTGATCTTGTCATTAAGGAGAAGGGAAGTGGATCATCGAAGGAACAAAAGGCGATGAGTGCAGGGATTAGGATTTATAGCGAATCAGAGTTTAGAGAACTGTTGGGAATGGAGACGATCATTGAGGAACAGCAAAAGTCGTTGATAGATCCTTCAAAAGCACTCTTCTAATCATCCTCCCCAGAACATTAATGAGAGAGCCGACAGATCTTTTTCTATCGGCTCTCTCGACATATTTGTAAATAACGAAACTTTGTCCGAAATATGTCTAAAAGATCATCAGCAATTGTTAGAACAAACCCATTATTAACTGGCAATATCAAGTTTGTAGTGAAGTCAGATGGAGATTTCCAGATTTCCACAATACCAGTTAATGATACCTTGTCGAGCATAGCTTATACGAAACCACTTAGTGTATCATCAGCACCTTTTGATGATATCTCAAAAGTTTTCGCTGATGTTCCTCGGAACATATTCTACGAATCCCCCACGAAACCCGATGGTTATGTCTATGAGAAATATGCGGACATGGTTGATCAGACCTATCTTTACAAAGTTCAGAGATGTACGTCGATGCTTTATGATGAGGAATTTTCGATTTTTGCCCCACTTTACATTGGTGAAAAACTTCCGAAGTACTTCATCATCTACAAGTCAGATGGGAAGAAGGACAGACTTCGTGACTGCCAAATCTTGAAGATAATCGATCTTCATAAGTCCCCAATAGGCAAGTACTTCGAGAAACTCACCGATTTCCCACTTTTCCAAAATTCCCATGTGCAATGCGACTTCATACAAAAACACGTCACTTACACTGGTATATCGGTGGAAAAATCATCAATTGTTCAAGTATCAGAATCAATCGAAGACTTCGTCGGTGGTGCTCAAAGTGTCTATGAGTTTGACAAATGGATCACTGAAGGTTACAAGAGACATTCGCTTGTATCCCACAAGCTCTTCAACTTCGAGTTCTTGTTTGATGATCCTTCAACGGAACTTAAGTATGAGAATTACTTCGGTCTTTATGCTGATGACATAAACCTCACGACTTATCTTTATTCCGATCTGAATGATGTCGTAATACAGAAGATACAAGACAACTTCAAAGATGTCGATCTTTGTCTTATGAAGACTGATGACGCAGTTGTTGATATCAAGAACTTTCGAAAGAAAGATTTCCCACAATACACAACAACGAATATCTTCAACATACGTTTGCAGGGAGATCAAGAGCAAGAACCTGCTTACAACGAGATCATCTACGACGCTTCACGAAAGCCGATGATCAACACGTCTATAAAGATCTTCATTGATGGTAAGGAATCAGAAACGATACTCTCCAACACACTCTCGAATCTTGAAAGGGGTGACTATGGTTATGAGAAATGGTCTCGAGATGGATGGTTCTTGACATATTACAACCCATTCGGATCTAAAGAAGAAGTCCTTCAGAGAATTGCTTCGTGTCTTGAATGGGTCGTTGATGCTCTCCGTCTGTATGGTGTGAAAGTCTTCGTGGATAATGACCACGATAGAATAATCGTCGAAAACTCAACAAGACCTTCTATTGAGTTCGAGATAACCTCTGCCGATGGAACACTTTCGCTCTTGTATGAGAAATTCTCAAGAAGTGATAACAACTTCATGATGTCCCATTCTAATGCTCTCAACTGTGTAGGCAAATACGTGAAGAATGGGAATCACTTCGAACGAATCAAGCACGTCAAGAAGAGACGACATGTTGACATGTTCGACATAATCTCGGACACACCAATCTATCAGACAAAGAACGTCATACAGGTTTATGATCAGACCGAGTTCACCTTGTCTGTAGTGAACTTTATCGACATTTGTGACTTCGACTTCATGCTCAAGACGAAGACCAAGAGAAACGACATACTCATTGAACTTGGACAATATACACCAGAAGAGCAGAAGACAGATCCCGATTTGTCAAAGTTCCTCGGTTATGATGTCGTATCGATTGATGAGAAGAGACCTCTTGTTTCTCTACAGTCCGTCTGTAAGTGGGTTTCTGAGTTTAAAGATGTACGTCTGGATGAGTATCGTCTGAACGTATCGGAAGAGTTCGGTACTGACAACTTCTCTCCGTCATTCAACATCTCCTATCCTAATCCGAAGTATTACACCCATGAGTTCTTCCCAATTTCGAGACATCCACTCGTGGAGGAAGATGGGAAAATGTCATCATACTTCTCTGAACCATTCAACGAACTGAAGTATTGTTTCTCGAGTTATGACTACTTCCAAGAATACTTCACTGTCTTCGGTTATAGCTTTAGAAATGGGGCATATTCAAAGACTGATCCTTCCGAAAATTGGTCGATAATCTCGAAGAACAATGTCGGTGACTATGTCACTTTCTTCAGAGGTGTGCTTATTAGTATCACTTCCAAGAACGACATCGACGGTTACAGATTCTCCTCGATCCTCAACGTAAATCCAAATGGTCAATCTTCCATACGCATTGTAAGAAATCGTCGATTCAAGAATATCGTCATGATCTGTACGATTTCTTACAATGACTACAAGATATCGAAAAACAACCTCTCCTTCCTTAATCTTTACACAATGGGGTCTCAATCCACCAAGTCTAAAGATGGGAAGATAATCGATGGTGATAGAATCGACTTTGAAGGTGTCAGTGGTCTTCTGAAGATTGGTGTCGATTCTCAGAACAATGACACTATCAAGATGCAGGAATATGACCAGATGTTTGGTATAGAACTCGATATGCGGTTCGTGTCTTATACCGACAGTTCTATTGAAATCGATGCTATGATCAATGGTAGTCCACGTAAACTTCACGAATGGTACTCTCTGAAAGATGATAAAACGTTCATGGAGATAATCGGTGTGGAAGAAGATCTGGAAACTAATAGAAAGAATCTCGTAATGTTCAGATCCTTGAAGTGTGATTCTCTTGGGATTTATCTTAAGCACGGATCTCTGACAATCAAAGACTATAACCACAATTCGATCGTTATCGGCAAATCAGTCAAGAAATGGGACAACTCGCATGAGTTCTTCACGATTGATGATGGTGTTGTTTATATTGAAGCAAACAAGCCATCGATGGAAGCCATCACCACACTTACGCCAAAGTCTCTTGTACAGCATATCCAATCGTTAGATCCTAAGAAGAAGTCCTTGAAGTGGTATCTCGTTGGTGGTGGTAAAAACTTCCACAATTTCCAGCACGAGTTTGTCAACTTCTCTCTTCTTCGTGAGATAGTAGAAAATAACAACTTCTCATATACAGAAGATAGAAGACAAGATGACCTCCAGTTCAAGTTCCACCGACCTATTGATCTCGGCTCTATGAAGAGATATGGCGGAAAGTATGATCCAAAGATCAGTAAGCTATCGACTGCTATCAATCCGAAAGTCTCTTCTATGATCGACCATTATCGAATGTCTTACAATGACTCTAAGGACACATTCGACAAGACGATCAACTACGACATCCGCAAGGAGAATACTGCATTTGTGCTCGGAGATATCCGAATCCCAGAGTTCGTATACAACGACCATAAGTCATTAAAGGTCACAAGTCTCCCACTTTTTGGCGACACATCTATCCCTTATGACAAATCTAAGCACTTTGCAGATTTCACGAGTATGTTCTCATCGAAGATCCTCAACCTCCCCAATTCGTTCGAGATCACTGTCGAGAATTGGAATGTCGATGATCAAGGGAACTATTCTTCCGAGATTAACCTCATCGATTCTTTCTTGGAAAAGTTCAAGCAGGACATGATCGATGCCGTTGATCGTCTTGGCACAATCGACGATCCTCGTGTCTATGTGGAAGAATATTGCGCAAAGAATATCGGAATGCTCTACAAGATCTCGGATTCGAAGATGCTCTCAAATGGTGAAGTCGTCAAAGATTTCTCAATTTCTCTCGATCAGAACGTCATAAAGATTCATCACCATACGATAGAAAATGTTCACCTTGAGATGACCATTTCCGTGGGTCTTGTGTAACCGCTCTCGGAAGGTAAATAAGCAAATATCCTCCGAAAAAGCATGGGAAAATATAGCGGAACTGACATCCAAGATATGACACTGTTCAGCATAGAACAAGACGATTCTGTACTGAATCTTGTAGAAAAACTGAACCACAACTTTGATCAGATACTCAGGCATGAAAGAACTGATCTTGTGGACTTCATGACTACTCTGATCCTTAGAAACATAGCAGATGGGAAATATTCCGAAATTCTCGGTGCTGAAGGATCACGAATAAAGATGATCGGTAAACCTGGGCGTGATGGTAGCGATGGGCGTGATGGGAACACTGTGGTACAAGCATCACAGTCCGTCAAGTTCCTACAGATGAACACCAGTGACCTTCGTGAAATACAGTACAACTCATATTCGATTTCTATTCCCAATACACCAGAAAAGGAAAATGAAAGAATCGAACTTCTGAAGTATCGTGTGGGTGATGTTATATTCACGAAAAATGGTGACCTGCTTACTGTCGAATCGGTGACTGATTCTGAGATATTTGTTACAAGAAAGATAAACTACTCAGCACTGAGCGGAGGTGGTGGTGGAGGAACATCACCAGGCACTGGAGGAGGCGGAGGTGGATCAACTGGCGGAGGTGGATCTGCTTTCCATATAAACACCGATATTGAAAACTCTACAGTCCGTGACCATATTTTACAAACTGCCGATCGTATACTTCTTGGTCAGTTCATTCCTTCATCTGGGGAATCGAATAACAGCACGAGATATTACAGATTTGGTCTTGGTATTGGGAAGCATGCTTATGGAGATCCAACTCTGGCCATTGCAAACATACCTCAGACTTTAACTGCAGATGCCAATGCTGTCGATTCCGATATAAAGGATCAAGTAAGGCTGTACTTCCGTAAGAATTCTCAGCAATCGTTCGACTTTGTAAGTCCACGTCATTGGGCATCGGCCAGATACGTTGATCTTTATGAGAATGACAAATCGAAAGGACTGGTAACTGGTCAACGCTTGAGATTCTCTCTTGAGAATAGCGATGGTGAAGATACAAATCAACCATTCATAGAACTTCTCACAAACAAAAGAACCAACGATTCTCATTCTACGATTTCCACGCATACCTTATCAGTAATTGATCGTCATAACAAGAGAGCAGTGGTTATTGACAATCGTCAGCGGTTTGTCATAAAGTCTATGATTGCCGATTTCTCAAAGTCGATCCTTTATACGAATGAGAGAAATGATGTCTTGGCAACTGAGTATGAAACGTTCTCTGCCCCATCTATCAAGACCAACACGATCTCTCCCAACAGTGGAACTATGGTTTCCATTGGATCTGGGAATGGACTCTCGGCAGATATCCTCAAAACGAAGAAGTTACAAGGTGTCAGTGGTGCAATGTCACTTTCTGACAACACTGTTCTGACTGTTGATGCAGGAAGTGATATCCGCATCGGTGACACTTACATTCGTCAGTGGATTTCTGATACCAATTCAAAAGTTGGTGAACTTGATAGAAAGAGTATAAAATCGAACACCCTCTTCTCAGATATCTTCGTTGATGTCCGAGAGCAGAAGTTAGATCTTCGTACTCTTGGGTTTGGTCTGTTCTCTCCTTCTGATGGTAAGAACATGACGATTTCCACTAACACTCTTTCAAAAACTGGTGAAGGGTCTTCGTCGAATGTCTACGTTTCAACATTCATCAAGGGTGATGCTGGTGTGTTCCATAACAAGTACTCTCCCCTGCACAGATTGTTCGGTGTATTTGCGATAGGTGATACTGATACGTTTGCAGATACTCATTACGATACCCATGAAACGGATAAGAACACTTTGATTGGTATTGGTGCTTGGGGACATGGCAAACTTTCCAGTCAATCCATAAGTCTTGAATCTGTAAAATCTCGGAAGATCGCAGATTATGAAGAATACGTGAAAATCCCTGCTTTTAATCTTAGTGGTGGTAACATTGACTATTCTACGATAACTTTCCCTTCTCAAAACAAAGACGAAGGTTGGAAGAAAGCAGGTAACGTTATCGTGATGAAGCCATCGACGAACCTCATCAGTCAATCTGAGAAGTACGTTTTCGAATCTGAGAAGAAGGTGAAGACGTACTACGTGAAGTTGCACAACGAGATCTATGATGACACACGAGACAAGTTCAAACCAGTAGGTTTCAAGATTCAAGACGGTTGGTCATGTTTCGAGTACGATATCAATGATGTATCAACTTATCAGAAGACGATATTCGACAAGGTAAGAGTAGATGTTAGTGATCAAACAAAGAATCATATCGCAGGTAATCGTAGAGGTGCTGGGGTTCCTTATGGTGAAGGCAACATTTTCTCGACAATTATCAACTATGATGCAGAAGGTAGACCAATAAAGAGAAAACCTGGTGGGAATTCTATGAACAACTTCATGCTCAATGCGACATCATTTATGGCGTTCATTGGTCACTATGATGCACAAAATGGTAGTCGTGGACTTCTGGAATATGAAGACATAAAACCAGCAGTTTATCAAGATTTTGTTCACGAAGTTCAGAGAAACTTCTATTATATGAACGCCATGGACTTGATAGCAGAAGGTATGAATTCGGGTTCGCAACGTATAACCCCCGATAAATTCCAGAGAGTTCTGGTGAATGGTGGTACTAAGTGTGAAACGTTCGATTCATATATCGAATCAAAACAGAATAGACGGTCGAGGAAGACAGCGTTTGTGTTCTCTCCTATCAAGACGAGATCGATTGTAAAACTGTCACCATTCTCTGATAGATCTCTCAATCACGTACCTTGTGTGATGACGACATTCATCAATGATCATAGTGTAACTGATGAATCACAGGAACTCTTGTCGAACGACATGTTCTCCCTCAAAGTTGTTGGTGATGTTGTTCACATGGACATTTATGTTGAATGTTCATTATTGCAGGTAAAGAAACCGTCTGTGAGTGATTTCTATGCATATCAAAGACATGTTTATTACACCGATGCATATGAACCAGGTACGGATTCATCCATGGCATTGAAAACCATTCTCTTCAATTCAAAGCTTACAGAATGCTTAGACGAGTGGATAATGTTGGACAGTATGATTGGATGGGCAGGTCGTGTTCTGGGTGGCAATAAAGGTCATAATGCAGTGTACAAGAAGTCACATGTGCATAATGTAAAACTGTCAGATCAAACTCCTCTACAAGAATCATATGGGTTCTCGATGTCTATGTTGATTCCTTCCATATTCATGCCAGTGACCGATATCATGTTCTCTGATAATACAACTCTCTACACCGATGGTATGTGCAAAGTGTCCATGACACCGTTCAGAGATGGAAGAGAATCTATTCATGGTTCAATGCTCAAAGATGTCATTCAGAACAGAAAAGCGAATATTGATTCAAATCGCATATTTAGGAATGTACGATTTGACGATAGACTTCTTGAGTTCAGTGGTTATACATCACTTTACAAGAAAGGTGTTGGTTATACACAAGGGTATTCCGCAGATTGTGGATATGCTCCAAACAAGCAATCTTACACCTCGATAGTTGTAGAATTCGAAAATCCTAACTATATCGACAAATACTCTCGTGAATCAAATCTCGTAGATCCACAGAGCGGTGTGAAGTTCAAGAAGATATCTTTGACGTGGGTAAAACCTGGTATCTCAGAGATGCTCGAAAGAATGCAAATGTCCGATAGAACAAGAACTGGCGGATTCTCTCTTGATAACGAAATCTCGGTTGAAGCCCAGAAGATCTACGGTGAAGAGATGTACAAGCAGATGGAGAAGTATCTCGATAATGAGTAAAGATATAAGAAAGGTGGAATATAACATTTTTGTATAATGAGTAGCTACGACGAATTAGAAGAAAAAGCAAAAGAAAACCTCCTCCGAGAGACAGAAGGAACACCTTTTGGTGGATTCAAACCTATGGATAGAGAACAGCTTGAATCAGAGTTTGTGACGAAGCATAACTTCGTGCCTATTCCTGCCGATGAATTACCATCAAGGTCTTTCTTCTATGACAAGGGCACTCAAGTTCTTGTAAAATCTGCAAATGTTCAAGAAGTCAAGCATTTCTCATCAATCAACGATGAAGATTTCTTTGACATTCAAGACAAGATGTCCACGCTCTTCAACGTTTGTGTGAAAATCTCAAAGAACGGAAATCCTGTAAGTTACAGAGATCTTTCCGAATTCGACAAGATCTTTGTCTTCTTTGCTGTTCGTGAGAGAACTTTCCTTGCCGATGGTCGCCAATCCACGATTTCTCACAAGTCTCCATGCCCCAGCTGTGGTGAGGAAATCTCGGTAGAAATCGAAAAGGGGAATCTTGGTTATTACAGCATCCCCGATTCTATAATGAAGTTCTATGATGATGAAAAGAGATCATTCGTTATTAATCACGAGAAATTTGAATCTCCTCTTGAAATCTACGTGCCTACTGTTGGTGTGACGGAGAAGATCTTCCAATACATCAAGGAAGCAGAAATCAAGAAGCAGAGAGGTGAAGGTGGTTATTACGACCTTGCTGATCTTACGATCATCATGTACATTACCAAGGATTGGAGAGATATCGACGACAGTGGTAAGTACATCAAGCGTAAACTCGAAGAAATCAAGCGTTGGTCAGTCGACAAGTACAAGGTCGCTACTCATGTCACTAAGACACTCAAGGTTGGTGTTGATCCTATGATGGAAGTACACTGCTCAAAGTGTGGAAAGGAGAACAAGGTACCAGTCCGATTTCCAGAGTGGTCAACTCTACTCTCTGATGAAAGTATCATTGGAGAACTTTTCGGAGATAGTTCACAGGTTGATCTTTGATAAGATACTGTCGTGGTCAGAGATTCATCAGATGCCATATGTTGAACTGCAATCTCTGATACTGGCTTACAAAAAGAGACTTGAGGAAGAAGAGGAAGAAAGACTAAGGCGAGAAGCTCAACAACAACAAGAGTATGAGCAACAGATGCCGAAGTTCGAATCATTCACACCAAAGTCTCTCGGTGAACAATAACAAAAGAAAGAGGGTGATATTGAAAGATGTCACCCTCTTTCTGTTTAAAGAGAGGTACTTTCCTTGTATTCAGATCGTTTCGATGGGGTAAAACTACCTTCAGATATCTTCGAGCGCAAGGAAGACATATTTCTTAAATAAGACAAAGCATTTTTAAACCCATGAACAAGGTCGAGAAATCTGAGAGATTAAGATCGATTTTCGAGAACATAGATTCTGAACGTATTCGTCGTCGCATTGATGAATACGCATCTCACTTTACAACTGGAGAATATGAGAAGATGGCTTTCATGTCTAATCTTCTCTCAGAAAATCCAAGCTACATTAGCCATTTATCTGAAAAGGACATCACTCTTCTCGACAGCGTTGTGGGAGATATTGAAGAAGCCGATATCATCACTGAAGATGAATTCCTCGCTCTCACGGATTCCGTGCTTCAACCTATTGAGATTTCATCGATTAATTATTACATCATCGATGAACACATCCTTACGAAGATATCAGAAGCACTGTTCTCGACCTTTGGAACTGTAAGTTATCAAGATCTTCTTGAAGTAGAATACGAAAACCCAGGTTTTGTTGCATCGGTGATTATTGATGTTCTTCAAGAAGTCGGTGTTTATAACAAATCGATCAATGAAGCTGCATTTGCATCATATAAAAGATCGATCTATGAAAATGGAACGCTCTCAAGAGAAGAAATCATCTATTGGGCAAAATCTCTCACCAAAGATGAAGCCGATCACATTTATAGAACGCTTTATGGATCAGAACCTCCAAGAAACTCTCGTGAGATAATACTCAGAGACGTTTGTGAAAACCCAGATGGCGAAGTTTGCTCAATTTTCAAGGACACTTATTCATCAGAGAAAGAGTTTAGCATAAAAAGCATAAACGAATCACTCGAGAATCTTCGATCAGTTGTGAAGATCGAAGATTTTCGAAATCTTGTCTATTCAACATCCCCAGTTATGATAGTCGAAGGCATTGACGGCTCTCGCTACAAGGTTTGGGGGTCTATTTGTGAGAATTACGAAAGACTGTAATTCGGATTTGTTGTTGAACATTTTTGTTGTTGACGAGTGGGGAACGATCAATTTCGGGATCGTTCCCCACAACGTTTTCACCGTCTTGTAAATAAGAAAACGTTTTAATAAATATTAATCTGGATTAAGAAAATGTTTAAAGAAAAAATACAAAAGATCTTCGAACATTGTAGAAAAGAGAATCTCCCCAATGTTGAACGAGAACTCAACGAAGTGGTAGGAGATATGCTCACAGGCGCTGTTAATGAATCTGTGATCGCTCGTCGTGTTCAAGATATACTCGATAAAAACGGCATCATGTCGAATGCCCTCCAAATCATCAACGAGAAGAAGTACATCAGCAAACCCGAAGACATCAAGACCTATCTTCGCAGATACAGAAAGATTTCTTCAAAGATCTATGAATCGTTCCGACAGATCGTTGAAGATAACACCCTCGTCGTTGGTAATACAAGACTTTTCGATAAAACCTCGATGGGCAAGATAAACCAAGGTATTGCCTTCATTGAAGAATCATATAAAGCAAAGATCAATGAATCACTTGAAAACTCATCTGTTAACATTGAAGAAGGTACTTATGTTTTTTCTGATTACATCGATTTCGAGTTCTACTTCACCTACGAGTACGTCGAACGAAACAAAAGCGCATTCGAACCTGTCGTAGATTTCCTCTCGAGTGGTGACAACTTCATCACTTTCGTTGTATCCTCGGGAGATACTGAAACTGGCTTTGAGGTTCACGTAGACATCCATGAGAATGAATCCACCCTTGAAAACAAGGCAGAAGTTGAAGAACTCATCAAGACGTATCACGAAACGTTCACTGACGTGTTAATCATGGAAGAAGAAGGTGAAGATGATGAGCTCATCGGAGACGTTCGTCTGAGTGACGTGAAACCTGGGAAATTCATCGTTGTTGATTCTGATTCAAAGTACCTCTCAGAGTTTGACGAAATCGTCGTTTATGAAGTCACCGAAGACCACGTTCTCTGTAAACTTGAAAATCAGAAGTCGATCAAGCTCCATATTGATGAAGCACGTAAGGTTCTTGTTATCAATGATGAGGATCTCGAGGAAGTCTTCGAATGTAACGACATCGTGAATTGTGCAAAGGAAAATGATCTCGTCACTGATATTCTTTCTTCTGAATACGACCACGAGTTCATCGAAGCACATATTCAAGACATGATCCAACTCGGGAAAGAATATACTCTTGCAAACGGATCAATCTTGAAGTGGGAAGATGGAAAGTTCATCCTTGAGTACATCGACGAACTTGGAGACACTGTCAAGCAGGAGAAAGATCGTGATTTCGTGATACTGATCACAATTCTCTACTTCAGATCACTTTCGACGTGCGCATCGGATGATAAGAATCCTTATGGAATTTCTGAAATCCGTGATTTCAAGTACAACGAAAGTATAATCATTGATTCCGAAGAGTTCCGTAGACTTGCTTCCGAGCATCTTGATCCTCAGCTTTACACAGATTTCCTTGCAGATCTCGACAGAATTTATAGAGAAGCCAGAATTGCACCGAACTCGGAAGTTTATCTGCAGGAAAATCTGATAGATCTCTCGTTCTGCTATGGTATAAACCAGCTCCTTGTCGATTCTTCAATTTCTCTTGATGCAAACAAAGAAGAAGAAGGGGTTGATAGAAACCAGCTTCGAACGAGTGTTATCTACAACATCTGTCAGATAATCCCCGACGTTTATGACCAGCTTTCCGTGAATCTCACCGACGAGGATGTTGATGCGTTCTGTTCATTTACCACATCGGAATGGTTCATTGAGCAGGATGTTGATAACTACATCAACTTCGTGATATCGTTCCTTGAAGAGAGAGGTTACGATATCTCAATGTACAGATAAAAACCACGAATCTCCGAGATCCATAAGATTTACGAGAGAAATGGGAAATGGAACATCAGAAACTGACATCTTCTCCACCATTATAAAAACGATGGATAAACGAAGTGTCAGATAAAACTGATTCTCAAAGGAGGTGAGGGAGATTCTTCCCGAGAGTTTTCCTCACCTCCCCGAACGCCCTAGTAGTTCAATGGATAGAACATCGGTCTTCTAAACCGACAATCCAAGTTCGATTCTTGGCTGGGGTACGATTTGTTGATTACTTTTATAAGGGTTGTTGGTCTACGGATCTCTCTCTCGAGGTTTGTAGCCCAATTCGTATCGGTCAGTTACATAAAGAAATAATAACCACGGAATAATGAATAAACTGAAGATATTCGAACACCAAGAAGATGACTGGATGTACGTCGGTGATCTTCTTGAACAGAAGTTCGGCATGGGTAAAGAGACAAGACCACTCGTTTATGAGTACCTCCTCTTCTATGAAGAGAACTTTGTGGAAGATGGCACTATCGTAGATGGAATAGAAAAAAGCACAGAGTACTTCAGAAATCTCATCGATGAGGTCAACCAAGCTTATGAATGGACATACAACAGCTATGATGATCTCGTCTATGTCATCTCATCTGGTCGCTATATCAGTTACATCTTGGAAATAGACCCTTCTATCGACAAGCAACAGATGGTGAACTACTTCATCAATCACTACGTTGATATCCTCAGTTACACTCATGAAAATGGTCGTGAAACGAAGGACATCTTCGTTAATGTCTACAGAAAGTACCCCAATCTCGGTATCAAGGACATCTGTCGTGAAATCATTAAAGAATACTACAAAGGATAATGAAAAAACTGAGAATTTTCGAATCAGCAACGGAACTTCTTGAAGAGTTCTTGTCAATGCGTGGTGACTTCACCAAATTCAGAAGAAGTGCATTCTACACGTGGGTTTCCGTGAGATATGGTCTCGAAGTCGGAGAAGGGTCTGAAGTTGTAGATGACAAGATTGATGGTTATGATGTGAGAGAACTCATGGAGAAGTTCAACCAGTCATTCATGGGTGTTGCTGGAAGTACCGAGATGGATATGAAAAATCCCGATGAAATCTTCTATCGTATACTTGAAAAGATGCCGATCTTCAGAATGATGGTGGATGAATCAAACTACTCTCGTGAAGACATAGGAGAATACTTCTACAAGAACCTCTTTGACTTTGTAGAAGATAAGTCTGAAGAAGGAATGATCTGGATTTTCTGTAAGATAGATTTCTCAAAGAACATGAAGGAACTGTTTGATGAGATAACCTCCGCAATGGAAGGCAAGTATCCTCAACAGAGCCAGAAGGGTTCTTATAGATATCGATAACAACAACTCTTCGAGGGCTTTGTACGGATAACAAAAGTACGTGCAAAGCCCTCGATGTATTTTAACCATTATTAACGTTGCTTATGAACAAGGTAGAAAAATTCGTGGATAGAGTTGTTAAAAGTTGCAACTCTATCATACAAAGCAAAGGTGTGAGACTTGAAGATTTCTTAATGGCGAAGTTTAACCCCTCAGATAGAGGTGTTGATATCATCTGCTCATACATTAACAAGTATTACCGACAAATTGATAAATCCACACTCATAAACGGAGATATTGAAGAAAGATACGTGTTTGAGTTGTACAGAGAAACACGGAAATCTGTGGTTTTCTATTCACGTGATAAAGAACTCGAACCCGAAGACGTTATGTTCCATCTTGACTTCTTCAAGGAGATACAAGAGTTTGTGGAAGAGGACAAATGTCGTGAACTTGCGTCTTTTATCTTGAAGAACTATGTCGAAAAAGTAAAACCGTCAGATAAAGATGACTACGTTTATGTCTTCTTTACTGGATTTGTAAAGCATCCTTGGAAGACTGATTGGCAAGTTGCAGAATTGATAGCTCTCGAATTCATAGAGAAGATGTCAGTTGTGGTAGATGAAAAGACAGAAGACGAAGAAGTTATAAATCCTAAGGAATAGTTAACTTCCACCTAAAAGTATGATAACAATTTTAAGATTTATCGTTCTCTTTTTCATCATTCACCCGATTGTTTTCATGAGAAAGTTGTCTTTAAAACTAAAATGAAGACGAGGTACTTTCCTTGCGCTCTATGAAGTTCTTGGGTGTGAAAGTATTCAAGGAAAAAGAGAGTGCAAGGAAAGTACCTTCCTTGAGTTCGGAGAATAAAAGAAAGCCCCGATCATCTTCCATACGGTTGATGATCGGGGCTTAATGTCTATTTTAGACAACCTTTGTTATTCTGGTTTGATATCTTCCATAGAGTTCAGATCTTCCACGGTCAGAAGCGTGTAGGAGAATGCCTTCTGTCCTGCTTTCTTGGCTTGATTTGCCCACTGCATGAACTTGGAGAAATCGTTAATGTTTCTCACCACTTGACAACCTGCAGAATAGAGACCAACAACTGGTACAAGCTTCTGAGAGGATGCTCGATGGAAGTTTATACCAAACACCCCAAAGTCATCCCCTACGAGATCATGCTTGGAATCTTTGTTGTTATCTCTATGGACGTGAGTGGGAGATACCTGTCTGAGTGCTTCATATTTCCCTTGGTGCAGACCGATCTGCCATAGGTCTTTATGATATCCACGCTTAAGAATAGCGCATCCTTGTGGGTTAAGTGGCTTTTGGAGATTGTCAATACCTGGGTCTGTCGTGAACTCGAGAATCTCACGGATTTCTATTTCACCCTTCTCGTTAAATCTGAAATAAACACAGGTATCGTTCCATGTGTTTGGATTCGATAAATCACGGATGCCGACAATGTTGAGAAAGACGGGTGTTCTATCGATTTCACCACCTACTTTCTCGACAGCACTGATTATCTTCATCATATCGTACTTCATAGCGGTTCTTTTGTTTTTTCTTCTTGTTTCCGTTTATATAGGTCGGTAAATAAGCAAATATCCTCCAAAATATGTCTCTGAATCGATTAAAGAACATAACGCTATTCCAAAAAAATGGAGAAATCATAGATCTTGAGTACAATGAAGAACTTGACCTTCTTCAAGGTGATCTTGTATTTTCAAAGACAAGTGCAGGACTGGTTGAAACACAATCTTTGTACTTCATGGAGAAAGTCAAGATCTATGACGAGATCGAATATGATGATGTTCGTTCGTTCAGACATGTGAAGTGTAAAATGCACGAAGGGAAATTCAAGTTCTTCGATGTTGGATCACCTTATGAATCGGAGCCAGAGATAAGACTTTTCGACACTTTTGAAGCAGATTTTAAGGAAGATAAAACAGCAACTTTCGGAGAAGATATCGTTGAGATTCGTGACATTTTTGCAACACCGAAGTGCTTGCAGGTAATGGCGACATCTTCCGAAGGTGGTTTTATCGAGGATATTCTTGTTATTGAACTTGACGGAGAAATAGCGATTGAACTGACCGCACAAATCTTCGTTGAAGAGGAAGATGAAAGATTCATCGACAGACTTGCCGATTTTGGAGAGTATCTTTCTAAAGATGACGCATTTCTATTCAGAACGCATCCCACGGACGGTGACGTGGCGGACGTTTCTATTCTTAATCGGAAGCGTAAGGAATTCTTGATAGAAATGCACAACATCAAGCCATATTTCTCCGCTCATAAAGGTGTGAGAGGTGTCTTGAACCTGTTCGATTTCCAAGACCTCAAGATTAAGGAATATTGGCTAAATCCAAAAACTGGGAAGTTCGTCTATGAAGATCTCTCAGAGAAATCGATGGACTACTCTCGACTTCAGAAAACTTCAAAGTTTGGTCTATTCTTTGAGTATAACTCGGTCGTGGATGATCTTTATGATGATCAAGGACTTCCAGTAGTTAAAGACAACTTCTTGTTTACAGTCGATGAGATTGTTATAAAGCTGTTTGGTATCAAGAAGTGGATCGAAGACAGAGAAATTGGTGGTATTTCAGATATCGTCGACATCATAGGAGAATTCGTATTCTTTGGAAAATACAAGATCACCACTTCTTGGTCAGAACATGAACATACGCAAAATGTAAAATCAAGATCTCATATAATAACCACAGATCGACGTGTTTACTATCTCCAAGATACACGTAACGATTCTCTGTACGTTGCAGATACAGACCTTCAAGGAAATCCAAAACTATCATCAATTGGAACGAGAAAGCTTTCGTCGATAGCGACTTCTATCATCGGTGCATCGATTGGCTATAAGGGATTCCACGACACTTTTGTAACTGGGAGCAGGAAATCAAAGATAGGTGTCGAAGTGACACTTCAAAACGATAGTTTCAATCGCAGGTATGAAGATGTTCCCACGAACTGGGAAAACTTCAAAGATGTAGGTGCAACATGGGGAGATGTTGACTATTATCAATATTACAGAGCAACATATGAACTGAAAGATGGTGATTTTCGAATAACTGGTGAGTTTTCACCTTCCACGAGCGAAATCAAGATTCTCGTTAATCGAAAAGGTGTCTACGATGTGAAGATCGTCTACGAGTACTATGGTGGTGAAGAAATCTTCAAAAAGAAGAAGATGTTCGAAGTGAGACAGAAGATCCCCAACTTCCTCGCTTTCTTCAAGTCTCATCCAAGCAAGGTAATACAAAAGCATCAGAGGATGAGTGATGCTCGTCTGAGATTCTTGTCTTCAAAGATTCACGAATATGAAAGACTTCACATGCTCAAAGATCCCTCGCTTGGATTCCGAAGAATGAACTATCGAAAATCAGAGTTCAAGATATCTGACTTTGGTATTCGCTCTTGGGATGATTTGAATCTGTCTGGTATAAGATACCCTTCGATCATTATTCATTCATTCACACAAGGAAGATATTCCTTGCAATCAAAACTTTTCACTCTCAGTGGTGAAATGCGTGAAAGACAAACGATGCGTGATTTATATGAAGACATTCGTCATCAGATAGATCTCCGAGAGTTCAACGTGATCTACCGAGAGTGGGACACCTCGTTTATTGAGATCGTCTCCCATAGAATGGTTTACGAGGACATTAATCTTCGTGTAGAAGGTCTTCGTGCAGAATATAAAGCAAGTGTTGATTATCCTTTCAAGTGGAACAACACGAACATATACGAACAATCATTCTTCGTTGCACCATTCCACCCGATCTTCTTCAGTGTTGATGAATCTTACATTGATGGGATAGTGAACGCAAACTGGAAGATAAAACAAGGAGATATCGAAGTTCTCACGCTCACTAACTCTCTCGTTATGTGTTACACATTCCAAAAGGTAGGAAACTACACAGTAGAATGTGAGATATTCGACAATGCGGGCAATAGTTCTCTTTGTGTGAAACACAACTTTGTGAATGTGATATCAGGTGATGATTATGACAGATACGTAAAACACGTACAATAAAAAGTAAGTCCCACCATTGGTAAAGTCCTCTGGTGGGACTTTCCGTATCCGCCCATATCGGTAAATAACGAAATATGTTGAAGAATGGCAACTCAATCCATAAAGAAAGTATCTGTAGACAACTCTCTTGAGGAATCAAGAAAGATAATAAACGAGAATTTTGGTGTAGTAGATATTATGATTCAGAAGATAAACCAATACACTGGTTTATTTCTTGAAAATCTGAAACTGCCACAAGATCCACTCGGAAACGTAAAGTACGTTTTGAGATATGACGTTCAAAACGGAAGATACGTCGTTGAGCCAGATTCTGTCGTCGGATCTACTGGTATTCTTGACATTGTTCAACAATGGTCTGGTGAACAAGGCAAGAACGTGACGTTTATGATACTCAACAACATCTCGGAATATGAAGACCTTGATGTTGAAGTTCGTCGTACCTCGATCATTTACGTCAAGGAGACTCGAGATGTCATAATCTGTGATAGAAACCTTACTAACTTCACGAAGGAAGGGATCATTCAAGACATACAGAACTTCTTCACAGAGAAAAATAACGAATTCGCAAAGCTGGTAAAGGACTTTGAAGGAAAGCTCAAGTCTTACAAGATGGGGATTCTCAGAACATTCTCCACCCTTGAAGATATGCGATCGACCACGAACCCTGTCAGTGACAAGGGAGAACCTCTCGAAGATGGAAACCTTGTCGCTATCTACAACAAGGCGAATTCTGGGTACGAACATAACGGAAAGCTCTTCTCCTATAATCCCACAGCCACAGATTCTGATGACAGATGGATCGAGGTTGGGAAACTTTCACAGACGCTTGGGAACAGATTCACTGATGAGGAAAAACTTAAGGTTTCTATCATCAAGAACGATGGTGAACCTGATATGTTCCTCAGTGCAAACGGATCATACAGAAGAATCATCGTTCCGTCTGCACCTATTCAAAAGATCGTTGTGAATGGAAACGAACTTACACCTTCGGAAGATGGTACTGTAAGAATTGACGCAGGTAAAGGTAGCGTCAAATCGGTACAAATCGGTACTGATCCCGAAATCCTACCAAACGAGGATGGTGTGGTGAAAATCCCAGTCGATGTTGAACTTGACGAGAATTCACAATCTCCAATTTCCAATGCTATAGTTGCGCAAGAAATCGGGAAACTGAAGAGACACTCGGTCTCCTCACTCGATGCAGAACTCTCCGAAGACGGTCAATCCGTTGTTCTTTCTCTTTATGACGAAGTTCGTGGTGAGAAGTTCGGATCTGTGACTATCCCTGCAGGAGGTGGAGGAGGTGGCGGTGGCCAGATACAGAAGTCAAAGCTTATATTACAGTCCGAACTCACCAAGAAGCACATTCGCCTTGGTGATACTTCCACATTCTCTTACACCTACGACTACAAAAATGCCGATGGTGAATCGGTCGGTATACGTGCAAAGATTGAAGTCACGATCAAAAATGGTGCACTTACGCTGTTCACAAAGACTTACGAAGATGTCTCTGCAGGCACTTATGGTGTCGACATTAACGACTATCTCCGAGAAGGTACGATAGACATTTACGTAAAGTGTACAATCAGAGACGAAGAAGGAGAAACAAAGACGAAGCAAACGTATCAGTCATTGAGAGTTTACGACATTCGTCTTGAAACTTCGTACAAGCTCTCCACAAATGGACAAGGATATGAATCCGCAGACACGATAATCATTCCTTTCCGTGTAACTGGTGCAGGTGATAAAAATGTGAAACTTCTCATGGATGGCACACAGCTTCAATCACAATCAGTCACGAAGAGTGGTGTCACAAATGGGTCATTCTCGATTCCTGCAGGTTCTATTGTACCTGGTATCCATACGATGACCTTGACCACTGATGTGTCAGTCCCAGGTACGACGATCCATTCAAACTCGATAATCTTCCACCTTCGCAGAGGTGTTGATCTTTATAAGCCGTTTGCGCTGTTTATGTTTGATGACAAGGTCGGCAGAACTTATGACGCAGGCGAACAGATCAAGATGGTCGTCTCCCAGTTTGAGGAATTCTCGTTCAACTATTACGTCTACGATCCTTCAAAAGCAAAAGCAAACATTCATCTTTCGGTTGGTGATCAAGAATCTTCAATCATCGTTGACCGTATAGATCAAACTTATACGAACAGATTCATCGACCGCTCTCCAAAGACGATCTCTATTAAAACGTCTTCCGACACTTTCTCCCTCCCAGTCGTCATTGAAAGATCATCAATGGACATCGACAAGGTTGTCGACAGCATGTCCTTGGAACTTATGTCTGGAGGTCGTTCTAACACTGAATCGAACCCTGCAGTTTGGACTTATAAGGGGATCTCGACCGAATTCCATAACGTCAACTTCTCATCGTCGGGTTGGAAGAACGGTTCACTTTCTCTTGTAAATGGTGCAAGAATAGAAATAAACCATAAACCATTTGAAACTGACCCGACGATCACTGGGAAGACTTTCGAATTCGAATTCTCTACCAACACGATCTCTGATAAAACATCATCAATCATCCATTCTCTTGACAATGGCGTTGGGATTTCTATCACGCCAATCTCCGCCAGAATCCAGACATCAAGCGGTGTTTATGTCGAAACGAAGTTCTCCACTGGTAGATTCTACAAGATCACTTTTGTACTTTCCAAGAAGACAGAGACGAGAATCCTTGAAATCTACGTCGATGGTGTTCGTTGTGGTGCAGTACAGTACCCTTCCACCGATTCAATCCTCCATCAAACACCCAGAAACATTGTCGTGGATTCATCGTCTGCAAATGTCGATCTTCGAACTGTCAGAATCTATGATCGTGCTCTTCAAGATGATGAAATCTTGATGAACTACATCATTGACAGACCGAACCCCAGTGACATTGTCAGACTTTACAGAGATAACGACGTTCTTGATGATTCTGGTGCGGTCTCTATGCAGAAACTTCTCGCAAAGGGAAAATCTGTGATGAAGATGAAGGCAGATATCGCTCTTGTAGACAAGACCAATAACAAGAAGTTCGAAGTTCCGCTTGATGTCGACTTCTTCTCAAAGTTTGGGAAAGAGTTCTCATTTGAACTCAGACATGGTAGAGTGAGAATACAGGGGACATCATCGACGACTTATCCACGTAAAAACTACCGTCTCTACTTTGATGTCAAGAAGAAGGATGCCGAGAACACGCTTACTGTGGGTGGTGTCCTCAAGGAAAAGCGAAAGTATGCCTTCAAGCCAAATTCTCCAGAGGTAGGTCTATTCACAATGAAAGCCGACTTTGCTGAATCATCATCTACCCACAACTCTGGTGTTGCAATCATCGTCAACGATGTCTTCAAGCAGTGTGGATTCCTCGTTCCACCTCAGAAGCAGGATATCAATGTTCGCATAGGTGTTGACGGTCAGCCTTGCGATATGTTCGTTGATAATCTCGATGGAAATGTCAAATACATCGGCAAGTATAACTTCAACAACGACAAGGCGAAATCTGACCACGTCTATGGATTCAGTGGCGATAGTTGTACGTGTTTGGAATTCCTCAACAACTCGAATGCTGTGGGGCTGTTCCAAACTGACGACATGAACACACACTTCAAGAATGGTCTCGAGTTCCGATATCCCGAAGATATGACTTGGGAGCAGGCAGGCGATAGACAAAGACACGTTCGAAGATTGTGGAGCTGGATCAAGTCTTGTGTGGGTCGCCCCGATAAGTTCAAGCGTGAAGTGAGAGATTACTTCGATATCAACTTCCTCTGTGGTTGGTACGTGATGACTGAATACTTCATGATGGTCGACCAGAGAGTGAAGAACATGATGTTCGCCACGTGGGATGGTAACATTTGGTACTTTATCCCTTACGACAACGATACTATACTTGGTGTTCGTAATGATGGTAAGCTCATCTACGATTATGATATCGACCAAGACACATACGACGCATCGATTCAGAACTTTGCTTACGCAGGTCATGATTCCGAACTTTGGAAACTCGTAAGACAGGCACTTCAGAACGAACTTCAAGAAACAGCACAGAAGATCAGATCTGTGATGTCGAAAGAATACGTCTTGAACGTCTTGAACGAAGAGTTCATGAACAACTGGTCGAAGAGAATCTATAACAAGGACTCTGAACATAAGTACATAAAACCTCTTCTGGAGAACAATCTTGACTACCTTTATTCACTTCAAGGGAACAGAGAATCTCATCGTCAGTATATCATCAATAACCGATTCGACCTTCTCGATGCGAAGTATCTCGCAGGTACTTACAGATCAGATAACATAAGAATCTACTTCTCTCACAACTTCTCTCAAGATAACAAGGAGATCCACATAAAAGCATCAGAGCAATACAACTTTGGTTATGGGTTCACGAGTGGTGCTCCAAAACAGAGCGGTATTCTTGCAAACGAGAAGAATGGTTACAAGGTTTCTCTGAGGTTCTTTATGGATCTTATCGTCAATGACCCTCAGTTCATATACGGTGCGTCGAGAATGCAAGAGATAGACTTCCGTGAGGTTTCGAAGTACATCCTCAACAATATCGACTTCTCAAGTTGTAAGACCTTGAAGAAGCTTGACCTTTCATGTGCCGATACGAATACAACACTTCAATCTCTCACGCTTACTGGATGTCAAAATCTTGAAGAACTCAACGTACAAGGTCTCCAATCCGACAATTTCACATCACTTGATTTGTCGGGCAATATTCGTCTCCGCAAGTTTGATGGTCGTCGTACGAAACTGCAGAGTATCTCGTTTGCATCGGGATCACTTATCGAGGAACTTTGGCTTCCCAGAACGTTCACATTCCTGCAACTTCGTGGATTAAGAAATCTCCGTTGGGAAAACATCCACTTCGAAGATAAATCAAAGATCACGAAGCTGTGGATAGAAAACTGTGACAACATTCGTTGGGAAGACATCATCCAAGAATTCCCAAATCTTCAGAACATCAGAATCTATGGTGTTTCCAAGAAGGGTCGTACGGACTTCTTTGAAAAGTACAAACTGATGGGAGGGATCACGATTGATGGGTCACTTCGTCGTGAATCTGGATTTGTTGGTAAGTATGAACTTGAGAACTTCCTCGAGGAATCCGAACTGGAAAAGTGGCAACGTCAGTACCCCGAACTTTCTATCCTGCAACCAGAATACTCAGTAATTGCAGTCACGGAATCGATAGTAGATAATCGTGGTCTGAAACAGAACGTGCTTGATCCACAGAGACTGAGCAATCTTGACAACGAAACTGGTTATCTTTATAACAAGCCTTATGTGATGAGTGGTCACGTAAAGAAGATCGTCGAGAATCGTAGAAAGTACAGAGGAAAGGAACAAGAGAGAGGAAAGATGGTCGTGTTCCCTCTGCATGACAGACATTCTGGGAAATATGACACAAATGAAAATCCAGACCTCTGTGAAGTTGCAGATATCGACGTTGCAGAATCTGGCGGTATTTGGGTACATGAACCACAATCTTGGAGAAAGGGCGTTTATGATTATGAAACAGACACTGACTACTTCATCTGGTCATCAAACCTCGAAGAACCACGGAGACCAGAGGGCAAGAAGTTCGACTTCGTATGGTTTAGACAGAATGCTGTAAAACAGATCTACGTACAACCAAGAAATGGTTGTGTCGGAAAGAACATAAGTCAATATCTCTACAAATACAGACGATCAATATCTGATGGAAGCGAAGGAGCAGACTACATAGGTCACGTCAAGATAGACGTTGGTGGATTCAAGAGAGTGAAGTTCCCAATGATGCACAGAGGATATCACAACGAGGACAATCCAGCAATAGGTCTTACAAGTCCTGGGTCTCGGAGACAACCTGGTGGTGAATACTACTACGAGAAAGCTTGGAATGTTGGTGCTTGTTTCACAGATGCAGATGGGAAGATCATAAAGTTCATACTTCTGAACAATTCGGATTTTTCTATCATGAACCCCGATTTCGGATGTGCTGTACCTGCTGATGCAAAATATCTCTACACGTCGATACTCACTGACTTCCTACCGCACGAAGTTTATGAAGTATGGCTAACAAATAGCGATTCGGTTGCAGACTGGGAACCTGATTGGACGAAACAAGAATCGATGTGGGTAGCACACAATCCTCTCGTGTACAGTACAAACGATAAGAGAAAGCAATCATACCCAGGCATAGTGAACGCTAAAGATCACGACAATCACTTGGATACAAGATACAACAAAAACCAATGGGTGTTCAAACAGGGAACGTCGTTGTGTTATCATAACAACCCCAACACTGTGGCGAACTTCATGAGAAGACATGCGTCGTACAGGTCGATCGACAGAATAGAAGCTGGTTACTTCTGGCATCTTGTGATATCGGCATATGGTAGATTTGACTATGCTAACATAACTGGTTGTTCTTCATCGAATATAGACAGCGGTCGTGAGAAATTCTTCACAGATCCAAGAATCGGTGTAAACGATTCAAGATGTATCGGAACTGATGGCGTGTACAACAGATCAAGATTGCAGTTTGTGTATGACGACGAATATGGACAGAAACATTTCAATCCATACAGTCAATCACAGATCCTGTGCTATGGATGGATGCAGTCTGTAGTGTTTATGACACAAGCAAGAAACAAAGATGGGGTTGATTATTCTGGTGGTAGCAATATGAACCACTTCAAATATTGGAACGGCAACAGATATTCACAGTGGTACGGTATTATCGCTGTTCAGAAATCAACGACATACTCACCAGTTGGATCAAAGGACGTTTATGTGATTGATTGGGAATCTTCCAACAATGGTCGTAACGCTCCAGTGAGAACTGTAAATAGTGGTAAGAAATTGTCTATTGTTCCAAGGTCATACACTGGTGCAACTGATTTCAATGGTTGCTGTCTGTATTACGACCACAATAACAGTTACGACCGTTTCGGTAATGATGAATACAACTACGTGAAATGGAAAACGTTTGGTTGGGAGACGTACGTTCCAATCTTCCTTGGGAATGTCGTGATATCAAATAACTTAGAAGAATTTAAATCTCTGAAACATTACAAATTCCTATATGATGAACGATTCGTACCAGATGATAACTAACAGACAAAGTGGTAACCCCGAGGTGGATGGCAAGCTCATCCACCTCGTAGATCCACTTCACGAGAAATACACAGTCGCCTACGACATTAAAGGTCAAGGTGATGATATGACTTATAGCGTACAAGAGTATGATCATCGCCCAACGACGAAGGAAATAGTGGATTTGTTATCATCGGTCTTCAACGAGGAATGTGACGAGGAAATTCTCACTGGGTCTTCTTACACGACACTTGAAGATGAACCAGTTACAAAACCTTTGTACCTATCTCAAGAGAATCAGTTCAACTGGTCAACTGGCTTCCTACTTACGAACGCTCTCGGTGGTGCAAATCTCCCAGAGTTCATCAAGATAGGCGATGATGATGATTTCTACATCTACAAGATAGAAACGCTTGATCAATATAAGCACTTTGTTTTACATGTTCTCACACACATAAAAACCTGTTTGAACAAGTGTTGGCAGAAGAAAGCGAACATTGATCTTTCGAAATACACTCTTGATGACGAAGAATGGGAAGATGGAGATGGAGAAGATTAACGAGGTAGACATAGACAAGACAAAGACGAATGGTTGTGGTGCTATGGGAGGAATATTCAAGTTCCTAAAGCCACCACACCACGAGTTTTTCCGTGGAGAGTGTGAAGTCCACGATATGCTTTACGAAATAGGAGGAACTCGAGAAGACAGATTGAAAGCCGATATCGAACTTTTCCAATCAATGGTGCGAAGATCAACCTCTTATTTCAGAGATAGAAGCGTTGGTTCTCAGATGTGGTTTTTCATTCTCTCTTACATTTACTACATCGCAGTAAGGGCTTTCGCTGGTCGTAGATTCACATACAAAGAAATAAACAACAAAAACGAATAAATCAAAAGATGGATAGCTTTAAGAAACTAAGTAAAAGCGAATTCGTATCAGAACTTCCACAGTTCATAAACAACTTCCTGTCGATTATAGAATCAAAGTTTAACTCATATGACTCTATCATCGACACTGCTCGAGGTATAATTAACCTCACAGGGAATAGCACAATGTCACTGAAGAAGGTAGTTCTCAATGCCGATATTGATGACGTACTTTCTATACTGGATAAGAGCAATTCACAGATCGCCAGCATTGACAATCTTGGTAATGCAAGATTTGCAAAGCTCGTTGCAGGGAAGGGAACTACAAGCGTTGCAGATGGTGAATCTTATATTGATAGACTGTTTTGTGATTCATTCAAGACGAGATCATTCTCCTCGGCATCTTTTGATATTGAACAAACACTGGTCACTCAATACGAGGTACTGAATGTCACACAGAATAGTGGTACTGACATTCACAATAAAAAGTCCGTACTTCTTCTGAATTACAATTCGATGATATCTTCGGGGGAAAAGAAGCTTCTGATCAACCCAGCAACTCTGAAAAAGGGTATGCACTTCACGATGCACCTTTTCCAATGTGGTGAATCGGATATTTGCCAGATAGCTTCATCTGACCCCTTGAGACCAATACGACTTATGAATGGGAAATCAACGGACGTGTCGATTGTATTCAAAGGACAAAGATCTGATGAACCACAATTCGTCGAACTCGTCTATGTTGATGAAAAGAACTATCAAGGTCTTGTGGTTTACAGACATAGTGGCGTAACGTTTAGAAACAACGCATAAACATCAAAAATATAAAAATACCTTCGAAAGCACAGAGAGGTATCTTCGTTGAACTCGGAGATACCTCTCGCTGTTTTCATATTAGAAAAAGGAAGAGAAGCCAAGGAAAGTACCTTCCTGTAAATCAGTATATGACAAAGATGACAGAATGAGTATGACACGTATGACAGCGCATATAACAACCTTGTCATGACAAAGATAACTTGGCATAATCTTTGTTATAATTATCGTGAAAGATCTTCTGATCAATCAGTTATCATCATCCACCACCGAAAGGTAAAAGCAAAAGAACAGAACTCATGGAAATGACAGGTCACAACACGTACTACTTCAATTCACAAGAAGGCGTTACACCAGCTAATCACAACATCAAGTACGACTACGACAAGGCAGTATCGGACACCTTCTACGGTGACTACGATATGGCAGAAGCTCGCCTTGAAATCGAGAATCCGAAATCCTTAAACGAGTACCTCGAGAATATCGAAGGTCACTATGTTGAGGGTGTAAGCAACTGGCAGGAAGCACACAAATACCTCGTCGACCTTGTGCAGGGGATGCTTGTGGAACTCGTGAAAACCACTCCATCCTTCAACAACGTCAGAGAATACTCTGCTGTCATCAATGAGACCTATGCTGACGGCTCTTTTGTTGACTATTCCGTGTCATATTGGCCAGAAAATGAAGAAGTCAGCATCTACCTTGAAGCAAGTAACAACCTCAAGGGAATCGCACTAAGCAGAAGTGAACTCAACGAGATGTTGATAATCGAAGCTGTCGATCTCGAATAACAACTGAAGGAAGATGAAAACAAAAGCCCACCTCGACGCTCATATGCCGAGGTGGGCTTTTGTTTTCATATAACACGAGATATGACAAACATAACACATGACAACTATGACATGACAGAATATGACATGTGCCATATGACATTTGTGCCATGAGATGTTAAAAAATGTTATGGTATATGACACGAGGTAATACAAGATGTTACAAAGTGTTAAAGAAGACATGACAGAATATATGACAACTGACAAATCTGTCATGTCTTTGAAACTCTGGCACGATCTTTGTTATAGTTATTATGTGAAGATTTTCACACAACAGCTAAAAATCAGTTCAACAAATCAATCAGATCCAAAGATCATGACTAATCGCAAGTTCAATGATTTCATCAACATCGCAATGGAAATCATCATCAAGTCAGTCAAGAAGGTAGCTTCCACAACGAACGAATTCTTCAAGACAAAGAAGACCATCAGAAAGTGGATGTCAATCACGTTCATCTCCATGCTCATCCTCGAATCATTCTTCCCACTCGGCAAAATCGTGAAGGGTCTCGTAGGCAACTTCGTCGGTGGAGCATCTGGCGTAGTGATCTTCATCATCGGCTTCCTCGCCACGTGCTACATCGTAGTGGAAGCAACAGATCCTGCAAACGGCAAGAACAACAACAACAACAAGTAATCAATAGACAACGCATAATTAACCCCTAATCAAAAGATCAACGAATCATGGCAACTTACATCACACCCGAAGGACTTCGCAAGGAAATCAACAGAGCTTTCATTATCAAAGTTCGTCGTCACATCGTAGAGGACATGGAACGCAAGCTCTACAACGCCCTCTCCCCTGCATACCGCAAGAAGTTCACCATGCAGAAGTGGGTACGTGAACAATCTGTGGGAAGACTGTTCATGACTGGGGACAAGGACAACTGCATCTTCTCTGAGTTCTTCTCAATCTTCTATCCACAGGCAATGGAGCAATCCTTGCTGATCCTCCACGATGAGGATGAATCTCACAACGTCGTCATCGACATGTTCGAGATGTTCAGAACTCGTCGGAAGTACGTACGAAACAAGGAGGTCGCAGATATCCAAAAGAAGATCCGTGAGATCGAAAGACTGATTGAAAACCGTGAGCAGAAGGTGACAATGTCGGACTTCAAGGCAACGAAGTCATTCTCGAAGGAACTCGCAGAAATCGAGGAATTCAAGGCAGAAATCGAAGTTCTTGAAGCAAGAATCCGAGAACTCGAATCCAAAGATGCTGAAGCATATGCTCGCAAGATGGAATCATACGACGGTCTGACCTATCAAGAGATCTATGAACTCGAAAGCCGTGACTTTTCGAAGTCAGAAGACAACGAATGGTTCTCCGATGACAAGCCCATCAGTGGTTATATTGCAGTCTCTGCCAAGAATCTCTCACTTATGAGATTCAACAGAATGCAGACCAACATCGTTATTCCTATGTCAAAGCTCACGTCAAACTCTGATACCGACAACGAGGAAATGATCGACATCGCCCACAAGCGCAACACCGTCAAGGAAGACGACGAAGAAATCGAAATCGTCAGCGCAGAAGACATCTTCAACCCCGATGAAGATCCAGAAGATGCAAAGAACAAGCGAATGATTCAACGTTGCCGTGAACTCTTCGAAAAGTGTCCCAACTCTGAAGTCCTTATCGACTTTATCTTCAATGATCTCACCCACGAGCAGATCCGTGACAAATACGGATTCGAAACCAGCGGTGCAGTCAAGTCTCGTGTCTTCAGAATGCGAAACAGAGTAAAGGAGATCATCAAGCGTGAACTCGAATCAGAAGCAATCCTTGAACGTCAGATTCCCTCGGGGGTCGTCACGAGATACTACGAAAATGGTGAACTCGACACAATCAAGTCGGAATCATTCTTCGAAAACTACCAGATGGTGAAGAGAATCGAATACTTCGAAAGTGGCAAGGTAAAGCGTGTCTCGAACTACGTCGATGGTTCTCTCTGTGGTGAATACACCGAATACTATGAAAATGGTAAGGTCTACAAGAGCGGATCTTACACGAACGGAAAGAAATCGGGAGAATGGATCACTTACCACGAAAATGGCAAGAAGGATGAGATGGTGAACTATCTCAGCGACACCGAGAAGATCTTCGAGGTCTATAACGAACAAGGCAAGCTCGAACAATACGGTCATATCGTGAATGGTGTGGCAGTGGAATTCTTCATCGATAACGTTCACACAGAACGCTACATGAGCGGAAAGCTCAAGGTACGTGGCAACACTGACAAGAAGAACAATCCTATCGGCATCTGGGAAATGTACGACGAAGAAGGTCGTGTTATCAAGTCAAAGAAGCACGATAAGAATGGTAACGTTGTAGAACTCTCAGAATACGACTATGAAAACATGGAACGCAAGACTTCTGAATATAACAACGATGGCGATCTACTGAGATCGAGAACTTATCATATCGAATCATCAGAAGGTAACTCCCACGAATGTGAAGACCGCAAGTAGTAGTCATTCATAACATAAATCATCATTTGGGGGTTATCTGAACGAATAAGAAAGACGGATAACCCCCTCAATCATTAACAAGAATTCGACATATGGAAGCAAACATTAAGATTTTCGCATCTGTTATAGATTCGAAGACTAAGGTGCAGATCGATTCAATAGTTTCCACAGAGCCATATTCCGCAGAAAGTGTGAGGATTATGCCAGATGTCCATGCAGGGAAAGGATGTGTTATTGGCTTCACATCTACAACATCCCAAGGAAAGGTCAACCCTCATCTTGTGGGAAATGACATAGGCTGTGGGATGACCTTGGTAAAGCTTGGGAAGATCGATATCAACTACAAGGATCTGAACGACTTTGTTGATTTAGTCGCAAAGAAGGGTACACAGTCTAACACACCATTTGGTGGATTTCTATACGATTTCATGAAGATGAGCAATATGACGATATCTTCGTTGCGATGCGGTGTGGATCAAGACGAGTTTCAGAAGATAACCAATACTCTGGGCACTCTTGGAGGTGGTAATCACTTCATAGAGATCGGCAAATCAGAGGTAGGTGATCTTTATCTCGTCATTCATAGTGGATCTCGTCGTCTTGGCAACCATGTCTACAAGTACTATGTGTCCAAGAACGTCGAAATGATCAAGAAGGCGAAGTCAGAAAAGATTAAGGAGATGATTGTGGAAATGAAAAAGAACGGTCTTCATACAAAGATCGAGGAACGTGTAAAGGAAATGCGAGCAATCGGGCAGTCAACCGATATTCTCGATGAATCATTGCTTTACGACTATCTCCACGACATTGGTGTTGCTGTCGAATTCGCTATCCTCAGTCGCATGTATATCGCAATGTCCATAGGTGAACATCTCGGTATAAAGATAGAGAGTTCTCAAATCGAGCATTGTGTTCATAACTACATCGATAACCACGGAATTATTCGAAAGGGTGCATGTTCTGCTTATAAAGATCAACGTGTTGTGATCCCTATCAACATGCGTGACGGAATAATCATCGGTCGTGGGATTGGAAATCCAGATTGGAACTATTCTGCACCTCATGGAGCAGGTCGTGTGATGTCAAGGACAGAAGCAAAGAAAAAGCTCACGCTTGAGGAACTTCGGGAATCTATGGAAGGCGTACAGACATGGTCACTTTCCGAAGATGTGATAGATGAATCACCTTCTGCTTATAAGAAACTTGAAGATATTCTTCCATGGCTCGCAGAAACTGTTGATGTGGAAGGTGTCTTAAAGCCAGTTTATAACTACAAAATAGCGGAATAATGCAGATAGTTTTTGATATGAACTATATTGCGAATAGGACAGCGTTCGCAATATCCCCATCAGAGATTTTCTTGTCTACACAAGAGGACAGAGATGATCTCCGTCAAGCTGTCTTACAATCGATAAACTTCGTCATCAAGAAGTACAGCAGGGTGACAAACTTTGTATTCTGCTTTGATTCTACGGAGAAGTCGTGGCGATACGAGCTTGATCGTGGCGATGATTACAAGGCAAATCGAAAGACATCAACACCAAGATTCGATCGTCAAGGATTCTCCAAGTTCATCTCAGAGTTCAAACGATTCCTCGTAGATAACGGCTATTGTGTTCTCTCCTATCCTCATGCAGAAGGTGATGATCTCATCTATGTTTCATCGAATCTGATCTACAAGTCTGATGAATCAGTGATCATCTGTACAGCGGATTCCGATATGAAACAACTCGTGAAGTTCAATGGAACGAGCTTCATTGCAATGTTCAACATGGATTCGTCGAAGATGATGCACTACATTGATCAGAGGACAAAGAAGAAGGAAATCTCCACGCTTGATGACTTCTTAGGGATTTCTGAAAACGTGATCGAAGATAGTAACAGAACGATCATTGAACAGAGATCCGAGAAGATCATCCCCGAGAAGGCACTGTTCGTAAAGGTCTTGTCTGGGGATAAATCCGACAACATCCCTTCCGTTTACAAATATCTCAAGGGAAAATCTGAAGTATCGTTCACTGACCTCCGTGCATCGAAAGTCTTCGAGAAGTATTATGAAGAGAAGGTGGTAAATGGTGAGATGACCGTTGAAGATGTTTTCGAAGATGCAGATCTCCCAAAGCACATAATCGACGAGGTGCAGAAGTCCCCAGATTATGCTGATTCCGAGAAGATCTCCGAGAATATCGGCATCAATCGCAGATATGTCGAACTCTCATATAAGAGTTATAACGACGCTTACTATGATGCACTCGAGTTGTACGTTATAGGAGAGCTAACGAAGACACAGAACAATAGAACGTTTGATCAGTTTATAGATTCTCAAGACATATGGCAATAAAGCTGTTTGATCTCATCGATTCGATGTGGGATGATGGAAAATGGGAGAAGATTTCTGAATCTGATAAAAGGTCGCACTACTTTATGATTCAGAGATTCATGTCGATCATGTACATTGATGAAACTTCCAGAATGAACCTTGAGCAGATCAACTATGCTCGTGTGGTAGACTTTTGGAGAGAAGTGATGAAAAGGAGGTACAAATCAAAGCCACAATTCCTCTTCACAAAGACTAAGAAACTCGAGAAAGAAAAAGAGAAGAAGATCACAGTCGATGCGGAAGTTATCAATTTTTATATGAAGCATAACGAACTTGACAGACGTGACTTCGATATGCTATTCAAAATGTTCCCCGATGCTCTAAATGATGAGTTGAAAGTGTACGAGAGGAACATGTAAAAATCCCTCGAATAGCCCCCTCGAATCGGTAAATAAGTCGAATCTCTACCGACTCGCAAGGGGGCTATTTTGTATATGGACATTGAACAATTTAACATACTCTACGACATCTTCGGTGAATCGTTAGATTTGCAGAGAAACTCATCTTCGAAAATTAACGGTATCTTCGATGGTGTCCAAAGCATATCAACGAATCTTGAAGAGGTCGCAAAACTTTACAAGGAAAAACTCGAAGAAGAGAAGAAGCTTTCGGAATCTGTACCTCAGATGGCTTCCATCACTTCTCCTACGTCAATGTCCGATATGGCGACCATTTCGTTCTATATTGAACAACAAGCTATTCTCATGGACAAAGTGTTCGGACTGAATGGTCATTTGTTCATGGATACGATGTTCTCCATAGACAAGGGAATACAACTGATCGCAAAGCAGAAAGCAGAGATATCGGCAACACCCCCAGTTGGTGGTGCACAGCTTGGTGCAGATATGAGAACGCTTGATCAGATAAGCCAATCAATCAACCTTTTCGTATCTTCTATCAACACAAGTGTAAACAAGAGATACGTCAAGAATATAGCGACATTCAATAAGTCGATAAGTGTTCTGATGAAGGGTATCAAAGATGCCGTTGAAAAACTCGACAAGCAGTCTTTGGACACTTTCTCGAAAGCATCAATGTTTGTTGTCGATTATACTCGTGGCGTTGCGGAGATAGATTCGAGAAATATTACCGATAGAAAGATAAGAGCAATCAAGAAAGCGATATCGATCTTCAACATGCAAGACCTTAAGGATGTTTCTATTGAAAACACAAAAGCGATTGCTGAATCGATGTCCGTCTTCTCTGTTCACCTCAAACCTTTCATGGATTCTCTGTCAAAGTCGAAGATGCCTTCACAGAGAAGAATCCAAAGAATAATGAACTCGCTTGGAGAATTTGTCAAGAGCTTCTCGGAGGTGATGAAGAATGGTGATGCTTCGAAAATGAAGGCAACTGGGGACATGCTCTCGAGCATTGGTACTGGGATCCGTAAGTTTGCGTGGAGAATCTTCATTGCATCACCGCTTCTTGTTCTTGCTGTACCAGGTATGACGATCTTTAAGTTTGTCGTCAAGTTCTTGAGGAAAGAGCTACAATTCATAGCGAACAATGCAGAAGGACTAAATCGAGGTGCAGTCGGGATTGCAAAGATGGGACTTTCCGTTCTCGCATTTGCAGGTTCAATGGCACTTACGACGCTCATAATGCGACAGATCGATGTTCGACAGCTCGTATGGGGTCTGGCAATCACCAGTGCTACAATGTACGGAATGTCGAGATTGTTCATGTACTTTGGTAATTCTCGAAACTCGAGACGAATAGTCTCTGGCGCAAAGGCAATCGCTTTCATGTCCGCTTCCCTTGTCCTTGGTGCACTTTCTCTTTATGGTGTGTCACAGGTAGGGATTGACTTTGTAAATGTTGGTATTCTTGCCTTATCACTTTCGGCACTTGCCGTCGTTTATCACTTCATCGGTAAATCTTGGGTGACAATATCGAAAGGTGCTCTTGCAATGTCACTGATGTCCTTGTCAGTTTATCTTGTCAGTGCATCGATTGCTTTCTCATCTATGGTTGCAATGAAGAGTTGGAAGGGTGCACTGATCTTCATGGGACTTGCGTCTGGTCTTGCCACAATTTGGGGTGTTGCAGGTATGTTCTTCGGTTATATCGCTCTTGGTGCAGGTGCTATGGCACTCGTTGGACTTTCATTGCTCACCTTTGCCCTTCCGTTGAAGATGGTCGGAGAAGCAATGGAAAAGAGCGGTGATGCACTGATAAAGCACCTCCCAGAGTTTATCAAGGAACTTGTTGTTCCTATGAGCATGTTCGGAATTGCTTCACCTCTTATTCTTCTTGGATCTGTCGCTCTTGGTGCAGTTGGTGCATCACTTCTTCCATTTACGAAGGTCTTCGAAGGTATAAGCAAATCCAAAGTTCAAGTCGATGATGTCTCCAACTTCTCAAAGTCGATGACGATTCTTGCGAAGGGAGCTTCCGACGCACTTTCTGAACTTTCTTTCCTTGACACTTTCCGACTTGGATCTTTGAGAGATGTTGCAAGTATCGTCGACACATTCTCCACATCAATGGTCAAGTTCTCCTCGCTTGGAGACACTTCGAAGCTCATCGACATTTCTCGCAACATTGGGGAGATGTTCAAGAACATCATGCACTCGGTGATCATTGCAACTTCTCCCGATGCAATCAAGAAGATGTACGACATCGACACGAACTGGTTCAAGATCCAAGGTTCGATCACCTCTGCAAGTAGAATGTCTTCGGCAATGATCGATCTTGCAGATGGTGTCCGAAAGTGGACAGAGATGAAGATCGACGAGGGGGATGGGCAGAAGATTGCGGATAATATCAAGTCGATTCTTGGGATCATCCCTGCATCGATCGCTCCAATGGGGAGATTTTTTGATGATGACGACGACATGTGGAATCTTTGGGGGATTCTCAGAAAGTCAGAGAAAGATGTAGAAGAGAAGAGAAAGTTCGAATATCTCAATGGCCAGACTTTCTCACTTCGTGAAGTTCGTAATGGTCTAAGATTTACCGCCAAACTCGGGGATTCTCTTGGAGATCTTGCAGATGGTGTGAAGAAATGGGCAGAGATGAAGCTCTCTTCTTCTGATGTGGAACAGATCGACACGAACATAAGAACAATCCTTGGTGTTCTCCCCCGAAAGATTGCGGACTTCGGTGCGATTGACAAGGATGAGGTTATAAACGCAGGTTTCCTTGGATTGTTCCAAAAGTCATCAGTTGAACGAGGACTTGAATATACAGGCGACCTCGGCAATGCAATAAACAGTCTCGCAGATGGTGTCCGAAAATGGAGAGACGCAAAACTCACGTCGGCAGATGTTGAAAGAATAACTTCAAATCTCCAAACAATCATGGGTGTTCTTCCTGCTCTTGTCTCACAATTCGGTGAGCAGGACAAGGATGTGATTCCTACTGGTTTCATGGGGATGATCCTTAAGACCACAGTCCAGAGAGGGATCGACTACGTCAAGGGGATAGGCGAAGCACTCATCCCTCTTTATGATGGTGTCGTGAAGTGGAAGACAACGAAGATCTCGGATGAAGAGAGGACGGCAATACAGAAGAATATCGAAGGGATACTTACCACGATACCTCAAGTGTTCATGTCTCTTGCAGAAGATGCCGATAAGGGAACTGGAATCTTTGGGATAGCAGATAGTGATCTTCAAAAGGGTGTTGATGCAGTGAAGATGTTCAATGAACCGTTGAATATGCTTGTAAACACGATTAAAAACTACTCATCGATTAAAGATGCCGATATCTCGTCACTCAGAATGGGTGCTACACTCAAGAAGACACTACAGATGATCAACGAAGGATTCTCGTTCCTCACGCCCCACAAAGTTGACACATTCTCGAAGTTCATCAAGCCATTCTCTGAGTTCACGAAGATACTCACGAAGTTCGGTAAAGATATGAAGGATGTCTCTGCAGATTGGAAGTCGATAGAATCTGTGATTGACAAGGCGAACTCGTTCGAACAGAACAGATCGAGATCCGCATACTCATTCCCTTCACTTTCAAAGCCTTCGGGAGGATCTTTCGCAAGTTACCAATCATCCACTGGTTTCAAGATCGAGAAATCGAACAAGGAAACAATGAAGGTCGATAGAAAAGCAGGGGAAACTCCAGAACAGCTCCGAACTCGACAGATTGATAAGATCATCCAGTCGATGGGTATGATCCTTGATGCTCTTGGTTATAGAAACTCGGATGGTGCTGTCCAACAGAACGCAGTCGCATCGATACTTTCTGACCTTAAGGATCTGTTTATGGATGGTAATGCTAAGGTGAGAGTGAATGGCAAGATTGGCTAAAGTGCCCTCTTGATACAAGAAGAGTACTTTCCTTGCAGTCGAAGATGCTCAAAGGTATGAAAACAACAGAAGATGTCTTCGAGTGCAAGGAAAGTACCACGGAAAAACTCGAAAAGTACATAAATCAAAAACACGAGAATAATAATGATAGGGAATCGTTGGTTTAGACAGATAGTTATCAATGCAACAATGTTCGTCATGTGTAGTTGCTTTATAACGTTTATGATAGTTTCAGTGATGTCATTCTTATCTTCCAAATCCATAACTTTTTACGATAGTAGAAGCGGACAAGACACGATAACTCTGGTTGATACGATATACGTTCAGAATACAGATTCGACAGTGGCGATGGACACTGTTGTGAGGAACATGGAAATAAACAATGACAATGTTGTAAACGATTGAAAAATTGGAAACACAAAGCAGGTGAGAGCCGATGATCTTGATTGATAGAAAGATCATCGGCTCTTCCGTTTTTCCGCCTACAAAGTGGTTAAATAACGAAATATAAATAGAAACGATAATTAAAAACATATGGCAAGAGCAACTGTTAGTCTTTCTGATTTGAAGACAAAGTTCAAAGGTGCTGGTGTCTTTACCATGATTTCTGATGAATCGGTAACGTCATACAACGCACCTGGTAGAATCTCTGTCCTTGTACCAGGTTTTTCAAAAGTTGGATGGTTCAATAGACCATTCCTTATCGAAGCAGGTGATGTGGAGACTTTGAGAAATCTGTATGGCGCACGTGATAAGTCGCTTGAAAGGAAAGGATCATTCTTCCACAAATCAATAGAAGTACTTCTCAAGAATACACCAGTCATTGCGCTTAATCTCGTGAAGTTCAATGATACGCTGAAGGAAGATGGTACTCCTGCAGAAGATGCAGACAAGGTCGATTTCCTCTCGCTATCCACTGAACCACAGATCAAGAACATCGGCAAGACGACGAAGTTGTATTCTTCATTCTTCAAGAAGGATGACTGGTTTATTCCTTCTGCAGAGAATGTTCTCGCAAATAGACGTGATAAGTCAATTTTTAATCTTGTAAACCTTTCACAGCAAAAACTCTCATTCATTATCAAGAAGGCAGAACTTCGAGGTTATGATATGAAGCTCAAGGAATGGTATGATGGTAATGTTCCAGCGTACCTTGACCCCGAGACATCAGTCAACGACTACATCATCGAAGTTATCGCCATTGTTGGTGATTATTCTCAGATTTCTGATTTTGATGTTAGATTCAAGGGACTGTTTGAAGGAGGTCTTCTGCAGGCAGACAAGCTTGAAGATTTCCTGCGTCGTCAAGATATCGCCATCAAGTTCAGAACCGTTGGGTCACTGATCCCAGACTTCAGAACGAAGAATGGTGAAAATCTCTACATTGAGCAGATGATCAACTCGTCGACGATTTCTCACGGTGTTGTTTGTGCAATTGACAGAGAGCAGATCGAAGACAAGCAGTACAACATGCACGAACGACAGATTGATGTTGTTTGTTCTTCAATTATCCAGAATCCTGCCGATTCTCTGGAGATGCTTTCTCACGTGTCGAAGTCGTTTGGTCAGAGAACAGTAATCGAGCCACGTGTGTTCTCGGAAGAGATGGTCATCGACGAGATTTCACTGTCCAAGTTTGAAAAGATCGATGATAAGACTTTCCTCTTCACCGACAAGGAAGACGAAATGTACGCAAAACTTCTCAAGATTGTCAAGATGGGTACTCGTCCACATGTGAAGGTGAAGCGGAAGTACACCGCACCAGAGCACGATTCATCACATTCTGAAGATCGTAAGCGTGTTGACGGTATTCTCCACAAGTACACTAACGACACCGCAGTTGAATCAAAGCTCGAAATCACTGAAGCAGGTGATGTTCGTCTTGTGTTCGATGAAATCGTCTCGTTCCCTCTCGGGAAGGCAACTTTCAAGGTTGTAGAGAACGAGAATGCGGTCTTCATCGATGGATCTCCTGCAAAGAACGCAGATGATGTCGTGGCATATGCCAAGAAGATCGGTTTCAATGCAGTGAAGGCAGATGGTGGTAAAGTTGAAATCATCCCCACCACCAAGAATCTCGCAGAAATAAACACCGCAGTTCTGACGACGGCACGCCACGACGTGTTCGACACCTATGACAAGACGACTGGTGATGTTATCAAGAACGCCACAGGTAACACGAATGTTGCTACTCTCACGAGAGAACAGTCTGACGTGAAGGATACTGACCTTCGTGCAACGATTTCGGTCTATGGTGACGGCAACATTTACGTTGAAGATGACACCGATAAGAACAAATGGCTGTTCCTTGAAGACATTCATATTGGTTCTATCGAGAACGGTACTGCTCGTGTATGGGCAGAAGGTTCAAGCATAAACGATGACGTGGTGGCTATCAATTACGATCAGAAGTCACGTGAGATTTCGGATAGTGTTAGCGTTGGTTGTTATGAGTTCTATGTCACCGCTGTTGGAAGCGAAGAATCACTCTTCCTCAATTCTGCACCGAAGATAACGATTGGTGAGTTCGACTATGGTAACAAGATCGAGAATGTCCTTGATGTAGTCACCGACAAGTCAAACAAGCTCTCCTATCAAGATGTTGAACTGATCAAGACATTCTACAAGGATGCAACGTTCAATATGGAGAACATTCAGAAGATCTCGCTTGATCTATCGTCTATCAAGTCCCAGAAGACGTTTGTCGTCGAGCAGAAGGTGTTCGAAAAGAACCCTATCGAAATCGGGGACAAGATCAAGACTTCTGAAAGCGTGCAGAACGTGGTATCGATCAAGCAGGAACTCGTTAATGGCAAGAAGTTCTTCATTGTTGAACTTGATGGTGCAATCGGTGAGGGTCGCTTCTACAGAGAGGTTTCTGTTCACGAACTCACGAAGTTCTACAAGGTGTTCTCTCTTGATGGGTTCCAGATCAATCCGAAGTCTATCCCAGATGGATCAAACAAGTCCATTCGTGAGATTTATTCAGTGATCTCTGAAACCAACATTGGCAAGGCACTTTCTGATCCAGAAGCGATCTCGTTCCGATATATCGTTGATACTTTCAATGGTGGTATTGAACCAAAGTGCAAGAGCTACATTTCAGAAATTGCCAAGAAGCGTGATATCTGCATGGCGATCATCAACATTCCTCGTGTCGATGAGTTCAAGAAGCACAAGAACCCAAGATTCACGGCATCACCAACTTCGACTAACCCTTCTCCTTCGGTAGAAGTCAGATATATCGTCGAAGGTGGGAACAAGGCAGAATCTCCTGAATGGCTGTTCTCTCTCCCCGAAGAGGAACAGGGTGCATCACACTCAGCATTCTTCTTCCCAAACGTTTCAGTTACGGAGAGTGATGGTTCTACGTCGTCTATCCCACCTGCAAGCTATGTTGCATCTTGCTTCATGCGCAAGTTTGGGACAACGGACGAATACAAGCCTTCTGCAGGTATCATCCGTGGTGCAATAACTGGTGAAGGTGTTTCGGGTGTTGACTTCCGTCTTGGATCTGACGATTTCCGTTCTCTTATCGAGTTTGGTATCAACCCAATCATCATCAAGAACGGCTCTCCGATAATCTACGGTAACGAAACTGGTTATCAGAGATTTACGTCTGCACTCAACAACATTCACGCTCGTGACCTTCTTATAACCATAACTGAGGAAACGAAACGACTCATCGATCCTTATGTTTATGATTATAACGATGACACGATGAGAGCAACGATTAGAACTATCCTCAATGGTTACTATGGTTCTCTTCGTGATGCTTATCGTGCAATCGAAAGCTTTAAGATAACCATTGATAGAACCAACAACCCTGGGTGGCTGGTCGACAACGATGGTGTTCTTATTGACGTTGAAGTCACTATCACTGGTGTTTCCAAGAAGTTCATCAACAGAATCACCCTTAAAGGAAGATCGGTGAATCAAACAGGCTTTACCATAATATAAGAACTTTGGGAACTGAAGACCATAGTTGTTATTAAACTTTGTGGATTGGGCTGTTGGGAGAAATCTCGACAGCCCAATCTCTTCATAAACCACTCTATTTCCGTGATTTATAAGAACTTCGGAAAATGTAAACATAGCTGTTGTTAAGTTGTTATGTCGGGGTTATCGTCGGGAGATGATAGCCCCGACTGAGTTTTTTGAAACATTGAGAAAACAGTCACATTCACAAGAATATAAGATCGTTGATCTGATTTTAGTAACAAGAAGGAATTAGCTTAAAATGGATGTGATGGCTGTCGTCGGGAGACGGTAGCCATCACGATTTTCCCTAACGACGGTCAGATAGGTTTTTTAAATAACGAAATATTCTCTTATGCAAAGAAGAAAAAGCAATGGATTCGTTGCTGGTCTCATTTCAAAGTATGCGAAATCGATATCAGATATCGGAATTGATTATTCTATAATAGCGAGAACGAAGTCAATCGCAAAAGATGGTGATGACGATGACATCTATGACGACAAACAAAGAGAAAGTCATGATCCTTACGAGGATATGTCCTACGAAAGTAAGAGAGATGTTTATCGTAAGTTCGCATCATATAACGAAATAGAGTACATTCTTGATAGCGTATGTGACGATTCAATAATCCCCGATGAGTTCGGGATGGCTTGTTCGATAAACATAAGAGAAGAGAAGCTACTCGCCTATCACGTTTCTGTTATCAAGAAGAACTTCGACGAGATTTACAGCATGCTCAAGTTCGACCAATCTAACAACCTTTGGAAGAAGTTCAGATCTTATCTCGTCGATGGTGCTATTGCCTATGAAATCGTGTATGAATATGAGAAGAAATCAGAGATCATATCAAAGATCGAATCCATAAAGGGGAAAATTCGATCAGTGAATGAATCGATATCTCATATGAAGAACGATGTAAAAAGATCAACACTCGTTGCAGAGAGAAAGAGAGAGGAAAGAGCTTTAAGAAAGTATGAAGAAATCTACAACCTATCGTCTTCAATGTCTATGCAGAACGGTGAAGATGGTGAAGATGTTGTACCAATGAAAATCATCGGTTTTGTTGAGTTAGACCCTGCAAAACTGGAGAAGATAATAGATAACGAATCTGGAAAGGTTTATTGGTTCTATGCAGAAAACGGAAGCTACCTTTCTGACAACCAAGTCATCAGAATCTCTTATTATGATGAATCAACGTCTGGAAACGTTTCCTATGTTGAAAGACTTATAAGAAACTTCAACCTCAAGAGAAAACTTGAAGATTCTACTGTTGGATGGTTTATCATGAACTCGCAATACAAGCTCAAGATGGTAATACCGATCGCCAACAAGACGAGAGATAAGGCAAAGGAAGCACTTCGAAAGGTAACAAACAACTACCAAGAAGATCTGTTTGTAAATGCTATGACTGGGGAAGTCACTATTAACGGAGAACCAAGAATTAACTACTCACGTAACATTGTCTTCCCAAATCGAAACGGTCAATCTCCTCAAGTTGATGTTCTGCAGAGCAGTGGGCCAGATCTTTCATCGATGAAGGTCGTGGACTATTTCAACCGAGCACTTCGAAAAGATTCTCGTATTCCACTGAACAGATACGACAGAGATCAATCGAACTCGAGAGCGATAATCTTCAAGGCGGATAGTGTCACTTATGAGGACATGTCCTATGCAAACTTCATAAACAGAATAAGAGCATCGTTCGCAGAAGTCCTCAAGAAGCCGATTTACATACAGTCTCTTCTTGATTGTAAGGATCTCGTAGCTTTCCAATCATTGAAGTCGAGCATCGGTTTCACTTTCAACACGAACTTCCTCTTTGAAGAATCTCGACAGGCAGAGATCATGCGTGCAAGATATGAACTCGTCAAAAACTATGAAAACATAAAGGGCGAAGATGGTGGAATGCTGTTCTCACAGAAGTTCCTTTACGTGACGAAGTTCAAGGTCTTCACCGAGGAAGAATGGGAAGAGAACGAAAGAATCAAGGAAGCAGAGAAAAACAAAGAAAAACAAGAAGGTTAAAAACTAATGGACTTTATAGTGAAGAAGAACAACGATGATGTTTTCATGCGAAACATCATCGTTGCCTTATCAAAGTTCTTGTATGATGTGATAAAGATCGTCGAGGTGAAAGATGGTGAAGAAATCCTCAAAACCGTCAAGATCTTCTATGGTTCTGTCGATCAGCAGTATCTTTCCGATATGTTCCTTGATCCTCATCAATATGAATGGTTACAAGACGACTTGACAGAAGATGACTACAAAAAGATAGTAGAAGGACAGTATCGTAAAGTTCCATACGGTGTCTTCACTTTTGAAAGTGCTGGACTTCAACCAAACCAGATGTCGGGCGGTTATGAACGTGCAGAGTTTGTGATGGATGTCGAAAACGAAATGGGTGTTTCTACGGAAACATTCTCGGCACGTACAAACTTTGTCCCCGAACAATTCAACGTCAGCATTGAAATCAAAGCATCTTCTGAAATAGAACGAATGAAGATCTATGACGCTTTTATTGAAAAGCTCTGGAAAGCGAACATGTTCTATTTCAGATACAAAGGTTTCCAAGGACTGCCTTGTACAGTGACTTTCCCCGAGAACGCACAGATGGAGAAGAATTTGTCTTTCAAGTCTAATGCGAATGATAAACTACCAATGATGAAGCTTGCCTTGAAGCTCGACACTGTCAGACCTATCATTGATGAGACCACGATAATGATGAAGAAGAACCAAGCAAAGGTAACTTTCATCAACACGAAGGTGGTGATCGGTGGAAATGGAACTCGGAAATATCCAATTAATATTGTCCCCTCATCTTCCGAGATAAAGACACACGAACAAACAGAAGATTTCTGGGCAGGTGAAGAAATCTAAATAAGCAAACGTTTCTGATCGATATGAACAATTGGAACAAATCATACAAACAAGGAAAGCGAATCCTCGAACACAAATCTAAACCAGTGAGAATCTTTGAAGATGATGAATATTTCCTCTTCGAAAGTGGTGACACCATTGAACAGATTGCATACAACTATGAAGACCTCGAACATGTTGTAGATATTGTCGACAAAAAACTGGAATCCGAAGATGAGAAAAACGTCGATAAAGCGAGAGAACTCTGTGATAGAGTGATTGAACTCGGTGACAATCTTGAAACAGAATACGACTTCCAACATGTCCTTGAATTGTTCAGATCGTATAGCGTGCCTTCTATCGAATATCTGACAATAATCGACGAGAACGGAATCCTTACAGAAGATTTCAGAAATGACGTACTATATGGTGATGGAACGTCTTTACGACTTCTGAGACTTCTCAAAGAGTACTATGGAGACAAAATTGCTACTGATGTTCTCAACACTCTCGATAGAGTGACTTTAGTAGAACCGATTTACTCTGTTGATTCAATCCCACCAACTGTTGATGCGAAGGTCTATGAAGATCTCTCATTCAGAGATTACATCGGTTATGTTATAATGACTGCCACCGATGAAAGTGACACGTGGATTTGTATTATGAACTCTGATTCGGGTGACTATGCAATTGTTATTGACTATGTCGCAGGAACAGAGAACACTTTTAGAGTAACTCAAGATGTTATCGACACGATCTTTGAGTACTATGGTGTTGATATCACACCTCTTCTTCAATCCCCAGTTTCCGTCATGGAAGCACTTGAAGGCAGAGCAAGTGGTGAAGATGATAAACCAGCAGGTAGACAGATGAATAAGGACGAAGACGGAGAAGATGATGATGTCGAAGACATTGTAGAAGATGTCGATGCGGATCTTCAGAAGGAAATCTCAGTTCTGAATGAACAGATTGAAAAAATCGAAAGTCTCCCAGAAGATATCCGTGAGAACGAGAGAATCATGGAAATCTACTACATTCTGCTTGGGAAGCGTGAGTACATCCAGAAGAAGAGCGATGATGACAAGTCTAAGGAAATCGTAGATAACATCATTAACGAAATCGAGGAGAACATAGGAGAAATCGATCAGGTCTTCCTTGATGATGATCGCAACGAGATACAGGTCAATGAAGGGAGAGTGTTTGAACACGAAGGAATGAAGATCCGACCTGTGGTCACTGGTTTCCGAAATCATAAAACAAAGACCCTCATCGTGGAAAGTTGTGGAGAACGTAAGAGATATGATATCACAAACGGATCAAGAGATGTCCTCAAGAAAATCTTCAAGGTAAATGAAGCCGAAGATGTCGCAAACATTAGTGATGCTTTCTCCATAATAAACGTTATCAAAGATGATAGAAAGCTTGTCGATTCATTCTACAACTCTCTGGTGAACATTGCCTACAAGATCGACGGTTATCGATCAACATCGGACTACAAGAAGTATATCAAGAACGTGGTCGATGATGGGGATTATGAAAACAAGTCTGACACCTTGCCTTATCTTGTAAATGTCGCATCCCAAGACGTGAAGAGATTCAACGCTGTGATCGAAAGAACAAAAGCAAAACTCGGAATATAAAGACCCACGATTTTTAACATCAATATAAAGAGAGAGCCTTGTGTGGACTAGTAACAAAAACTACTCATACAAGGCTCTCGAGTGTATTTCCCTTGCGCTCTTTTCTTTCAAGATTATGAAAACACGATGGAACATCTTCGAGCGCAAGGAAAGTACCTCTCTTTGATTTAAGCTTTCGAACACACTTCCCTTGCATTCGAAACTATTCAAGAATATGAAAACACGAGAGAATCTGTCAGAGTGCAAGGAAAGTACCTCTCTTTAATCAGAAGAGTATGTTTATAAAGAAGGTGGCTATCAGAGAGATCATCTCCGATAGCCACCTTTTCTTCTTTTTACAATTTTCTTTTTCTCCCTTAGAGATACTTGATAAATGAGAAGTAGTCTCGGTTTTCTAAGTATCTCGGTTTCCCCTCATTCAGATAAGCTTCCTTTTCAAAGGATATGTTCATGTAAGCTTCGTCGTGGTTCTTCTTTATCGCAAGTCTGATGAGATATTCCAAGAAATACCACACATAGAACGCACAGAACGCAAGAAGCATCGTGAGGATCGTGTACTTGATATTGATGCTACCTATGAAAGGAACATTAAGAATTGCGAATACTGCAAACGTTAGTTCTTTCCATTGTTCTACGTGTATTAGTTCGTGGTTCACGATGACGCTATCGGCATCATTCTTCGTTGATCTGATAAACACATGACCAAACAACATCATAGCACTATAACCCTTGGGCAGGAGAAATCGTATTAACTTACTGTTATAATGTATCATAAAAGCGGATTTTGATTAGTTTATATACTTTTTCGGAAAGGTAAATAACACAAATTAAAAAAAGACTTCGACATTATGTCAAACAGTATAGACAAGTTTTTAGAGAATGTAGCGAGACATGACATCACGTCTTTGGAGATAATCAACGCCCTCCAAAAGATGATGATCGATGAATCTGATACTGTTAGAATAGAATACATCCTTGAGAACGGCAAAGAATCGTTCGACGTACCTTCTCTGTCCCACATCATCCGAAGACTTGAAAGAATCGACAAGAACATAAGGAACATAGTGGCAGATGGTGAGATGCAGGCGTACGTTGTTACACAAGATGGCGTTCGAAGACAACTTATAAACATCAAGAGATTTACACCAAATGAGATAACGATCACGGACGACATCATTTCGAAGTCATTATACACACGTGAAAACCTCAAAGGTGAAAAATCAACGTTTATTGATATTGACATTTCGAAGCAGGTCGAAGAGTATAAGTACGATTTCACCCATGTACAGATAAAGAAGCTTTTCGTCGATGGTTATGATTTCTCTGCAGGTACGAAATACGAGAATATCCTCAAACATCTTCATTCTACGGCGAAGAAATATAAAGAACAAGAATCGATCGTTTGTGTCAAACCAAGATCACGAAACATCACCCGAGATTTCAAGATATCGGACATTTCCGAGGATGGTTATCTTCTTGATAATGGATCTGGACAGAATCTCTCGTATACAGAATCGATCGATGGTGATGTGACAATTACGAGATCAGTTTCCGTTGGATCAAAGTTTACTGTTGGTAAGAACACTCTTTGGTCAGTTTCGGAAATTGACAAGTCCACTGGTTATGTCCGATTTAACACGGTTTATGGTCTTGAACAAGTATCCATTGGTGATACGATCAAGATCGATATTGAAGACGAGTTTGGAACAATTGTCCCAGTAGAGCTTCATTCATCAGAACCATTCATTCTCTTCATCAAACCGATAAATCAGAAGTGGATAGCTTCAGATGAATGGGGATCTTGTAATGTCTATGTGAAACCCGACGTTCAAGTCGAAGAGAAAATCAACAATCTCCGAGGTTCTTCGGCGAAGAAGGATGTTTATGTGAAGCCGAACACCCCCTCCCTTGAAGCCAAAAACCTGCAAGTGAAGCTGATCAATTCACATAGAATAAACCAGTTCGAGACGAAGGTAAGAGAGAAATATGCCGAGAAGGAAAACGTAAAGAGCCAAATCGAAATCATCGACAAATCGATAGTGAAACTCAAAGACGAGATGGGTTCTACTGTCGATAAAAATCTACGTGAGAAACTTCAGAAGTCGATAGATGAGAATTACAAGCAAAGAAAGAACCTCGTAAGTACTTTCTATTCTCTGGTTAATGACATCCTTACGTATACTCGGGATTCTGAGGAATTCAAGCCAAAGTACAGAATCAGAGGGTTTTTTGCTATACCAGAACCTACGGTTTATAACGGTGTGTCTTACGACATTATCAAGTTTGAATGTCAGTATCGATATCTTCGAACTGATAATACAGAATCAAACGTAGAAACGATCGACTACATTCTCCCAAGTGGTGAGAAACTCAAAGCGTACTACTCGAATTGGAATACGCTCCCAATGAATCAGAGAGAGAAAATCTACAATCTTGCAACTGGGGCGTATGAATGGAAATCTGAGAACGAACTCGATGCTGATAGCATTAATCCAAATCAAGTAGACATTCCAATATCCAAAAATGAGTACGTAGAAATCCGAGTACGTTCGATCTCTGAAGCTGGCTATCCTACAGTTATCAACATGTCGGAATGGTCATCACCTGTCATTGTTGAATTCCCACAGCATCTCGTCGACACATCTTCCAAGATTTTCGAAGGGATTGGTGATGACAACATGCTCACGATGATAGAGAAGGAACTCACATCAATTGGTGTTTATGATCACCTTTCAGATTCCCACACATCGGGAGAGAAGATGTTCCACCATTCTTCACGTAACATATCGACGGACTACTTCACTGATGGTGAAAACAAACAGAAATCTGTGATGCAGGTTCTTGATGAGATGAAGAGAACGATTGACTCTATCGAATCAAGATATGGGATCAAGAACTCTCCTCTTCAAATATCCATTCTTGATAGCAATGAGGAAAAGATCATGAACATTGAGAACAATGACCATGTGAAGATCTTCGCTGGTTATTACAAGAATGAAACTGAATCGAACTCAAAGGGATCGATTATTCAGAAGACATACTACTTGAGCATAAGAAATCCAAAGTCGATAGATGCCGAACTCTTGTCTTATGTCCCAGGTTTTAACACACCAGTCACCGAGGACATGAGTGGATACGTTCACGATGAGAAGACTTACGGCTATCGTCGCTATGACTTCCCTTGCATCGGCTTTAAAACCGATGGTGAAGGTGAACATCGACTTCCATTTGGATCTCCACAGATGAAGGGACAGTTCGTTTATCAGAGATCACGTGATCTTGCACTTCAAGACAGCATCGTAGAAAAATGGAAGAAATCGACGACTGGGATGAATGCATCAGAAAAGAAGCTTAATGAAGAAAGAAAAGAGCTGAACTTTGGAGATTACGCAACCACAGGGAAACCAGAGACTCAGTTCATCGCAAAGATTGTTGATGGAAAACTCGTGGATGGAAACGGCTATCTCACAGATTTCTGCTTCCATAAAGATCACCCACTCTTCAAGAACATAAGTGGTGTGGAAAGTGAACACAAATCCACGATCAAAGACATCATTGCGAAGAGTGTTCAGAGTGCATCTTTCAAGTCGAACTCGGTGAAATCGATAATCGGTGAATCTTCCAAGATTGGTTTCCACCACGATGACAGATATCTCGTCGGGAAAGACACCTGTGGTGCTTATGTTTATCTTTCACCTCAGAATCCGAAAGCGATAAGCACCAACACGAACATCTACAACAAAGGGTTAATCATCAACAATTCAGAAATCAGAATACCGATCATCTTCGAATGTAGAATGACGGACTATTATGGTGATGGATCTCAAGGTGAAGGGCGTGTAAATGGTGAAGATGGTGTCAAGAACGTGGTCTATGAGAAAGTTATCGGCTTTGACCTCATACAAAAGTTCATCGATGACATCTTCTCATTTGACATAACGATAAAGATGAAGTATCAAGAAGACTAAAACTTTCACTCTTGAAAAATTGGAGAGGGCTGTGATCTCGAAATTGACCACAGTCCTCTCGCTGTCTATGGAAAGTATGAATAGAATCCTTATTTTCTCTTCCTGAAAGATGTCTTCTTGTCGAATCCATACCCGACAATCTTCTGTTCATCTGTCATCTTCACTTCGACACCATCTTTGATTTGTGCCGAGAGGAAGTTTTGGATCTTGATGAACATCTCCTCTGGAGGAACAATCCCACCGAAGTTGATGCACTTCAAGAGTGGATTTTTACAGTGGAAGTAGCTTTCAAATCCAAATCTGGCCACCTTCGGTACTATCTCAGACGCTGACATTTCGAACAGAGATCTGAACATGTCGTCGTAGTCTATACGCTCATCCCCAAAGCCGTATTTTCTACCGTGGGTGATCATATAAGACATGAACATCGAGAAAACGGTATGGGCGTTGTCAATGTTGAGTAAGAACGAAACACTATCGGAAAGTTTCTCCTTTTCATCGATTTCCTTTGTACAGATGAGAGAAAGAGAACGTATGTCTTTGTGATAAAAACTCAATCTTTGGAAAGGGTGCTCCCCCCTTAAAGAATCTCTCTCGGGATCAACATCAACTCTGAGCATATACCACGTTGTTGCAACTTCTACAAGAAAGTAAGCAAGATTGTCGTGACAAGAAAAACGAACATCTTCGTGCTGTAAGTTGAAAGCATGCCTATCAAACACAATCTTTCTATCCACGCCATAAACGCCTTGGATGTAGTCGTAGTAGTCTTTACTGTTATCAAGTATTAGCATA